TCAAATTGCGTTTTGTTTATCAAGAAATTTTGAGAACATTTCGCGCTTAAACAAAGCACGATTTCCGCTCCAAAGTATGTATTCCGCTTCCGGATTATCATTTGCAATGCGGCGCAATTTCTTTTCTCCAATGCGAAAGTATTGCGCAGCTTCCTCAACAGAAAGCGCGTATTGTTTCCAAAATGGAATATCCGTAAAAATCACCTCCTTTCTCTACTTGTATTTATTGTTGTTTAGGGCTGATAGATTTTCATAAACTCGTCGAGCGTCATGCAGTTGTCTTTGGCAAGGCTGGTTGCAAAATACGCACGATTGTACGGAGTGGTAAGATCAAAGACTTTATAAAGATACTCGAAAAAGTCACTATAATCGTTTATCAGGTTTTCCTTTGGAGTCAACGGCGAATAGGAATACATTGGATGTCCGTTGACCATGATCAGATTTTCTGTAGCGCCTTCCAACGTACAATGTCCGGTTCTCCACCAGCCCCATTCCTCTTTCCAATCCTCGTCACTGATAAAGTCAATCTTTTCAAAATCTTCAGGCATCAACTCCCACACTTCATAATCAGGATGCTTTTTGGAACGATACAGACAACTTGCATAAATATGGAGATCACTGAACGCCTTATCCAAACCATTGCCGCCAACAATCATAACAGACGGATGAATTTCTTTTTTCACTTTTGCAATTGTATCTTCAGCTTTTTCAAGCTGTTTATTAAGCTGACCGATTTGGTTGCTCCAATAGTGCATATCTTTTTGGAGCTTTTTGATGTACTCACGGGCGCTGCGGTTATCACGCAATTGTTGGTTTTCAGAAAGATAAAAGTTTTCCCAAAAGTATCTGCCGTCCGTGCTGTAAGTATCGGCAACGCAATCTCTTCTGATACTCTGCAATGTCGCGTCCGGATTCTTTTTGAAATAGATGAAATTGCGATCTTCGTAGACAACTTTGAACTTATTTTTGCCAATGAGAATGTGTTCTGGACTGCGAACCGCTTCGTAAATATATTTAGCCATTGTCGTCCTCCGTTATCATAGTTTTCCAAAACTTTTGCTCATATCCGATGTTATATGCTTTGAAAATGATCGGCACATAACAGCACCAAATAATTGAATCCTCAATTGAAGGATAGATTGATCCATATAATCCAAGTTCAGCAAGTCGCCATAAAACCGCAATAATGATTTGCATAATAACCAGCCATATGTAAAACTCTCTTGGTTTGTTCATTGTAATTCTCCTTATTTAGCCAAACAATAGTTTGTAAGGCTTTTTCCTCTTACAGAACGGCGATATTTGGTATATCTTCTTGCAAAATCACCATCGAACATTCTGATCCTTCCTTTATACCAAAATGTTTTGTACCACGGCAGTTCTGTTTCTTCGTCGTCAGAAAAGTCGAAACTGTGAAACGGATTGCTCCACATGAAATGACACCACTGGAAGTTTCCGTTTTCTGTAATGCGTGGAGGACAAAAGTAAATCGTTGTTGTCTTGGGATATTTCAATTTTTCTTTGAGAGCTTCCAAAAGACAATTAGATTTGTATGGTTTGCTGATGTAAACGAATTTTTTACCGTTTTCCATACGATTTCTCCAATTAATTATTTGACGTACTGCCAATTCCACCGACACGGGATGTCGTTACTTCCTCTTCCTCTGCGAGTTCATACGGCATGATAATTCCTTGAGCAAAAGCGTCACCTCGATTGACTACGAGAGTCTTGCCGTCACGAATTTTGCTGTCATTGGTAATCTTGATCCAGATATGACCTCCATTGCTCGGATTTCCGTAATAGTCGCTATCGACCACACCAACCGTATTGTCGAGCTGCAAACGGTATTTGAATCCAAGACTACTGCGTGGGAATATCAGAAGGACTCTGCAATCGTCCAACTTGCATTTGATTCCTGTCGGAATCTTGGCGGTTTCTCCGGCTTGGAGCTTAAAGCTCACCGGCGAAAAGAAATCATAACCGGCGCTTCCCTTTGTGCCGCGTCGTGGAGTTGGCAGTTCGTCGTAAGATAGAAAATTAGTAAATCCGTTTTTCGGCGTGAAATCGGCAATCTGCTTTTCATATTCAGCGCGGGAAACTTTTTCAAATTTGTTCATTATATTTCTTCCCTTCTTGGTTTAATTCGTCACAATTGGTTTGGCATTCTTCCGGAGTGGTAAACAAAGTGTTTCCGCTCCAACGTCAAATTTGTTGTTGATTAAGTACATAGTTTTCTCTCCCCATTTTGTATTGCTCTACTATTTGATAACTCTCATTGTTGTTATTTCTCCAAATCTGAATCGTTTTCCATCTACCGATTTCAAACGTAGACGGACGTTCAAGACTATCAAAAATTCTTTTCATTTCGTCGGGTGGAATGACGCGATTTCTTTGCGCGTTGTTTGCCATGCAGAGTTCCGGATCAGCCTCAATATAAATCAAATGATGTTCAAACGATGGAAACCAATCCAAAAATTCCGTGCGTTTGCTGATTGTCGGAGAATTGGTATCAATCAGCACATCGCGTCCTTTGAGTTCCGCAAGATGAATCGCTTGGAAGAACGCGATCCAAACGTCAAATTCATCCTCATGACGTTTTTCACTTCCGTTGAATACCTTGTAAAAATCATCAATACATAGATATTGAATTTCACGATGGTTGATTTCTTCCAAGATTGGTATTGCTCGTTTTGCGAAAGTTGTCTTTCCAGCTCCACTTGCGCCGGACATAAGATACATATGTACCATTAATCTTTCTCCTTGATGTAAAGCCCACAATGACACATTCCGGTTTCCTGTTCGCGGAATTCTTTGCACATACACTTGGTATCTTCCGTTTGTTCTAAACGACAAGGACAGTAACCACCGTTTTCCTGAAGGGCTTTTCTGACCTCGGCAACGTGTTCACTGTCCGGATTTGTGACAATTTTCATTTTTTGATGATCCTTTCTATGAAATTTGCTTTGCATATTGATTTTCTGATACAAGTTCGATGCCAAGCACATCATCAAACCGATGCTTCTGATTGGGAATGAATCTTCCAAATTTGACGATTATGTTGTTTAGTTTGGTGAGTTTTCCAAGATGCTCCTGCACTTCGTTTTCATTGTATCCGGTGTAAATTACAAACGGACAATCTTCGTCATTCGCACGAAAATATGAAATTAAATCAACAACTTCGTCGATCTGCAAAAAAGGTTCAAGACCCCCAATGACAACAGCCTTTGTAATTTGATTTATGTGGAACTGTTTGTAGATCGTCTCATTCGGAATCTCCCGCACGGGAGAGGATATAAGCGGCGCGTTTTGGCACACACTTATATCCAGTCCCGCTTCGGTGCAACATTTCCAATCGCACATTGCGGTTATGATAAACATGGACGGTCGTTTGTAGTTGAGAAAATCTTCCGCAACGATGTCCTTGATCCTCATTACATCACGCTATCCTTTGAAAGAACGTTGTACCACTTACGGCGATTGAATTCGCGCTTGCGAATTTTCTGATAGTTGCTCACTGGCGTATAGAATCCGACGACTCGCGCGTAGGTATCTGCTTTGGGTTTTCCGCAGATCGGGCAGTTTTCCGTTCCGATGAATGCGTGTTTGTCCTCGCATACGCTGATCTTGGTTGTGAAAGCAAAGTAGATTACGCCATGAGAGGCGACGTAGTTGAGCATATCCCACGCGGTTTCGGAGTTAGGGAAGCGGTTCTCGATGTTAATATGGGCGATGCAGCCGCCGCCGCACTGCTTATCAAACAGATTACCAAGACGGCATTTCTCCGCAATCGTGCATTTCTCAGTCAGCGGAATCCACTGATTCGAGTAAATGAAATATTTGTCCTGCTCATACAGCAGATTATCGGCTTGGCAGATGACACCGGCGCAGTTTTCGGCAGGAATCATTTCGAGGTTGTAACTGAATTCATTCGTGAAGTTATCCTTTACGTCATTGATGACATTAAGGATGTTGGTTGCAAACGAAACAGCCTCGTCCGAATAGCTCTTGTTTCCAAGTTCGTCTGTCTGGATCAGTCCAAACAAATCCATAACCTCGTACATACCAATTGCTCCGACCGTGCAGAACTGCTTTTCAAGTTCCACAGCGCCATCCGTATAGTTTGGGAGCAATCCCTTTTCGATGTTGCGCTTGAGGATATGGCGCATGGAATAAAGTGCTTTGCAGTCAAGCGTTACGCGGTCACGCAGAATCTTGAGATACTTCCCCTGATCGAATTCGCTCTCATACGCGATACGAACAAGATTGATCGTACTAACGCGGCAAGAACCGATGGAAAGCGCAGTACCGCCGATGGAGTTGATAAAAGCATCGAGTTTGTTGGTGTCGGACAGAAGGCGGCAACAGTTGGAGAGCGTTCCAACATTGTCACTGACAAAGAAGTTGGAATCAGACCACTTGATGTTATGATCGCTGCACCAACGGGCAAAGTCCTCGTCCACAAACTTTCCGTTCTGATACAGCAGAGAATAAGTCAGCACCGGATAGGTGAACATATTGACCTCACGGATTTCGCTGACGACATCCATGAAAATCTTCTGACACTCGATCAAGTCCTCAATGTGGTCAATGGCAAGCGTTCCGTCAGGGAATTCAACGCCGCCGAACAGGGCTTCCAGATACGGACGGTCAAAGATGGAAATGTTTGTGAAAGCAGACTGGTCAATTCGCAAGAACGGCTGATTGAGACGGTAAATCAGCTTTTGGAATGACTGCCGCAGATGATATTCCGGACTCTTGATGTAATATCCGTCCTCAACGTCCTTTTTCCAGAAATACCACGCCCAAATCAAAATATTTGGCATTCCGACCGCGCCGCTCTGACGGTTTGAGAGGAATGAAACAAATTCGATCACGTCATCAAAATACGTCGTCAGGTGCTTGGGTGCTTGGTTGTTATAGACCTTATGGCTCTTTACAACCTGTTCGTCGTGGTCGTAATACGAAACATCACGGTTCAGGAAAAACAAACCTTCCGTAGCAAGCCGCGTAAAGTCATTCGCCCAGCAGTACGGGAAATAACTTGCGGTCGTGCTGTCATTGAGGTAAAAGCCCTTGGAAAATTCCTGCTCCAACCACGCCTTTGCCGTGCGGAGTCCCCACTTCTTTTTCATTTCATAGAAAATCTTGTTGAGTCCAAAGAGCTTATCTTCACTCTTGGCTTTCTCCGAAATAAAGCTGCGAATGTCTTTGTGATTGGCATTGGCATTCGGATCAATGCTTGCGTCGGCAACGGTGTCGTGGTCAATAAAATTCTCAATGAACTCCGAAAAATCGAGCTGGCTCGGATGGACACCGTTGATGTACTCAAAGTCCTCTCCATACTTTTTCTTCAAATCTTCAAGGCATCGCTCAAAATCCTTGGAAAGATTCAACTTAATATTCAATTTTAGCCCTCCTGTTCATTGATCCACTTGTTTGCTTCCGAAAACTCCATGCGTTTTCCGTTTACTTCAAGAACAGGAACGCGCGTAAAGTTCATCGTTTGCATCTGCTCACGATCTCGATTCTCCGTGTAAGCAATGTTCTTGGCTTCGAGTTTTTTCTTGAGAACATTGCACTGCGGACAACCTGTGCTGTAAAGTGTTACTTCGCTCATGTTTTTTCTCCTTATAACAGAATTTTTCCAATTTCCTGCCAATTGTGAACGCGGATCAGTCCTGCGGCTTCGGCATTGTACGCCGCGTTGTGCGGCTGCGTGTAGAGGATTCCTTGATACTCTCCACCGGCAAAATTGTGAATGCCGTCGTCAATCAGATATTTTCCGCGAAGCAACTGCTTATTGGACGCGATGATGAACTGTTTCCAGCGAAGGAACGGATACAACTCCAAAATTCTGTCAATTTTGGTATCACACGTCTGATAATTGGTTGCCGTTGCGATGTGCAAGTCATACTTCTCGTTTAATTCCTTTAGAATGTCAAAGCAATTCGGCATGGCAGATAATTCCGTCCAAAATTCTTTCTCAAAAATGGGCGCGTAAACTTGCTCTTTTGTCAGTTCAGGAAAGAACATCGTCATGTCCCAATCAATGATCTGCTCTTTTTGAACGTTAAGTCCAAAGCGTCGATTGAGTTTTCTTACCCAACATTCAACGAGATTTTCAATGACATCATCCGCGTCACAGAGCAGGACTTCTCTGTTTTGTCCGTTCATTCGATCCTCCTGAAATCGTCATCCATGCCGAGATAAATCTTGAGCATGGTTCGTAAATCTTCCAGACTACCGTTATTGAAAATCGTGTAGTCGAAATCGTAATTATCCAGTGCGGTTTCTGACGGATGACGCTGCTGCTCCGGTGTGAGAGGACTATCAAAGTTTTCACGCGTGATCCGGAGAGAAGAAACGTCGCTGAATTCCAATTTCATGCGGTCAATTTCATTCGGAAAACGGCTGTCAGGAATCAGAACATAGTCCCATTCGCCGTCAAAGAAACGAAGAATGTCAACGATAAAATCTACCCAAAACTCCGGATACTGCTTGCGAACAACATCCGTTCCGACGTGCTGAAGAATCGTTCTGCCTTTTTCATCCTTGTTGCCGTCCCAATTGAAAAACGTGCGGCAAACATACTTGACAAGATCGCCGTAGTGACAAATCAGAACACGCTTTCCATGCGCTTCGAGCAATTCTTTGAGAATAGCGGCGCTGGTATCTTTACCGTGCTGCGCCTTTCCGGAAATACAGATAATTTTCATTACGCCGCCTCCGGAAGCTCAATATCATCAAAGAGGACGGGAATCATATACTTGAATGCACGGAGCAATTTCGTTGCAATTTCACGCATCTGTGGATGTGCTGCCGAAGAACAACGCAGCTTAAAGAAGTGCCGCCACTCTCGAATGTTCATTGTGATGCAAATTTCAGTCTTGGTGGAATTGTTCAAAACGGAACGCGCGATCTGCGGTGTTGCACCGAGTTCCAGCATCTTGAGATAATACTTCTCCGCTGCCGCACACGCTTCCTGCCATGTCAAATAGATTTCGTCGAACTTTTCCGGAGGCAGCTTGCTAACAGTTGCGTCGTTTTCCATGCCGCCGCGAATGTCTATGTACGTTACGCCGCCAAACTTATCTTTACCATAATTGCAATATCGTGTACTCTCCTGCGCGTAGCTGGCGATTCGATGGCGAACTTCCTCATGCGATACGCCGCGATCATTGATCAGGCGAACCGTGATGTTGAAATGCTCAATAACAGCCTCATGACCGCGTTCCAGAATCTTCTTTGCAAATGTAATGCAGGAATCATCCGTGATTTTGTCCTCGCTCTTATAACAAGTTCTGCCAACCGCCTCAATCGTCTTGAGAATTTCCATACCGTCAATTGGAGTCATAATCTCAAAAGAAGGTTCAACAATGTTCAAAATTTTTCCTCCGTTCTTGTAATTGTTGTTATTTGTCTACATTTCATGCTTGTATTCATCAAAACAGAATTCGCACAGGTATCCGTTTTTTCCTTTTTCCTTGATCTTGTGCATTTTACCATGAGACGATCCGCAAGCCATACAAACTGCTTTGCTTGGCTGTTTGCGCGGTTCGTCCTGCGTATAATCCTGTTTCGGTGCATTCTTCGGTTTCATAGTTTACCTCTTTCATTGTTTGTTGTTGGATGCCGATTTCAAAATTTATCCGTATCACATCCTTTACAAATTTGATTTGCTTATGTTATACTCTGTTTGCCAATTTGATTTTGAAAGGAGTTTCCACTATGGCAAAGGCAGAGGACAGCAAGAAAGCAACTCGCCGCACTGCGGATGAACGTATTGCGGAAATTGACGCAAAAATCGCAGCTCATAAGGAAACAATCAAAAAACTGGAAGCAAAAAAAGAATCTATTCTTCATCCAAAAGCGCGTGTTTCTAAGGCAGCGCAGTACAAGAGCCTGATCAACCAGCTCAAAAAGCAAGGGAAATCTCCGGAAGAGATTGCAAAAGCATTTGGATTAACACTTGAATGAGAAATTGCGGACTGTCGATGATGGCAGTCCGCTTTTTTACTGCCAGTTTTGATAAGAAATGTAAAGAATCAACGGATCGTCACGTCCTTCGATGTATTGCTTTCTGCTGATTGTGACAATTCTTTTGCCTTTTGATCTTGCCGCGTCCTGAACAAGACTGATGAAATAGCGTTCCAAGAAAACGCGAGGCGCTTGCAGTTCTTCGCGCAGAAGCGTCATATGCACATCCGCGTCAACAACTTCAAAGAGGCAGTTGAAAATCTGCATTTGTTCATGAAATGTTGTCATGACAACATCCTCATGAATTCTTCTTCAGACAGTACAGGTACGCCGAGTTCGTTTGCTTTGGTAAGTTTTGATCCAGCCTTCTCGCCGCAAATCAGATAATCAGTCTTTTTTGAAACTGAACCAGCCGCTTTTGCTCCGAGTTCTTCCAACTTTGCATTAATGCTATCGCGTGTAAAATGTTGCAAGCTGCCGGTAACAACGACCGTTTTACCATTGAACGGATTATCTACAAATGCCTTTTCTGTGCTTTCATTGAAATTCAAACAGTCAAGTAATCGTGCAAAGACAATAAGATTGTCAGCGTCCTCAAACCATTCATTGATGCTGTCTGACATAATTTTGCCGAAATCATCCAGCATAGTCCAGTCATAACGATGATCCACGCGCTGCTTAAAGTTGTCGATTTTGAAGCTGCAATCTTTCGCAATCTGCTTCGCCGCTGTTTTGCCAATGTTCGGAATACCAAGCGCGACGATAAATTTATCCAAATCAACGTTGCGCGACGACTCAATAGAACTCAAGAGCTTTTCGCAGGAACGCTTACCGAATCCTTCCATCTTCTCAATCTGCGGAGCATAATTGTTGAGATTATAGATGTCGGAAAAGTCATGCAGCCATCCGAGCTTCATGAATCGTTCCAACGTTGCACCGGAAAGACCGTCAATGTTCATTGCGGGTTTGGAAACAAAATGCTCAAACGCTTCGAGCTTTCTGCCAACACAATCATCGTTGTTGCAATAGAGTGTTGCGGTATTATTGACATACACAACTATTGTTTTCATTCCGCAAACAGGACATACAACAGGATATTCAATGTCCTGTTTTTGATTACGATTTTCCGCAGAAAGATTCTTAAAAATTTGCGGAATAATTTGATTTGCCTTGTAAATTTGAATATGATCGCCGATGTGAAGGTCTAAGTCCTTTACATACGTCAAGTTGTGAACACTTGCGCGGCTGACCATTGTTCCATCCAACTCGACCGGATCAAAGATCGCAACCGGCGTGAGCTGCCCTGTTCGACCGATAGACCACTCAATGTCTCGAAGTGTCGTTTCCGCTTTCTCGTCCTCAAACTTGAATGCAATTCCGTCGTTGTTGTGGTGCGAGGTGCTTCCCTTGGATTTGGAATAGGAAATGCTGTTATATTTCAGCACCATACCGTCAATCGGAATCCCCTCGGACAGTGCAAATTCCTTGAATGACAACGTATCTGCTGTAAATTGCTCCGGTTTAACATTGGCAATGTAATAATACTCTATCGGCGGCTGGAAACCAAGTGTTCCACAATAAGCGATCTTGCTGGCTCTGCTGTCGGCAATGATGCCGTCAACGTTATCCAAGCCTTCCAGAACGTCCCACAACATAAACGCGACGTTACGTTCCGCACAAATCTTACTGTCGAGTAAACGAACTGATCCGGCTGCAAGATTTCGCGCCGTTGCATAAGGTTCTTCTCCGGCAGGAAGATTGTCATTGATCCGATCAAAGTCTTTCTTGTGGATAATTGCCTCTCCAACCACGCGCAAATGATCTTTATACGGAATGGTCAGCGGAATATTGGTGAACGTTCGCGCATTGTGTGTGATGTCCTCTCCCGTATATCCATCGCCGCGCGTGGACGCTTGCACAAGTTCTCCGTCCTCGTAGATTAATTCAACGGTCAAACCGTCATACTTTAGCATAAGAAGCGTCGGATTCTCATGGCTGAATTTTGACAAGTCTGCAACATCTTTGGTCTTTGCGAGAGACAGAAGCGGTATATCATGTTTTACTTTTTTAAGTTTACTTTTAACTTCATATCCAACTGTCTGCGTCGGAGAATTAGAAAGAATTACGCCGGTGTCCTCTTCCATTTGTTTGAGCTGGTCAAAAAGATTGTCGTATTCGGAATCAGGTACAAGCGATTTGGATTTGTTGTAATATGCGTCGCGGTATTTGTTGAGTCGTTCGATCAACTCCCGCATTGCGACTTCGCCCATACGGTTCTCCTTTCTTTGTAATTATTGTTATGTGAGGTAAAATTATGATGCCCCACTGCATCGCAAGAGTATTATACTTGTAATTCTACTTATTGTCAAGTCCTATCTTAATTTTTGACGCAAAAAATAAGTAAAGACTCCGTAGAGGAAATATCCTGAATAACGAGGATCAGGCATAAACATCAGTTCCAGACCGTAGCGCTGGTTGAATGTATGCAAACTTGCCAGATATGCTTTGTTGGAAAATTTCGTATCATATTTGCCTTCTACCACGTCCGCATAGCTGCCATTTTCAATCAGCAAATACTTTTTGCCAGAGAATGTCGCCATTTCTTCCTCAAAACGCGCTCTGTTCTGTGAAAAATTTCCGCTGAGTTCTTCCAGACTGCCTTTACGTTCCACCATAATTTCATGGTCAAAGTAAAGATCGCGTTCAATATTCAACTCCGGATTCTTGGGAACATAAAATGAATAATCACCGTTTTGGAGCGCCTTTGTTTTATGCGGAATTTTCTTTTTATCCAGCCAATCCAAAATATGCTGATTTTTCTGCTCTCGCGTATCTGTCAGAATCACAATGGACTTGACCAATTCATCCCGCTCTTTGTCGGTGTATTTATATAAGTCAAGTATGGCGTATCACTCTCTTTCCATTATTGAATTCAAATGTTCTCTGCCTTTATCTGTAATTACAAAACGCGCATCCGGATCAAAATAGTTTTCTTCAGCGTCCTTGAGCGCAGCTTGGATATTCTTCATATCCATAGTTTTTGAAACAGTTTTGATTTCTCCATTGTGATAAATGTCACAGCAAAGCGTAATCTTGACGGCGTTTTCAGGAATAAAAATTACAGCACGTTCCTCGTTTAACTCAAGTGATTCTTTCTTTTTGCTCATATGTTAGCTCCTTCTTTATAAAATTGAGGCATTTTGACAACATACTGTCAATTAGATCAATGATATTGTCAAAATGCCCCTGTTTTTGTCAATAATATTTGATGTTAAGTACCGTCCCTTACAGCCTTCATTCTTGCGGACATTTCTGCTCTTTGTTCGTCCGTCAACTGTCTCGGAAACGCGACTTTGAGCCAACGCTTCGGGATTTCATATTCCGTATATTCATCTGTCCGTTTGATCACTTTAATGTCAGGATGATCGGCAAGTCTGCGATCAATTTTTCGCATTAGCGATTTGTCGTAAGTGTAAATTGATGCTGTCTTTTCTTCGTTGTTCCAATTGATAATTGTTTCTTGTTCATATTTTGTCAAGTTTGGCATTTTAGTTGTAATCCTCCTTATGTCGGTACACCGATATAATCTAAAACTTCTCTCATGCCAAGTCCACCGGAGTTCCAAGGTTTCATGCAGTATTCATAGAGTTGCGGATGTGTTTCTTTCAAACGCTGAAATCGGTTTGGTTCTTTTTCAAGATGACAGCCAAAACCACAAAATACGCATCCAGTTCTATCACAATCTGTTGTTTTCCATTTATCTTTTTCATCTTTTATGATTTCTCCGTAAACAGAAGCATATGGTATTTTATACTTTTGTAAGTATTCCAATACATCTTGCTCCGTCCAAAAAGACATTGGTTTGGATGATGGATTCTTTGCATCGAACGAATTGCATCCGTAATTCAGCCATTGCGATCTGCGTTGCTTGCTTTCCGATGCCATTGTTCCGATAATCGGTTTAAGTCCGCTTTCCCGTTCAAACTTATGCAAGGGTTTTTTCTTCATGATATTACAACATCTTGAGGATACTTTGAATGGTGCTTCTGTCAAATACGACCATTGCTGACAATTAAATTCAGAAGGCTTTCCGTTATCCTTTTTGATATTTCCGTGCAACAGATTCCAACGCAATGTTCCGGGATTTGCGTATTCAATCACATTGGCAATCTGCTTACTGACAAGCGGGTATCCATATGTTTCAATGACTTTACGGAAACTCATTTCCGGTTTAAGAACTATTACATTTTCTCTTGATTTTGCAAACTGTCTGACTTCCGGATATTCCAAACCGGTATCTACAAATACAGCAGGAGCATTTGGATAAACTTTTCGTACTAAATCAAGAAGTACAGTTGAGTCTTTTCCTCCTGAAAATGACACAAAGACTTGCCCCCCCACCTTTGCCCGAACTCAATAATTCGAGTGAGAGAAACGCGAATTTTCTTATCCAAAGTCCATGCTTGCATCATTTTCAAATCCTCTGCGGTAAACTTCGCGCTGCTCATGTTTCCTCCTTTTGATTATAATGTTTTATTCTGATCAGCAGTCGATATTTACGCGCGGTTTCGATCATATGCTTTGTTCCGGAACTCTTTCCGTCCCAAAAGGCAACCAGCGCGTCAGCGTTTTGCGCCATTTCCAGATTGCGGACAAATCCGGCAGATTTTTTGTAGGTATTCCAATCTGCCGGATAATAACGAATTTCATATCCGCGTTCCTCGGCGTATCTTGCACCGAGAGTATCCGCACCTCGCGCCGCTCCACAGATAACGACAACTTTGTAAGTGATCCTTGACAAAAAATAATCTATAGACCGCTTCAAATAATCGTAGTCATTAAAGTCTCGTCCACCGGCAATAATGACGCGAAATTCTCTATTCTTAGTTTCTGTGTTCATTTTACGACATCAGAACAGAAAGTCCGATGAACTCTCCAATGCCACATTCTTTGATTCTGTTATTTGTGCGTTCAACGTTGCAGATGTGTAAAATTGTATTTCTTTTTATGGAGTTGACAAACAGATTCATCTTGGCATCTACGCAATATTCACCGACTGTTTCCGATGTTTCGGGAATATCCGGCAATTCTTCCGTAACCTCTCCATAAAACAACTCGCCGCAGTTTTTACATCGGTATTTTGTCAGATAATTACTCATGTTTCACCTCCACATGGTATTCGGCGCATCCAAGCAACAAATACTCTTCAACGGTCATTGTGCAATCAACGTATTCTTCGCGTTCATCATCATAAAGAGATACTTTGATCTCCTGATCCAGAGCAATGTATCGTTTATCCGTCATTCTCTTTTTCACCCTCTCGAATGAACGACCACTTTTTTAAGATTGCTTCTTTGTCGTTATTGTCCTGCTGCCAATCGCCATTGTCGTCTTTTGACCAACGACCTTCATTGGAAACCTCAATGGTTTTGATGATGTCACCAACTTGGATCGGAGCTTCATCATACTTCTTGCGGCGTACTTTGACAGTTTCCGTTGATCCGTCACTCAAGCGATAAAGCGTCAATTTCGGATTTTTGTACTTGCATTCATACTCTTGCACGAAAGCATAGTCAGGAGACATATCATCCATAATGGTCTTGACATATCCGATGTTGTCCAGCTCATACTTGAGGCGCATTCCAAACGGAATATCAACGTCCTCTAAGTCCTCCCAAATCTCTTTGAGCGCTGCGTTGTAGTCAAAATTACGATAGAGTTTGTCCGTCTCGTCGGAATATTTCATGATGTACTTTGCAAATTCTTCTGGAATCTTATCTTTACTGAACTGCGTCCGTTCATAAAGCTGATCCAAAATTTCAACAAAGCGTTTGATCTTTCCAATGGTTGCAAAGTCATCAAAATATCCGATCTCAATAAGTGTATTGACTTTCGCGCTATTCAAACTCTTTTTCTTTTTCAGGTCTTTCCAGAGTTTATAAAAACTGACGTATTTTTTCTGTCCCAGCGCATAGAGATCGTTCGCGCAGCTCTGCGACAAGCCTTTGATAGACAAAAGCGACGGATAAATCACGCCATTTTCCGGATCGGCAATAAATTTGCGATTGTCCAGTCCAAAACGATAATCTCCCTCGCGGATTCCAAAGGCACGGTTCATTTCCTGCTTGAGTTCCGCAACCTTGTCCTTTTTGCCTTTGTCGGAGTATGTCTGCATGAGGACTTCGTAGAATTCATACGGATAATGCGCCTTGAGATAGGCATTATAGAGACTATCGAGCGCCATACAGTAAGCGTGTGCGCTGTTGAAACCATATCCGCAAGAATCTGAAATGATTTGCCAAACTCGCGCCGCATCATCCGCTGCCTTATCTGCCGGTGTTCCATCTTTCATGATTTGATCGCGGAATCCGGTGATAAAACGCTCCTTGAGAGGACGAACCTTTTCCGGATGCTTCTTGGCAATTGCCTTGATAATGCCGTAGCATTCATCAATGGGAAATCCGGCATAGTTCAGTGTGTTCATGGTTTGCTCCTGATAAAGAATGAACGACTGCGGCATTTCTTCCGTCTGCAAAATCTTATCAAAAGCCGGAATATCATAAGAAAAGTTCTCGCGGTTTTCCAGTTTCGAGTACATGGACTTGAACGCCGGACGAATCGCCGCGATGAACGCAGACAACTCGGAAACATTCTTTGGCTTGTACTTGGTAACTTTGCGTGTGGTAGAAGTTTTTTCACACTGATTGACACCGATGGTATATCCTTTTGCGTAAATGTCCCAAGTTTTCTGATCATTTCTGACCAAGTTCATCAATTCATTAACGGTATAGTGTTTGATTCCGATTCGTTTGAAAATCAAATCATTTAACAAAACAACGTCAACTTTGAGAATATCGTTCTTTAGAAACTTGTAATTTTCCGCAATCGCTCCGTCAATAACTGCGGTGATGTATTCTTTCTTGGTTGTTTCACTTTTGCATTTGATCAAGCCGATTTCCTCACGAATACTGCCGCTATACAATAGATAAGCGCACGGCGCTTTTTTCTTATCCATGATGATGCCCTGATACTTTTGGCTTGCGTCAATGTAGGAACGGTATTCTTCGTCTACATAATCATAGACGCTGATTTCCTCGCGTTCGTCATCATCTGCGTATTTCATGGCTTCGTCGTAGCGCTCAATCTGACTGGAAATTGTGTTGGCAAGGTCAAAATCCATGTTCTGCGACCGCGCATAGAGCTTAAACGCGCTCTTTTTCTTGCACGTTCCAAACGCAATCATCGGTACGGCGTGATCCGCGCCGAGAATGGTTTGCTGCGCTTCTGCGGCAATGTCGGGAGTTCCCCAATTCAAATCAATATCTGGTAATGATTTAGTTTCAAGAATTCTGCTTTTACTGATGAATCTCTCTGGATAGAGCTTGATCGGACTTTGGAAACGGTCAACTTTAGAAAACCCAAGCAACGTGTTTGTAAAATATCCGACTGCGCTGCCACGTCCGGAATCAGTCAAAACGCCGCCGTTTTCCAATGCAAGTTTAACGATATAGTAGTCAATCAAAAAGTAATCGCTCATGTTGGTATCTTTGATGACTTGTACCTCGTTTTTGACACCTGAAAAGTATTCATTGTATTCTGCCGGATCAACATTTTTGGTATAACCCTTGAACAGACGAGAAATGAGCTTGCTGTATTCCTTGTTGCGCTCTTCCTGCGTCAATTTCGGGAGCAATACGCCGTCAACCGTATGCTTTCCGTCAAAAAGCGTTGGAAGTTTGATGTCTTTTGTAAAAATCGGATTTGGCGTTCCGTCAGGCAGCGTTTCATATCCTTCAAAATCAAGCAATAAATCCGTGTTATCCATTGCACGTTGAATCTGCTTTTTTGTGAAAATTCCCTGATCCAAAAATCGCTGCATGGTCGTTTCATCATCCGGATAGTCCATATACCAATTATCTTCATCCTCGTAATGGACGTTTTTGGCGGCGAGAATGTAATCTCGTTCCTTGGACTGCTCCGGATAGATATAATGACTGTCCATGCCGACTATCATTTCAATGTCATACTTTTCGGAGAGTTCCAGAATATGACGGTTGAGTTCTTTTTGCTTGTCCGTGTTGTGATACTGGATTTCCAAAAAGAAGTTCTCTTTGAAATGATTTCGCAGCTTGAGAACAATGTCGTCAATGTCATCATAGCGCCAGAACGCAACGCAAGCCGTTGTGATCATCACATCATCAGGCGGGAGTGAAAGCAAGAGTTCCAGATCGACACGCGGACGGAAATAATAGCCATCCTCATTGGCAACGGAAAGAACACGGTTGATTGCCCTTCGTCCCATTTCGTTTTTCGCCAACATGATTACATGACAATTGGAACGGTCTTTTTCATGACGATCACGAACCCAATATGCTTCTGCTCCAAAGATAAATTTGAGATCATACTTTTTTGCGAGTTCAAATGTTTCAAAATAATAGCCTTGCCATCCGTGTTCTACACTGGATATTAATTTATGTCCGAGTTCCACGGCTCGTTTTGCGTAGTCCTCATTGACAGCAGCGGAATCAGCAATGTAGATATTGCTGTAACTTGTGTGACGATGATAATTTTGCGTAAGATCACCCTCTTACTTGTAATTTATCTTATTTATCAAAACAAATCTGCATCCTCGTCTTTGTCGCGCTTACGAAGTTCCCATTGATCGTTGAAACGCTTCAGATGAATACAGGAATTACGATAATTACAAAGATTATTGCAGAAAAACGTGTCCTCTGCCTCGTTTCCTGCGCCGTTGATTCGCGTAAACTCGCGCGGTTTCCATTGACTTTCATCGTTGGGATCAAGCCCCTCAAATCTATCTGCCATTGCATTTAGATAAGCAATTGTCTCATTCACCAACTCGTCAGAAAGCTCATATTCGCGCACATACGGCTTGATCGTATAGTTGTTTCTCACTTGTTCCGGCAAAACATCTAAACTGTTCTTCGCCAGTGCATCTTTGAGCATAATTTCAATGTCGATCTCGTCATATCCGAGTTCTTCCAAATCACGTTCCAGATGGGTTTTCAGTTCAGAAATGAGCTTACCACGATTGACGACCTTTACAATCTCGTCCTTTTTCTTGGAATTCGCGCGTTTATAGCCCATGAACCTGACTTCACAATACTTGAGCATAATCCACGCAACGCGGCGTACATCAAAGCCCTCCGCTCTCTTAGCGAGTGCATAGAAAATAAGCTGCCGTCCGTGGTGAAGCAATTCATCTTTCTTGAAATTGGTTGAGGTTTTCCAGTCGTAAATGTCAATTGAACCGTCAGTATTTTCGCGGATCAAGTCGATATATCCCTGCACATAGCGGTCAGTTTCCTTTCCTTCCTCGTCAATAGACTTCGGCAAAGGGTAGATGACCAATTCTTCCGTGCGGAACTTTCCGTTTGGCGGCGTAAAATTGGAGCAGAAATGCTTCATGTCAGCTACCCAATTATCACGGATGGAATCACCACCCTTAAAATCCTTGGGAAAATGAATGTCGAGCATATCGAGGTCAAGCAATTCCTCATTGAGTGTATCCGGCAGCTCGTCAGCAGTTGCTTCACCATTGATGATCTGCTCCAACTTGTCATGAATCTTTGTACCAAGAATGCCGTAAATTCCATTTTGTCCTTTGTTGTGTAAAATGTAACTCTGATACGCCTCATATAAGCATTCCTCAATGGTATTGCATTTAGAAATGCTGTAAACGTGCTTTCCGGATTTGAATAATGCCTGAATGCGTTCGTCTTTATCTCTTTTTGCCATAATCGTCCTTCCTTGTAATTTGATTTATTTCAGCCAAACAACGTGCTTTTTGATCAGTTCTGCAAACGCTTCTCTGCCGAGATCAGACGGGCTTGCCTTGCTGCCCTTGGGAAGTATCTCATTTTCTCTGTCAAATACATAACCGACCTGGTTATGAAATACAGAGTTATTCAGCCGCAGTTTTTCTGCTTGTTCTCTGACTTTTTCTTCTTCCAAGCCCTCGTCATACGCAAGGATGATCTTGTTCGTCATAAGAGCCTTCAGATGCTTTGCCTGAATGTCGCTTACATCGCATCCACACGTCGCAAGTCCAATGTTGCTTCCCATTGAGCGGAGCTGCATAACAAACTTTTCCGATTCTCCAACAACTACGATGTTCTTTTGCTGGATTGCCTCGTAATTCCTATGATAACCATAGAGCGTATAGGTGCGAGAGCATGGAATCAACGGAAGCCAGCGTTCTTCTTTGGCACATTTAGAATCGTTCAAGCGTCCCATAATGCCGCAGAGTTTTCCGTCAAGTGTATATTCCGGAACGGTGATCCGGAGTGTTTCAAGATCAAAACCGACATTGAAATATTCCTGTGATTGAAAATCAATACCGTCACGAAAAAACATAAGATTGTACTTGTTCGCGTATTCATCCAAAATGGATTCGTCGTAAGTTTGCATAGAGAATTCCGGTTCTTGTATTTCTTTCATCAAACCTTTGTAGAATCCGGCAAAAGGATAACGAATTTTTTTGTTGAACTGCGATTTTTCCAAACCAAGTTCATCCGCGATATAGGTTAAAGACTCTCGGAATGAACAATCGCGTGTCGTCATAACGAGAGTATAAATGTTGCCGTGCGTATTGATCGAAAATCCGTCAAATTTCAAAGTATCCAGCTTCAGGCGCATTGCCGTTGGATTGTGACCATCCTCTCTGCTGAACCGCAGTTCGTTTTTGCCTTGCCGGTAACTGATTTCCGTATAGCCCATAGATTCAAGGAGGGCGATACAGTCATCCACATTATTTGACAGATAATTCGTCAAAGATAACGCATTGATAATGAGTATCGCCCTCCTATTGATTTATTTATGCTCATTGAATACGGTGCAGTAACCGATCTCGCGCCACCGGTTATAACGACCGTTGAATTCATACAGCACTTGGATTTTGTCGTCGTCATTTCTTGTTTTGTCCAAAAATACGACGATGTATTTTTTGTCACGATCCAACTGGATTTGCTTGCGGACATTGGTGTACTTTCCAGAGTCATCCTTGGTCAATTGATACGGTTTGACATCAAATTTATCTCCGTTAAACTCGTCGTCCCAAAGCTGCCGAGCATAGACCATTTCGGAAAATACTTCCTTGATCTGTTTTGCATTTGATAGGCAGCTTGCGTCCAAATATCGCTTGTTGAGCGTGTGAAGAGCAAGCTGATAAGTACAAATCAAAGAAATGTTCTCACGGCTGGTAATCTGGAACAGTTTTCGACTATGAATTAAAAGCTGCTGCCACATTGCTTCGTCAATCTCGTCCTCCGACTTCATTGTGTCAAACATGATGACCTGATACCCCAACTTAGAGAGCTTTTTTATGATACGTTTGACTTTACTCATATCCGTATCAAAAATCTTCACGAATTTAATGTTTCCATACTTTTCCTGTGAGATTTTCTTTGCTTTCCGCAACATTTCCCACTGTTCATCCGTGAATTTTCCAATCTTTATCTTCTTGCGCGTCAAGCCCCAATAATCCAGTTCTTGTGTGAGAATGTGAACCAGCAAGAGCTGTTTAAAATCTTTGGAACGCTGTTCGTTGCTGATTACAGCGCATTTTACACCATCCTCAGTCATTGGAAGGATCATATTTTCAAACGTAAACGACGTTTTACCTACGCCTGAGTAACCGCCAAACATATACATATCTCCAAGCGGCGTTCCAAGCGTCAGGTAATTCAGTATGGGACAATGCGCCGCGTAACTGATTCCCTGCGTCGATCCTTCGTCACACTCTGCCAAGAATTTATCGTCGATCTCAAGCGTTTCAATCTCAATGTCATGCGTGTTTTTGATACTGACGCTGTTGAGAATATAGTCGTAATAGTCGTAGACTTCCTGATTCGTCATTTTGGCGAATTTTTCCATATTCTCGACAACATTGAATCCTTTATCGTGGAGCGTCATAAGCGTATTGAACTTTGCGATTTTATCATAGTACGCATCCACATTGTCCGGATTGACAAGAGAACACAATTCACTGACCGTCGCGTAACCGCCCAGCTCGTCAAAATGCTTTTTGACAGTTGGTTTGTTCTCCAAAAACGTATAAATCGTGACATTATCAAATGATCTGAACCCTTGATTGTGCATCTGACGACCAAGATTGAAATAGAAAACACCGTCATCCGTTTTTAAGGTTTGATCGTCGCCGACGTTAATCCGAGAAAAATCGTCAAACAAATCAGGCTGTTTCCAAAGGCAGAATATAAACGTCGCTTCCGCGCTGTCTCGTCCTTTGGTCAACTCTTCCGGATAATCCTTGAGTTCCATGACGATCATCCTCCTTACAAATCATCTTCATCCAAGAATCTACCAATGTCTTTGCCGCGTTTCTTTGTTCCGAGTCCTGTCAAATCCTCGCTTTCCACTGTGACACGTTTTGTTTCACGTTCCTGCTTTTGCCGAAGCAGAACGCGACGGTTGACATCAGCAATCGAGCCTTCCACAATCTTGAACATATAAGAGAGCTTGCCGTATTCGCTGGAAAACTCCTTATTTTGCAGCCAATAGTGGATGTCACCGGCACAGATTTTGAACGCTTCCAGAATGACATCATTATCGTAATAATCCAGCTTTTTAAGCAGTTTGGGGAGCGAGGACGGAAACGGTTGCCCGTCCCCGTACCCCAAAAACTCATAGCAGATGTATTCGACAAGCTGCTTATAGGACTGCTTGATTTTTTGATCCGCGTCGTAAACCGCCTGATTCTTGTAGTAACGGTTTCCGATTTTAATGAATGTGTCGGAAGTCCCGATTTCACCGGTGATAGCACATTTTACTTTTCGTGCCATATCCGACCTCCAATCAATCAGCCGCGTTCAAAACCTCAACGATCTGCTCAAGAATCACCGTAGGAATGTCATTTGGATTCTTGAAATTCGGAATATCATGCTTTGCCATGATTTCCTTGACCTTTGCCTTGGTATCCTTATCAGATTCCGAGAACTTGTTCTGTACCACGATCATCAGCTCCGCGTTGCGATCCTCGTCAACCTTGTTCTCTGCATCACGCTTGAGCTTTTCGGCGACTTCCTTTTCCTTTGCCTTACGCGCCGCCTTGAGTTCCTTTTCGGACTGCTCAACGGTCTTGTCGCCCTTGGCGTGTTCCTTCAGGATCGCATCTGTCAGCGCCTTGATAAAAGCATCTGCGTCAAGAGGAATGTTGTCAACGATGTCGGCAAAACGAGACTTGGAATCAACACTGTAATTATCGTCGCGGAAAGAAATGCGGCGGGACTCGCTCATGACCTTGCCCTTGACCTCTTCCTTCTTGGTGACGGCGTTCTTCTTGCCGGTTTTCTGCTGCGCGATCTCGCGGTCAATGTATGCAACGCCGAGAAAATGAAGTTTAGTCTTGAGCGCGTTGAAATAACGCTGACTCATATTGGTTGTCAGGATGGAATACGTTTCGCCGGTTACGGGATCGTCAATATCGCGCTTCTTGGTATGACCGATGGCGATAAAGCTGACACCGACTTCCTTGAGTTCCCACAACTTATCAAGAACAATCTGAATTGCTTTATCCTCGCCAGCCATAAAACCGCCGAACGCTGCCTTAATAGACGTGATCTTAGGTTTATCCGGATTTGCCTTATTGTGCATCCGAATGACTTCCGGCTCTGCGATCTCAAGAAGCTGATCGAACGTATCCAGAACGACTACGCGCAAATCCTTATAGTCCGTGAGCTTGTTTTCAATGATGTCGTCGCAGACCTCCTTGAACTTCGCCCAATTCGGAATCTTCTCGGAAACAATGCCGTTGATTGCGTCGTGTCCGTCCTCCTTGCCGATGTCAAATGCAATGTAACCATCCTCGCCAGCCAGCTTTTCGCAAACTTCCTTAATCAGCGTTGACTTACCAATGCCGCTTTCGCCAATCAGACCGATGTTATATGCCAGCGGATCAATGCAGATTTCCCGCTTCTGTCCGAACTTTCTTGCCATAATTGATCAGTCCTCCTTTTTTTCCGTGTTGTTCGATTTGTGCTTACGCGCGGCTCTCGCGGCTTTCTTCTGGATAAGCTCGTTACGGTGCATCTTGTCATAACGATGATGACGATTCCAGAAAAACAGATTGCGACGCTGCTCACGTCTGCCCGGTTCGGTGATTGTCTTGATCCACTTCATTGTCAAATCACTCTTAGAAATCATCGTCTACCTCCCCATTGCCGTTCTGTGTATTGGTTTGAGTCGTATCCGTCGTGTCGTTGTCAACGCGGCTGTTCCAGATTCCCATAGCTTCCTCAAATCCATTCTTGATGAACTTGGGATAACCATTTTCCAGAACAAGACGGCTTTCACGCTTAATTGAGATTCCGCACTTGGAGCAACCGATCTCATAACTCGCACAAAATTCTCCATTACCCTTATGTGCATTGGAAAACTCGCGGAAATACGCTTCCTGTCCGCAGAACGGACAGGCTTTCAAATCAGGCTTTGGATTGATCATTTTCCTCATTCCTTTCATCAAAACAAATCTTCATCGTCAACGCCGTCATTCTTTTCATCCTCGTCAAACGGCGGCTCGTCCTCGTCAGCGTCCTCGTCCTCTTTCTTGCTCTTGGTGGACTTGGCAGACTTCTTTTCCTCAGACTTCTTGGACTTGCTCTTGGCTTCCTCAAGCGTCTCGTCCATCGGCGGATCGTAAATGCGCTCGTCAAAGTCCTCCTGATCCTCGTCTGAGAGTTCCAGAACACCGTCCGCGTAGTCGCCTTCGAGCTTCGGATCAAACAAACGGAACTCGTCAATACGATCTCCGAGAATACCGCCGCGCGGTTTGAAATCATCCAGCGTCTTGATTCCAAGTTCGATCTGCTCCTTCTGTGCGTCAGTCAGCATAGATTCATCAAAATCCGCTTCCTCCGCGCCGCGCAGGAGAACCATTTCCCAAGGGATGTGAACCATCTTCTTGTTTTTGACCTTGAGATACTTGAGCTTATAGTCAAGCAGCTTCTTGTGGCGCTCATTATCAAGATCATACTTGGCAGCGGAAAAGACGGTCTGGATCGGAACGAATTTCCTGCCCTCGTCCTTGTTGATATACTGCTCAATATACGCATCGAGCGTCATCTTCTTGGTATCGTCAAAGTCCACGTCATCAAGGCTCTTCTTGTTATAGAAAAGTTCTGCCGTAATCATCAAACGGCTCTTGCGATCCTCCGGCGCGGCAAACACGTTCTGAATACGGAACTTGGAATAATACTGCTTCTTCTTGGCGTACCAATCACGGGTAAAGTTGCCGGTAACAACAACACGACCGTCATACTTGGGAAGCCATTCCTTGAGGTGCTTGATCATGTCATACGCGGTAATAAACTCCTGACGACCGCCAAAGTCCTCACCGAGATCGACAATGTACTTGCGGTAGTTAGCAACGGCAGAAATATTATCCTCGTCAAAACGATCATCCCAATCGACATCCATCTTATTGTTGTCGGAATCAAAAGTCTTGATGACTTCCTGCTCACTGTCAAACGCTTCAACGAACGCCATGTTGTTGTCGCTCTCCTTAACGCCGAACGTCATGGAGATCATCTTTTTCTTCTTTTTACCGTCCTCCTTGGTAAACTCCTTAAAGAACGGACGCTTTGCATCCTTCTTCTCCTTGGGAATGACCGGAGTACCGACAAAATTGAATCTTGCTGTGTAACTCATAATCTTTTCATCCTTTCTGTTACTTTTTTACTGCATCAAAATCGAGTTCCAAAAACTTGCGCGAGGCAAGATAATCACAAAGATGAACAAATTTTTGAATCTTCGTGCGAGGCTTCGGAAGCGTCACCTTAGAATAATTTGCAGTACACCATTGTCCCATATGCGTTGCAATCGCGTGGTAAACGATCTGCTCCTGCTCGTCGGTCAGCAAACCGCCGCATTCAATGTTGCATTTCTTGATGAAATTCGCGCCAAGAAGCGGATGCTCGAAAACCGTATGCTGTCCCTTGCCGTTTCCCTGCTTGAGTCCGTCATGCGGAACAATCGCGCACAAAATCAAATCCTGTTCCTCTTCCGTAAAATCGAACATTTCCAGATTAAATAACTCATGCGCGATAATAGCTGCCGCTTCGGTATGGCGCACCAATCCACCATCGCCAAGTGCGTATGAAGGATGATATTTGCCAGAGGACGAAGCGGGTACAACGAAAAAATACTCCGGCAGATTGTCAATGACATAGCGCAGGAACTTCTTGATCTTTTCGTCGTGCATCCAGTCCAGAACAAAATCAAAACTATGTCGATCAGCCATTGTTTTCACCCTCATTGACAGTTTCGGCGGGAGCATCGGTCTTAGGCTCGTTCTGCTCCGCAGTTTCCTCGTTAATTGTCTGCTGCGCGGTCTGTTTCTCGTCAAATTCCTTTTGCTTATTGATATGAGCGAGGACGGTTTGACGCAGGACAGATAATTGACGCTGCGGGTTCAATTTGCTGTTCTTGTTCAGCGTTTCCATGACTATGCCGCACATTGCCTTCATGCCAGCGGAAATGCCAAGAACATAGGCGCGTTTCATCGTGGCGTTGAGAACCTTTTCCATTTCGGACTCCGGCTGCGCGGGATTCGCCGGAGTTTCGGGAGTTGCATTCTGCTTGAGCGCTTCATCAACTTCATTCTGATCCGTTTCCAGTTCAATGATCTTTGCCATTCGTTTACCTTCTTTCTTTACTTGTAATTATTGTTATAAACCCATGAAAATGTGTTTTATAACCTCTTTTGTCCATCCGTTGCCGCAGAGAGAACGCCGTACATTGTCACTAAAACCTTCTGTAAAGCCATCCGGCAGTGTTTGAAGTCTTTCGTACTCAACAGGCGTAAGTTTACGAATTCTTCCAGAATCCAAAACTTTTTTCTCCTGATAACCGCCATTTACACAAGTCAGCGTCGCGCATTTGAACGCCGGATTATACACTCGCTTGAGCATATCATGTGTGTTGACTTGCAACGTGGCGATTACTTTCTTATCGTCTCCATGAAAGATAAATGGTTTGTTGTAGTAATCCTTTTCAGGAGCATTATCCACCATAATATCTTTCAAAACAGTGCTGTTGTACTTTGGCAGCGGAGCTATCGGTATATTTGTCCAATACAGACGTTCACGATCTTGAGCTGAGAAGAGGTTACTGTTGATTAGAACAGGATTGCCCCCCCAAGTTCAGCGGTGATCACGTTTTCATCCTGTTTGCTCTTTGGAACGACGTTCTCCAACATATACCAGCGCGGTTTGATTTCATGAACGGCTCTCGCGTACTCAAAGAAAATCGCAGATTTTCCATTTAGTCCGGAGCAAATCGCGTCATTTTCCTGCCGCACGACGGAAAGACTTTGGCAGCACGTTCCAGCAATGACAAGATCAAAACCGCGAAATTGCGAAAAATCCGCTCCAAATACATCGCCGTGATGAACCACTTCCGGAAAATGCTTTTTACTCAACGCAATTGCCGGTTCATAGATTTCGTATGTATGGTATTCGTCAACGGGGATTCTAAGTTCCTTGAGAGCAAACAGACCGGTTTCCAGACCGCCGCAAATTGAGAGAACTTTCAATCCCATATCGTCACTCAACCTCTGAACTGCTCAGAATTGCATACTTACGGTTATCTCCGTCGAAAATGAACTTTTCGATGTTATTCATGAATTCAAAAACGTTGTCAACAGCACGAAGTTCGTTGCCTACGATCTCATAAACATCAATGCCGTGATTCAACGCAAACAGAACTTCATCAAAAACTCCATGACCAATCATTCCAGATACAGTTGAGAAAATCAGCACGTCACAAGTATTGATCGTCTCAAATGCGGTTTCCATGATGACAGATTCCGGAGCATCCTGCGGAAGAGAAATATGCGGATTGATAATTGTCAAATCGTCAACAGTTGAAAACGCTGACGCAATCAAACTCAGTTCCCATTCCTCAATTTTTGTTCCGTACTTCCATCAATGGTGTGAATAAAACACCTTCATACGTTCCATATTGCATCATCCTTTCAAAATAATTTACAGCCTTGATCTTTGAATTCTTGAATCTGTTTATCCCATTTTTCCTGATCCCATCCAAATTCACGCATCAAGCACTTTTTACATTTGAATTTTTCCGTGTTGCGCCCAAACATTTTCATGTTCATTGCCAGTGTATTTTTGTCTTTGATTTTCAGCGGTTGACGGCGATAATTCAGACATCCATTTGCACAATACTTGTTAAAATACTTATGTGCAACTTCTAAATCCAAACCATTGTACTGCGCGTATTCCGCAATGACTTCCTCTGTCGGTTCTGCGCGGTAAACGCCGCCTGTCCATGCTTTATTGACGTATTCTGCAATCGTGCAGTTCATAATCAGCCATTTATTGTTGCGGATGAAATCATTTCGCACGATCTCCCGCCAGCGGTTAAATAAATATGGATACCAATAGCGATCCAGAACCCAAGTGTATTTTGTGTAGTTCGGACAGGCGATCCCGCAGCCTACGCGATCATATCCGTAACGGTATTTATCGTTGATCTCGATTCCTTCCGAGAGAATATAAAGCCAAACGTCGAGTTCCGTCCATTTGCGAATCGGCAAAACAGCAATCCAATCACGATTCTCCCACTTGTCGTTTTTCCAAATGTCTTGATAGTTGGAACGCCGCGCGGATTCCTCGTTTCGCATTCCAAACAGGAACAGCAGCTTTTCATCAGCAGAAAAATACTCAATTGTCGGTGATTCCTTGTAGTAAGTACAACAGAACCGATTCAAGCGGCTTGGAAGCGTTTGATACCGCTGGATATAGTTATAAAATCCACCGTATTTTGGATTTGGAAGGATGTGTTTGAAATCATTTCTTGCCGCCATCCGATTACTTTCTTTAACATCAAGCGTTGTTACATTGAAATATGTTTCAAACGTCAGTCCTGCCTTTTTTGCAAGATTGAGAACAACCATGCTGTCCTTTCCGGTGGAGTTTGTGTTGATAATTCTACGATCTGTCTGTAATCCGATCTGACGCAATAAAGAAATGCTTTCTTGCTCAATTTCACTTAAATGCTCACGGTTTCTCCGAATTGTATCCTTCCATGTTTCAAAATCGGTTTCGTCTTTGTTCTGTTTGTGTTTTTTAATCGTAACATTCAAATCATCATCAACGAAGATTCGGAATAATGAAACGATTTGCCCCCCAGCTTAAAGGCTTTTACCAAATTATTGTCCATCCAGAATGTTTCTTCACGAAACCATGATGTATCACAACCGTTGTCATTCAGGAATCGGATGTACTCAGGAAAAATGGGCTGCATAATGCCTCCTAATACAAATCTTCGCTGTAAAGTTCATGTTCTCCGTGTTCTGCCTTATACGCACAATTTGTAACTGAAAGTTGACCACAATTCATTGCGTGATCAAACGCATCCTCTCTATTCAAAAATTCTCCGGTATGCGTTATAAATCCTTCCGTGACGTGTTTCTTGTAATTTGTGTTATTACACAAATTGAAAAGAATCTCATAACCGCTTCCATGACGAAAACACGGCACAATCGTTTCTTTGAAATCTTTACATTGTTCAATCTTCAATGCTGCACAAATGATCATTGGTCATCATCCTGTCGTGATTTTTCAATAATACAAACACCAGTTTGCTGTGCTGTGATCGTAGGACAAATCATGCCTTCCTCTTGCACTCGTCCTCGTCTTGTTTGACTGTTTGGATACGACAAATCAACTGCCCCCCCACTTTACAGCGGATGTAACCTTTCTTTGTCGCTTGTTTGACATACACATATTCATCCATGCGCTTCACCATCTGTCTGAAGTTTTTCCAGCGCTTTTTCAAATGCTCCGATTCCGGAAAAGAACGATCCAACAACCATGTTCTCAAACAAGTACGGCATTGCGTCGTATAGGTTTTTCATGATTTGTTCCAGAACATCAACAACAATGCTGTTTCCTGCTTGTTTGTAGAGTTGCGAATCGCTTCTGTCTCTTCCGTTAAAAAGCTGCCGGTTCATCGCCTGTTTTGCATTTTCAAAATCTTTATCGTCAAATCCCATAAAACGCCAGCATTCCTTTGGAGTCAATCTGCGGACTCGGATATTACTCACCATGCGTTCCACCTTTCGTTTCGTATTCAATTACGCCTGTCATCTGCTGGTTTCCAAAACCTTTGTAATCTCTTGCAAGTAAAGCAAGCGACGTATTGGTATAACCGTCAAATTTACTTCCCTTGTTGCTCAATTTAGCGCCCACCTTCGACCGACACCAAATCCCATGTGTGTCTGTCTGTCGATCCCCGTCCACCGGATCGGATCGTATTTCCGACTTTACGGCTTGCGCTGGGGGGGCAAATCCTTCAGATACAAGTTGCGTTATTTTTTCATCAGAAATGTAATATTTTTCGTCAACTTCATCTTCCAATAAATCAGGAAGTTCATGTATCAAAGGAATCGGTTCTGGAAATTTGAATTTTTTGTTGTCTAATTCTTTTTTGATGATGACGCAATAAATACGCTCACGATTTTGCGGAATACCATAGTCTTTCGCATTGAGAACTTTCCAATAAACGTTGTATCCATAATCTTCCAATTCTTCCACGAACAGATCAAACATTGGTTTGAACCTTACAGATACGATGTTCTTGACGTTCTCATAAATTGCAAATCTCGGTTGCTTTTCTCTTAGGAAGCGTAACCATTCAACCAAGAGCGATGAACGAGTTTTCTCAAGGTTGCCCCCCCCGCATTTAGGGCATTTGTCTCTTTGCGAGTAATGCACTTCCAGCGGATTATAGGTATGACCACACCGTTTGCACGTCCACATCGCGCCCTTCTGTTTTCCGGCAACGGAAAAATCCTGACAAGGGCTGCCGCCGAACATGGTGTTGAAATCAGGGACTTCCTTTTCATTCACTTTGGTAATATCTCCGATATTCAGTGAAGGATCGACGTGATGCACGGCAGCATAGCTTACCGCAGCACTTTCATCAAACTCGCAAAACAAAGCAGTATTGAAATCCATGTATATGTACCTTTCTTTTTGATTTACGCCGGAACGGGATAATACTGCGGAGAACAGCACGTCAGGATCATGACAGCAACCGCAAGAATCGTCGCAATACAAATCCAGCGCAATGTTTGTTTCTTAACTGTCAAAGTGTTCATAACACACTCCTTGTAATTTTACTTATGTGGAAAAATGTATAGTTGTTCCATAATATCGAGACGAGAAGCGTTGTCGAGCGTCCGTTTAACGGGCTGCGACCAAATGGATTTCCAGCTCTCCGGCGCTGTCTGTTCCGATACCAACACAATATTATTCTTAGATTGTTCTTCAGCCCATTTCCAAAACTCACGGTGATTGAATTGATCCTGATACCCTGTCGTATTTTGATACGGAATATCACAATAGATTACGCTTCCGCTTATATTTGGATCGAGCTGCCGGTAATCTGCCTCGCCGAAATGAATGTCATGCAAGGCTGGTATTTGCGCAAGTAGATTTCGTTTTGCCTCGTCATAATAGTTGCGTTTCGTTCCGATCTTTGTTGTAATTGTTCCGGCTCTGCCGCCGAAAAACTTTCCATTGTACGAGGCAAGGAATCCAACAGCACCTATGTACCAATCCGGAAATCTGCCGTTTTGCTCCTGATATGATTTCCGAACGGCTGCGTATTCTTCTTTGCTGATTTCTTCAGGCAACGTATTGACTTGATCTATGTGATTAAACAATTCGATCAGATAATGATTGATGTCGTATCCAAATTTTTGCTCACATGAAATTTTATCAATTACGTTTGCCCCCCCAACAAACGGCTCAATGTAACGCTTGGCTTGCGTTTCGTCTATGTAAGACTGGATGATCGGTACGATGTGCTTTGCAATACGGGACTTTGAACCGACGTACTTAATATAGCATCACCTCAATTTGATCCAGAATCCCAAGTCAGAGAGGGATTTGATTTCGTTGTCATAGTTTTGTTCCGTGAAAACGACGACTTCACTTGGAAATGGAGCTGCGTCTTTGTCGCCAAATTTCAGCCGTCCTTTCACGAAACAGATGTATTTTGCGTTTGGAAAAATGAATCTGTGTTGTGCTTTGGTATCCGTCCGTGCCGGAATCAACATGACGGTTGTGATGTGATTTTTCCGACTTTCCTCACAGCACTTTTCAATCCAATCTTCCTGTCCGGAATGCTCTTTTGTTCTTTTGCCATAAGGAGGATTACAAAAAACTACTTGCCCCCCCAAGTTTTTGACAAACCATCATCCGATTCGGTATAATACTGTTCGCATTTATGGTTTGTCTCGTCAGCGCACGGATCAAGCGTGAATCGGAACGCTCCGTCAAGACGATTGAAAAACGCTCTCGGAGTCGCCCAATTATTATTGCCCGTGCTGAGTAAAACAGCGTCCATGCAATTCTCCTTTTCTTGTAATTGTTGTTATGTTCCGGAAAGTAAACGCGATTGGAACATATCACGAAGTTCGATGATATGCGTTGGATGATTTTCCTGATTGTAAAGTTCCTGAAGGAAACCATAGAACTGATTTTCAAACGGCGTAACCAAACCGCCCATCCATTTGTAATGACCGCTGCGGAATACGGACTGTGCAACGCCGCGCAGTTTCTTCCACTCGGTATAATACCAGCTCTTGACCTTGACCATAAAACCAACGCTGTCCTCGACAACAAAGCCTTCAATCTCATGACCATCCAGCAGATAATCTTCCGCAGTTACATCAGCATACCACGCCTTAAATTCAGACCACGTTTGCAACCGTGCTGCAAGTTTCTTAGGTTGGAATCCATAGCGAGAGGCAACCATGAGAACCATATCATAAGAATACTTCTCAAAGTTAAGTTGGTTTTTAACAATGTCCAGCAGAAACAAATTTGACTGATCATACTTGATGATATGGGGATCACGCTCCATATCAACACACTCAAATACAAGCGTCGCGTTCTCATTTTTGAGGAAGTTCTTCAATTCATGATAATTCATAACGCGCTTCTGGAACGCCTCGCGCATCCATCCGGCAAATTCTCCCGTAGGATCAGACTTGCTTGTGATGAAAAAGTCGTCTTTTTCTGCGTCATAAGATACCATGCCTAGGAATCCGTTTTCCTTGACATATGCCGTGACAGGAAACGTCAACTTATGCTGAAGCATGGGAAATTTGGTTTCGGGACGCTCGTTGACCTTAAAAAACTTTTCGTAACTGCGGCAGATAACTTTTCCTTCCGCTGTGTTGATGAATAAACCACGCGCCTTAATCGTCTGCGCATTCCACTGTTTTTCATAAAACGCATCGCGCGTAAAGTTGAACGAAGAAATATCGCCGAAACGCTTTTCCATGATGTAGCGGTTTTTCCGCATCTTATCGACGACTTCCATTACATCTTGTTCGCACTGTTCGTACTGCTCCGGAATCTCCTGCTTAACCTCGCGGAATACCTTATTTGACAGCTCAACGGTATGAAATCCGGTTTCATCAAGCGTGACGACGCGAAGATTACCACCAAACTCCACCTTACCTTCCAGATTGAAACAACGCTCCGACATTCTGACAGGAGAATCTTCGGTGTTGCGATGACCGAAAATCTGATAACAATTGTTCGGCATTGTGTTATCCCACGTCTGCGCGACCTGTTCATATTCGGAATATCTGCCAACGCCGCGAATCATCTGATCCGTTGCAACCTTAGTCAAATCGGAAGAAGGATACGGCAGCAAACTCAAACCGGCGTGAGTAACAAGAACTGTCTTGTCACCATAAGTATAATAAGCACACTGACCAAATTTCCGGTAGAGCATACGAACCATCTTCGGATCGACTTCCGCTTTTTCGAGTTCCTTTCGTGTCACCTTTTCAAACTCCGGCGAAAGCGACGTACCGCCGTGCGCCCAATACCAAAGCCAACGTTCATGATTTCCCTCAAGCATAATGACGTTCGACTTATCCATGATGCTGTAAAGAAACTGGATAACAGCAACATTCTCCATGCCGCGATCAATATAGTCTCCGCAGAAAATATACAGTTCGTCGTCCTTTAGTCCGTCTTTCAAATACTCCTGCAAGATAGTGTTACATCCGTGAATGTCTCCAATGTGATGAATTTTCTTATAGTTGGAGAAATCCAAAGGATGAATCCAGATGCTTTCTAATTCATCCGGCATAATCCTCTTAACTCCGGCAGGAATCGGCTGCGTCGCAAAACGCGCGTACATACGCTCGATTACTTCATCCGGAACGATTTTGTAGGACGTTCTCATATGATTACGACGTTTGCATTCCTCAATCGGAACGTCCGTGAAATCAACGCAGTACATACGATAGCGGTAAGTCTTTGCCAAATCCTTGTAGCGGTTGATCTCCTGTGTTTTGGAATTCGTCGCGTCAACGACAACAAACTCTCCGCGCTTCATGCGCTCTTCCAGAATGTCAAACAACAGATTCCAAACTTTTTTGTCGTTGCTTTGCGAAATCTGCATTGTACCGTCCGGCATCTGAACCGGCGACTGGATCATCAAGCGGATGTTGTCTGCGGAAATTGAATATTGTTCCAGATTGTTGTCTTTGATGAACGTGGACTTACCAACGCCGGGTGCGCCGCGCATCAACAGTAAAACTCTCATAGTTCTTTCCTCATTTCTTCTTGGTTAGTCATCCTTCCAATCTACGCCGCGCCGCCCTCGGCTTTCGCCTCGAACGCCTTTGGCGTTTAGATTGGAAGGATTTTAAGAGCAACTTTAGGAAGCGAAGCCGGGCGCAACGCCAATGCTAGAGCCGGAGGAGTTGTCGTTCGCGCTCCCGTTGGTGTACACAAAGCAAAAGTACGTCGAGGCGGACGCATTAGGAGAACGCAGCCACATCCAACGTTGATCACCGTCGTCGTCTACCATGCCATACGGAACATTCTCCTGACGGAACAACTCATACCAATGACCTTCGCCGCCGTTGGAATAAATCTTGCGACCGAATTGCTCCTGCTCCGACATGAGCCAAACCAAATCCTTTGTCTGGATCAGGTTTCCGTTCTCATTCGCGGTCAGCTTCCAAACGGGCTTAATGATCGCGCGGAGTTCATCAGACATAAGATTGTAGAATTCTCCGTTGAGCGTATAACGGCAATCCGTCTTTTCCCATCCGCACGGTTCGCTGTCTCTCCGCATTACCATGTCGTCTTTGTAGACACGCGCCATGCCCCAAGAGATCGGCGCTTTGCCGCTGTCATCCGCAAGATCGTCATGATCAAAGCCAAGAATGCGATACTCCGCAACGTAGCCATTTTTCATGTAATCTTTCTTCGTCGCGCCAAGCGCAAAGAACTTACGCGCGTTTCCAGCAAGACCGATCTTGTTGATTACACTCCACGGAATGTTGTCAAGGTTCTTCAGCGGAAAATTCATCGCGGCAAACGCAAAATCGGCGATTGTTCCAAAATCCGAATTCACATCCGGAAAGGAAATCGTCACCGTATCACCGTCTTGTTTAAACTGCATAGAAGGAAAGCGCTTGATGATTTCAGAATCAATTACAACCTTACTCATTTATCCATAATCCTTTCTAAAATATTGTCGGACACTCTGCCAAGCATCGGATTTTTCCTTGAGGAATTTTCCGATACTTGACAGAATGCCCGACGTATCGGGCATTCTATATCGTCAATTCGCTGCGCAACAGCCTTGTGGTTCGCTGTCGGGCAAGCATAACAATCCCAAACCATATACCAAGGATTTGATGCAGATTTGCTCTTTTTTACTTAATAATTGAGCTTTGAAGATTCAAATGAACTTTGAGAGTTGAGCATTGAACCTTCAACTTTCAGCCTTGAACTTTACAGTAGATTTTATCTTTTCGATCTTCGCCGTTTCAATATTACGGCTAACGAAAAGATTCTTTTCTTCATATAAGTATTCAAAAATCCAATATTTTGAATCATTATAGAGGGATTAAAAGTCCCACTGTAATCAAAGGCAGCGGCGTTTTTATTGTTTTCGTCTCAGAACGCCGCCATAAACTCAGGCGTGTTATGGTTTACAGTTTTCGTTACGCAGCGAATGGATGATCGCTTAGTATTCGATCTCGATGGTGGTAGTCGCGTTCGAGACAGACAGCGCCGCATCCACCTCCGGCATAAAGGCGTTGATCTTGTCGTCCAGTTCCGCGATCTTCTTCTCAACGGCAAGCGGATCAATCAACTCCATCGTGTTCGCCTTGATGTAGTTGTTCATCGTGGAAGTGTATTCCTCGCTGCCCTTCTTGACCTCGCCACCGGCATTGAGTCCAGTAACAAACGCTTCTGCCTTGGACTGAAGAGAATCGTTGTTCTTTTCGAGCGCCGTCTTTGCCTTGCCGAGCTGAAGCGTCAGCATATCGCGGAGCTGGATATAATGCTCCATGCCGTGATTCTTCATGTCGATGGCTTCCACGACGGTCATCCTCTCGCCGCCGATCTCAACCTCCGTCTTGGCATTGGAAAGCGTGACGGCGCGTTTGATCGCATTGCGGCGCTTGATCAGGTCAGATGCCTTGTCGTAAGATGCCTTGGCAAGCTCTTTGAACTCGTCGGCAGACTTACCGCTGATCTTGTCCTGATTGTTCTTCTTGGTCGTGATGTAGCTGCCACTGGTGATGGCGTTGCTGATCCGGCTGTCAAGAACCTTCAGCTCCGCAAGCGCCTTATGGACGGTCATAGTCTCAGTGTTCATGTTTGTTCTCCTTTTCTGATCTTTGATTTTTACTTGTAATTCTTGTTATTTGTTCCGTTTTAAGAGGGCATAACTGCCCTCCAAAACGGTAAGCAAATCAGGTGTAGATATAGTCCCTAAACTCACAATACTCGTCGTACTTGTTGTAAAGATAATACTTGCTGCGCGGAACTGAGTTGTCCACCGGAAAGAACTTGCTGAGTGTTTCCGAATCCGTCCGGCTGACTTTGCCATTTGCAAGCTCGTATTCATGCAGACGATAGCATATGCCGGAAAAGTATATGCTGTTCCAGTGGAATTTCTTATCCACTTCTTTCGCAAGATCATTGACCGAAATCGTGAAACGCGCAATGCTTTTCTTGCTGATCTGTCCGGATTTGTAAGTTCGGAGCAGATAGATCGAATCCTGATAGGTAATCACTGTACCGCCAAATTTGTTTGATTCATAGCTAGTTGCGTATTTGTAATCGCGGAACATTTCAACGGCAACGGGCGGCAGAGTAAAGATTTCTCCGGTATTCGGATTTGTGAGCGTTCCGGCGTTCTCGTCGAAATCGCTCTTTTTGACACAAACCGCGTCATCGAGTTTTATTCCGAGCCAAACCATTGTTGCGGCGACTTTAAACGTCTCAAACTCACTTCGATTGATCAGAACAACGTTCATTGCCTGAAAGAGATCGTTATAATCCGCAAAATAGTAAACGTCATAAATTCCGGCGCGGCTAATGTCCTCATATCGGATGTCCTGCAACTCACGCAACGGAGCATCCGTTCCGTATCCTTCCTCTTTCATCCAAAGCATGAAATCAATCATTTTGGACTTGTATGGATAGAACGTATTGCTGGACGTAATTTTCGCACGGGCAAATACGTCGATAAAATCCTGCCGTTTCATTTCATCATACGGAACGTCGCTGTTAAACAATTGCCGCAGATTGGAATGGACTTGCTTTTGGCTTTGTTCATTCATCTTGACAGAGGATTCTTCGATGTATCGCGTCAAAATCGCTTCGTCGATCATATCATTCACCCTCAAGCATAATAACAAATTATCGGCGATTTGTCAAGCACTTTGTAATTGTTTTTATTCAGGCACAAGAAAGACCAAGACTTACCAGCATGGCACGATTGATCTCGTCCATTTTACTGTCACTCACTCTGCCAACGAACCGAATTAACCGGCTCTTATCAATGGTCTTGAGTTGTTCGAGCAAAACGGTGGAATCCATTTTCAGGTTTCCTTCTCCGCTCTGAATATCAATATGTGTCGGCAAACGCTTTTTCAGCTTGGAGGTCATGACGGCAACGATGACGGTTGGACTGTGAAAATTTCCGACATTGTTCTGCACGATAATGACCGGACGCATACCGCCTTGTTCGCAACCATAGGCGGGACTCAAATCGGCGTAATAAATATCTCCCCTCTTAATAGTTTTCATGGCGATTTCTCCTTGCGAAGTTTGTCAATCCTTGTAATTGTAATTATAGCAAAGAGGGGCAGAAGAGTCAAGTAACATAACAACAATTACAAAAATAATTTTTACTCAAACCGCTTTTCCGTAAGCTGCGATTGCCGCTTTGTAGAAAAGCATCTGATACTTCGACAAGGTTTCCGGCGCGATTTCCTCCATCATTTTCTGCTCATAAATGAGTTTTTCCGTAATGGGTTTCTGCGCCGCGAGATCATACACACCGGCGAATATCCTGTTTTCCGCACAATGAAACGGGACTTTGAAATAAATCGTGCGCGGAATTTGCAAGGACTGGCGCTTTCCGTCCAGATAAACGTTGATGATCCGCTGGATTTGATATTGCTCAAGTTCGGTAAGTTCGCCGAGCAAATATGGATCAATGACCAGCAAGGCGGCGCTTTCGTCCATCATGATCTTATTCAACCGACTGCCGAAAAATTCTCCGTCCATCAAATCGGCAATCTGTTTCCACTCGCGCGGCGCTGCTATCGTAAGCTGCTCCGGCTTTTCATGCAGGGCGCGAATGGTATATGTACTAAAATTAGTACGGACGGTAAAGGTGTTGTTTGCTTCCGCTTGAAAGCTGATCACCTTACCGTCCGTAAAGCATGGCACGGCGAACAGTTTTCCGAACTCGATGAACCGATCCTTGCGGAGTGTGATCTTCGTTGCATGGAAAGCGGCAGCTCCATTGACCTGAACGCTGAATAAGTCGTAGTTGCTCAACAACGCCGCCATCGTCAGCAGTTTGTTTTCCTCGGTCGAGATTGGGAACTGATTCATCAATGATTCCAACTTGTTCGTCGTAACATTCATGACCGTATTCTCCTTTTTTACAGCAATTTCTTGTTGACTTTGATAAAATCTTGCTTTATACTGTGCTTGAAACCGTATTATTTTACTGCTCGAAAAGAAATATACCATACTATTTTATTGTTGTCAATACCAAAAACAAGAAAATTTTATCGTTGTGAGGTATTGTTATGGACTCCACATTATATATTAGGATCAAAGAACTCTGCAAAGGCGAAGGAATCACGCTTAAAGAACTCTGCGAGATCACCGGCGTAAAAGAAACAAATCTGAACAAATGGAAAAACGGGACTTCCCCTTCCATTGATTCGATCCGTCCGATTGCAAACCATTTCCATGTTTCTCTGGACTATTTAACCGGCAACAGCGACATTCCGCAGAACGCCGACGCAATTCTCCAAGACGCTGATATTATTTCACTTCAACGCGCAAGGCTGCGGCTTTCCAAAGAGGATGAAGCGCTTTGGAACAGCTCAATGGAAATGCTGCGACGCACATTTGACCGCGCTTTCGGCAAAGAGGAAAACAAATGATCCGTTACGGTTTGGTTCACAAAGAGGTTTTACATATCTACAAAATGCTCGATCCGGTTGCTTTTCCAATCGAACCGTGCAATTTATCGTACATTTTTCCAAATCTCCGCATGATGACCTACCAGCAATACGCCGATTGGAACGATTGCTCCATTGAGCGTGTTATCCAGACTTGTAAAAGCAAATTCGGCTGTACGCACTACGATCCGGTCAATGACAGGTATCTCATTGTCTGGAACGATGATACGGCAGATAACAATGTGCTTGGACGGCAGCGCTGGACAAAAGCACACGAACTCGGTCATGTTGTGCTGAAGCATTTGCCGATGACTGCGCAAAAAAAGATGTCGCGTGACGGATTTTACAGTAAGCATGACGACGAACTTGAGGAAGAAGCAGATTTGTTTGCAGCTCTCCTACTCTGTCCGTGGGCGCTCTATCGGCAGCTCTATATTGATTCTGCCGCAGATATAGAAAACATCTTCGGGCTTTCCGAAATGGCGGCGAATATCCGTTGGCAAGACTATCTACGCTGGCGAGGTTGCCGACGAGCGCCGGAGGAAAACACTTGGGCTGACAGAATGCGGAGCATTATCCAATTGAGAAAACGTGCAGGACATTTGGAACATCCACCGTTCCGTTACAAAGGCTTCCGAAACAGCACGATCATGGTTTGGAAAGACGCGGAGAACTTTTAATAAAAGGCTGGTTATGCGCCAGCCTTTTCTTTTTGCATCTGCTTGATGATTCGGTCGATCTCCCGCGCCACCAGCACAAAATCATCCTCTATATAACCCTTGGTCGTCATCGCCGCCGTTCCGATCCGAATACCGGACGTGAGCTGCGGCGAACGAGTTTCATTCGGAATACAATTCTTATTCAGAGAAATATCGTGCCGATCCAGACGTTCTTGAACTTCCTTGCCGGTCAATCCGGTCTTGGTAAGGTCTATCAAGAACAGATGATTGTCTGTCCCTCCGGTCACAACATCGTATCCGAGACGAATAAACTCGTCGCACATGGCGCGGCTGTTGCGAACCACCTGACGGATGTAAGTTTTGAACTGCTCCGTACAAGCCTCTTCCGCTGTGACCGCTTTTCCGGCGATGACGTGCTGCAATGCGCCGCCCTGCGTACACGGAAATACCGCGCTGTCGATCTTCTTGGCAAGTTCAGGCTTGCAGAAAATCAGACCGCCTCTTGTGCCGCGCAAGGTTTTATGCGTGGTCGTCGTGATCACGTCCGCAAGTCCAAATGGCGAAGGATGTTCACCGGCAGCAACCAAACCGGCGATATGCGACATATCCACCATGAAATACGGGCGCTGCATCGCGGTCTTGTTGTAGCACGAATAATAATCGTCAATGATCTTGTTGATCCGACGAAAATCAATGATTCTGCTGTACGCGCTTGCTCCGGCAAGAACCAGCTTGGGATGATGTTCATGCAGCTTATGGTACAAGTCATCGTAGTCAATCCTACCGTCCGCGTCCACGCCGTAAAATTCCACATTGAACAATTTTCCGCTGAAATTTACCGGCGAACCGTGCGTCAGATGACCTCCATCGTTTAGGCGCATGGAAAGGATCGTGTCGCCGACGTTCAGGAGCGCCATATATGCCGCGAAGTTTGCGGACGATCCGCTGTGCGGCTGAACATTGACATGATACGACGTGCCGAACACTTCACTCCACTTCTGGCAGCAGTATTCTTCCAGCTCGTCTACATACTGACAACCGCCGTAATATCTGCCGCAATTTCCAGTCATACGATATGCCGGATAACCTTCGGAGTATTTGTTTGTCAGGCACGATCCGACCGCCTTCATGACGTTTTCGCTGACAAAATTCTCGCTGGCAATCAACTCAATTGTGTTGCACTGGCGAATATGTTCTTTCTCGATAATCTCAAATACTTTCGATTCCATTACGCGCTTTCCCTTTCCTGTTCTTCAAGTTCATGATATGCTTCAGATACGGTGTCCGCAGAGAGGATAAAATTGCCGGAACTATCACGGACTTCAACGTGTCCGTTAATGTGAAAGATGGCGTAGTTCATAATATCCTCCATTATTGTATTTCTTGTTATGGCGGCAGATGCCGGAATCGAACCGGCGTTTCCGTGTGAACCACAGCGTATTACCACTATACGAATCCACCGTAGAGGCTGCCGGATATTGCAATTCTCCAACAGCATACCCTTGTCTGCCGTCGAAAGTGTTTATGGCTGTACGGGCGCATAAACAGCATTTCAACGTACTTCCTGCACTTGGGATGGCAAGGACTCCCTCGATACTCTTCATAGACCGAAAACACTTATCCGCGATATAAGACTCACGCGATAACGCTGCTAAAACTCTCACAGCTTTGAAGGATTTTTCCATTGTGCAGATGGCGGCGTTCACTCTGCCGTGCTATGGATAACAGCTCGACGATGTATCCGGAAGGAGGTGAGACACATGGATTCGTCAAGAGAAAGGAGAACAAGATGTCAGAACAAGAGAAGAACCGTCTGATCTTTTTTGATGATTTGTCGCTCGGCAAAGCGATTCGAGCTGCTATCCAGTGGTGCGTCAGGAGAGGATCGAACTCTCGACTTACAGATTAAAGGTCTGTTACTCTGCCAACTGAGTTACTGACGCATATAGAACAGAAGGCAAGAATCGAACTCGCGCATAGCAAGCCGTTTATGCTTGCCGTGTTACCACTTCACCACTTCTGTTCTTTGGCGCAAGAGGCAGGATTTGAACCTACAACGGAGTTGATCAGACTCCACCGCTCACTTCGCGGCGCGTTTAACCATTTCGCCACTCTTGCGTATGGCGGCTGCGTCCCCGAAAACAACCGTCATACCGAAAAGGAGGGAAAACTTTCCAAAACCGGTTAAAAACCGAGAATTGGCAAATCAGGAAATCTTTGTCGCATTATCATCGTTGGTAAGCGCTGGAAATTTGAAATCCTTGAACCGCTTGAGCTGCGACTTGCTCAATCGCGGAGAAACAATCTTGAAATTCTTGATCATGTGATCCGAAACGACCACTACCGGAATTTGAGTCATTCCCATCATGCGATAGATCAGATAACTTGTATAACCGTCAAACAGCGTTCCATCGCTCTTGATGAAGATTTCCGTATCACACTTGCCGTTCTTTTTGAATTCTTCCAGACGACGGTTGAGCTTTTCCGTGTTCGGAATCGTCCGCGCAAATGCCTCCGTGATATGGATTTTCTCTGCACCGATATTAAGACGCGGGAGATTCAGGAAAACGCAGTCACACGACGCGGCAGCTTTATCGACATAGAGTTGATTCGCCTCAAACTGAAGGACTTCTCCGACTTCCGTTTGAACAAAAAACATAGCGATTTCGTCATCCATTGTCTTATCGAAAGTCATCGAAATAATCTTGCCGCACTTGACACCGTAGATCAGGTAGTTCGGCTTGAGTCTGCCCTTGCCGCCACAATGCGGACATTCGTGTTCTGCACTGATGATCACAGGCTTTTCCGGATCGAACATATTCATCACCATTGCATAGCGGAACTGCGGATCGGAGAACTCATATTTGTTCAAGCTCCGGTAGAACTTCTTTTTGCCAGTCCCCTCACAGAGCCAACACGGTACGCTGGATTGACGCGCAAGATAAAAAACGCTTTGTCCGATTTCAAAATCAGTTTTGAACTCCATAGCGAATCCTTTCTTGTAAATGTTGTTATGTTGTCTTTAGGAATGCCGGTCATCACCGGCTCTTTTCACTTGACATTATACTTGTAATTCTTGTTATTGTCAAGAGCTTTTTTGAAAATTTCCGAAAAATTCTTCAAGATCGGTTTTTCACGGCGAAACGGGCAATCACGCAAACACATGACGCAGCGCTGTCCGCAGGAATGATCCGCGCTTGGATAAATACCGGCGACCGGCTGCATGGTTTAATCTCCGTATGGGCTTCCCCACTGGAAATCCCACTCAACACGATAGCCGTCCGAATTGAACTTATAGAAATGATTATGTACGCCGTCACCGTAGAAATACTCATAATCCACCGGCAACACACGACCGACATCCTCCGAGCCGTTACGCTCCGCGTTCCAGCGTTCCAGAACGTCATAAGAAAGTTCAAGCAGATCATCCCACACGGGAGAGCTGGAACGATAGGCAAACTGGTTCTGCTGCGTCAGAATTTCCGCAATGGTATCGGGAAACTCCGGATCATCAATGCGATTGAGCGCCGTCCAAACAACAGCGGCTTTCTCTGCTTTGCTCGGTACGCCGCGACATTCCGCATACATTAATTTTGCAAGCATGATCGCGTCATCATCCGTATAATACTTGACAGGTTCAGGCTCGGCTTCCGGCTGCGGCTCTTCCAGTTCGATCATTGCAGAACTGTACTGTACGAGACTTTCCATTGTCGGCATGGACTCCTGCGCCGCCTTCAGCTCGTCTACCTGTGTCTGCAAAGACCGAATCTTCAAGTTGTTGATCATGATTCCGGTCATGAGGACTGCCATAAATACCATAATAGCAAGCACCTCATAAAAGATTTTACACTGTTTTCTTCGTTCTGTCATTTTTCCATAGTCTCCTTCTTGTAATTATTGTTATTCAAGTCCAATGAGACGATTAATATACTCCGGCTGTTGATGAAAAATCGGAATATCATAATCAATTACCCACTTGTTGCGAGTGAGAACGTTTTCTCCATCGGTCTGTGCAACTCCATTATGGACAATCGGCATTGGCTTTTTGATGCAGCATACGCCGCGCTTGCTCCGCGTTGTATAGTTGTTCCAGTTGATTCCCTTCTCCACGAAAAGCATTTCCTGAATATCGTTACAGGATTTTCCATGAAGCTGCTTGTGAGAGAAATTTGCCTGACCGACCATCTGAATACTGTTGCGCGTTGCGTCCTGTTGCCGCCATTCCAGCACATTCATCACGTCATCGCACGGAACGTTAAATACGCGGGAATCAAACAACGCTCCGCGATCCAACGCTTTATTGTAAGCGACGCATATACATTCCTCTACTGCAAACGTGTTTTCCGGATAATCCATTTTCATATCAAGAATACGTTCGTTATGTGACGCAACACATTTTGCAAACGCACGATTGAATGCCAAAGTCGCCATCGACGCGGAAATACTGGTAATTTTTTCCACATTATAGTCAAACCACGCATCCGAGGTCAAAGTCTGATAGTCGATCAGAACAAGCGTGATCTCGTCAGACTGTGTATAGCCGAGGACGCAGCCCTGAATGTTCTCGCAGAGATATTTCATCGTATCTTCCATCGCGTTCATCAAAACAAAATCAAACGGTTTTTGAAAACCGCGCGTGAACGTGTGAAACGCCTTGCCGTCCAGACGGATAATCACCGGTACGCGGCGCGTCAGGAACACCTTCGGCACTGCTTCATAGGTTTTCATCCGATCTCCAAGACTGTCGTGCTTATTGCTCATAGTTTTCCTCACTTTCAAATCCAGCAATGACACATTGCATTATTTGTTGCTCTTTTTTCTTTTGTCGATATAGATTTGCTTGTCGCAGTTGATTTTTCTCTGCGTCATGCAGCATTTTCACAAGAATATCAATTGCTTCTTCCTCGTCTTTATTATTGTATCCAACGTGAAAATTCTCCATCGCTTCAATCGCCATGTTTAACGCAACAATTTTCTTTTTACTCAAGTACATGGTTATTCCCTCACAGCGAAGCGATATACAAATTAGCAACTTGTTTCATAGTCAAATCCTGAAAAAGCCCATCGTCTTTTGCCGCTCTCGCAAGTCCAAGAATGAACCCATACAGCAAATATAGTTTTTCGTTATCTGTCACATTCAATCACTTCCTTGTAATTATACTTATTGGAGTAAAAAACACTACTCCTATTCGTATTGCTGAAGCATATTCTCCACCTTGGAGATTTGCGCCTGATCCATGATGCGACCGCCGCGATTGAGCATCAGGAAGAGGTTGAGAATGTCCTTTTTCTCCGCGTTGCGAACTTCCGCGACGGAAATATTGTGATTCTTGAACGTGCATTTATCCGTTCCGGAAAGCTGCGAGAAGGTCTTGCCGCGATAGGTGATCCTGTCCTCGTAGAATTCCAGAAGCGTATTCAAGCGCTGCTTGCCGTCCAGAATTTCATAGGAATATCCGTCTGCTTTCCAATCCGTATCGCTGCGATGGATCAGGACAAATTTTCCAATGTCGATGTTCTTGAAAACGCTGTCCAAAAGATACTCTTTGTCCGCGCCGTTCCAAACAAAGTCACGCTGATAGTCCGGATTCATCTGGATTCCAAAGAAATAAGCGCGATGAAGCAGGGATTCAATGGTCTGATTGTTAAAATTCAGGCGAATATCGTCATTTTCCGTGAATTTCGTGTCCTCAATCGCTTCGCGGGAGCGGACTTCCATCCATCTTGCAAGGCGATAGGTGTTATAAGTATAGGGGTGTCCGTAGTTGTTGTTCGTCGCTTCGCAGTACAGAAGATAGGCTTTTCCATCTGCAAGAACTTCTTCCACGACCGCGCTGTTGAGCGCTCCAAAAAGAACCGAATCTCCAACATTGAAATAATACATCGGTTCTGGCGTGAATTTGATCTCCTGCTCCAACTCACGATAACAATGCTGTTTTTCCTGCGCGAGTCGTTCTTCCGGAGTAAGCGGTTTCTTTTCAACTTTTCGTGCCATTATTGCCATCCTTCCTTTGCGCGGCGTTGTATAAAATCTTTCAAATCCTGCAAAGCGATTTCGGATTTTTCCTTACACTCAAGAATATAATCGTCGTCAATCTCGCCTGTTCCGATTCTATTTTTCCATCGCTGATAGGTGCAAAGACTTGTCAAAAATTCCTGCGACTTAAAGATGATATATTCACAATCCCGCACACCGACACGATATATTCCGACATCTGTTACAACAGGACTGACTTCCGGAACTTGTTTCATCAAATCTGCAAGTTCCATCAGTTTTTCCATTTCCACTTGCGTCATGTAAATTTCCTCCCGCAACGCGGACAGTAATCCACATTGAACCGAATCGTGTAGTCATGTGCCGTGACAAGAATTTCTCCGTGACTATCCACAAAGGCGTTATTTTCGTTGTTCGCCCAAAAAAGTGCAAGATCACCTTGACAGCATGAACAGTTCGGCTTGTTTTCTGAATTTTCCATCACAGCACCGCTTTCAGTTCATTGATGATGATGCTGAACGCATGGGAAACTTCCACGCTGATTTTTCCGTCGATCCTTGCGTCTCGAATCTGCGTAGCTATGCGCTGCAACTGCTCCTGATCATGACAGGCTGCGAGATCAGTCAAAAAGTCTTTCATTTCGTTCATGATTAATCTCCTTTCAACTTATCGAACATATTGATTGCATAAACAATATCCAACAGTTCGTCACGCACCTCAATGATTTCTCCGTTTTCGTAGTCATCCGCTAATTTCCGGAGCATGGCAGTAATTTCCTCGTCGTCCAATTGTCCTTTGACAGTCATGTACTTCATGTACTTGCTCATGATGATTTCTCCATTTCCATCAATACTGATCTTCTTTGGTACAGATTTGGAAAATAAGAATGTCAATTCCTGTGTTTGCAATATGATATGGCTTGATACCACGAACTTGTGAAGCGAACCACCTGCCGTCCCTATACGATTTTCCGGAAACCTGATCGTCAAAAACAACTGTTCCCTTTGAACAATCCGGCGTATCGTCATTGGAAAGTTCATAAGAATTGGGATAGTCAACGATCCGAATGTACTCATTGCCTCGAATGATATAAGTGATCGTTTCGATCGCGACTTTACTTGCGATACGTTTCATTGTTTTTCTCCTTTTTCAGTAATCGTACACACAAAAGCGAATTGTGTGAATGAATTCTCCAAAATCAGCTCTCAAACAATAAGCCCTTTGCTATTTCCAGCAACGCTTCCCGTTCGTTCGGAATTATATCATCAATAACCAATGTAAGCAAGTTTTTCAGGCAATAGCCAATCTGCCGTCCTTCCGAAGCGCCAATCGCTATCAGATCACGTCCATTGACTGCCAAATCCTTGAGCTGGAAACAGTCTTGATCCGCTTTAATTTCCTCAATCAACGCAAAGATGTCATTTTTCCAAATTCTTTCTGTTTCCTGCGGTACTTGCGCCTTTTTGTCCGCGTCCTGCACTTCCAGAAGGCGTTTGAACTGTTCCTCTCCGAGATTGTTGAGTCTGCGGCGCACAATTGCCTTGCGCGGCGGCGTTTCCATGTCGTGAAAGCGGACGAGCTGCGTCACCGCATCCACGGTTTTGTTGTCATAGCGCAGTTCGCGCAGTCGTTTTTCCGCGATCTCCGCGCTGACTTCCGCGTGTCCGTAAAAATGACCGATTCCGTTCTCTATACTGAAAGTCTGCGGTTTTCCGAGATCGTGAAACAAGAGCGCAAGACGAGTAATCAAGTCCTGCGGCGCTTCCGAAATCGCCATGACGGTATGATGCCAAACATCCAAATAGTGATGCGGATTGTGCTGCTGGAAGTTTACAGTTTGTGAAATTTCCGGCAAAAAGACGGAAAACACCGGAGCGCCGTACAGAATGATTCCATAGGCATATTGCGACACAAGAATTTGATTGAGTTCCGCTTGAATCCGCTCAGACGATACGTTCCGAAGGAGTTCTTTATTCGTCTGGATCGCCTTTGCCGTTTTTGTTTCCAATCCAAAACCGAATCTTGCCGCGAAACGCAAGGCGCGAAGAATACGGAGAGCATCTTCCTGAAAGCGGTCGTTCGCGTTTCCGACGCACTTGATATAACAGTCCTCTAAATCGCGCTGACCGTGGAACGGATCAATGATTTTTCCGTCAAGTCCCGCCGCCATTGCGTTCATGGTGAAGTCACGGCGCTTCAAATCTTCCGTCAAATCTCCGGTAAACTCCACCGAATCCGGATGGCGATGGTCTGAATAGTCTCCGTCCTTCCGAAATGTCGTGATCTCATAGGGTTCGCCGTCCAGCATGATCGTCAGCGTTCCGTGCTTGAGTCCGGTTTCAATGACTTTGTATTCAACAAAGACTTCCTTCATCTGCTCCGGCTGCGCGTTGGTACAAATATCCCAATCGTGCGGCGTAATGCCAAGAATACTGTCGCGGACGCAACCGCCGACCACATACGCCTGATAACCGGATTTTTCCAGTTTTTCCATCAGCAAACGCGGCGACTTTGGAATGTCGATTTTGGTTTTCTTCATGAGATCATACCCTTTCGGTGGCAGTTTCGCCATTTTCCCAAGATTTGTACCCGTTCGGGTGCTTCTTGTAAAATGACTTATGTTCTGTAATCAAAAACGCAGTTTCCGCGCGGTCTTTCATTTTCAGGCTTCGGATAGTAACCAAACCAAGTTTTCCAAGTTGCGTTCATGACTACGGATGAATTGACCGCCATGACAAACTCTTCGATCTGCTTATAATCCGGTTTCGGCGGCAAGGATGTGTTTTCCTTCGCGTAGTGCAAACGCTTTTCGTATTCGTCCACCATTTGATAGAACTCGTCGCGGAACGTGCCGTCCGGTTTCTGGAATTCTCCGGCGCGGATGGACAAAAGAAGCGGGATGTCGTGTTCTCTGTATGTAATGATTTCTTCCTTTTCCAGAATATCCAGACACATGAGATAGAGACGGATCAAGTGCATGGCGTGTTTGTTCAAATGCGCGTCGTCCTTCTTGTGGTTTCTCCGGTTGATTTTTCCGTAGTCCTTGACGATGTTGTTGAGATCGCTCCAAATGTTTTTATAGTCGCGGAGCGGATAATGCTTCAGGTTCACGTCCACAAAGATTTCCGAATCCAAATCCTCATGCTCCGATTTGTCCACATAGAGTTCCATGCCGCCGTTCTCGAATTCTCTGTATCGTCCGTTGAATTCCAACATGGATGCCTGACAGGAGGACAAAATCTGCGCTTCCTTGTCCATCTGCGCGAATCGGTCACGCGCAAGCGCGGCTTGCAGTCTGCGGAGCTGCTGCATGGCGTAACCGCCAAAGGACGCGACTGCTTTCTGCGAGAGAAAGAGCTTGCGTTTTTCCAACATCTGCCGTCCGATGGGAGAAAAGAAGATGTAGGAATCCGGTCTGCAACCAAGCATTTCAATTACGTTTGGATTGCAGTTTTCCAAGAGAGTTATCAGCTTATTAAAGGAATACACAACGGTATCCGTCTGATTATCTATGACCTGTTCAAAGTTGGTTCTTCCAATCAAATCACTCACGGAATTTAGCGCACAACCGCGCACGTCCACGTCCGATCCTTCCACATTTGTTCCGTAAGCGTGACTACCGCCGAACGTCACAAAGAGCATGGTTTCTCCAAGATGGGGATTTGTCTTGAGGAAGTCATATTCCGGCTGCGAAACAACATTTTGAATATCAATCATAGTTTCGTCCTCGTATCGTACTTGATTTCCGCAAGCTGCTCGTTCGCTCTCTGCAATTCTCCACGGATCAGCCGCGCTTCCGCAAGAAGGTCTTTCAATACAACGGTGAGTCTCGTCAACTGTTCTTCCATATTCTGTCCATTTCCTTTCTGATCATCTGATCCATATAAGTTCTGGCTTCCGCAAAGGTCATCCGGCGCGGCGCTTCATACATGGTAATGTCCTTTCCGACTTGAACCAAACCATGACGAAAATCCTCGCGTGTTTCGTCGCTGTATCTGTCCACCCACATCATCGGCGTGTCCAAGTGGCGCTTGTTTCCGTATGTTGTCCATTTGATTTCCTTGCGCCGCTCCGCAATATAGTCCTCGACATCGCAAAGGTTGAACGTTTTTCCGTCCGGAAGTCTGACTGGATATTCGTTGCGCTCTAATTTTTCCAGAATGTCAAGCGCGTCTTGATACGGAACATCTGTTTTTCCGGCAAACTGGAATCTGTCGCGCTTGCAACCATGCAAATATTCAAGTTTTTTGTTCCATTCGGCTTGCTCTTTCTGTCTGCGTTCCGCGTCAAAATCTGTATGAATCAGCGCCCAAACACAGACGATGAATCCAGCAAAAAGGAGTAGCGTAATTATTACAGTGATTACGTTCATAATCTCTCCAAAGCAAATAATGATATTTGCATTATACTTGTATTTGTTGTTATTGTCAAGAGGAAATTGCGCAATTTTCCGCATTTCTCCGTTCCAGCTTGCGGGATTTGAGTGTTTCACGCTGCTTCCAGAACGGATGATCCTCGTATTTCTGCAAGTGACGGCATTGCTTTCCAAGGCAACCGCGCATTTTCATTTCGTGCGCCGTCAAAACACCGTCATGCAAGGCGCAATAGGCAACCGCGCTTCTCGGCTTGCCGCCGTAAATTGTCTTATTCATCCGTTTATCCTTTCTCCTGTTCAGGATTTATTATAGCGCACGATCAATTTCATATCGCGGATTCCGGCGCTGCGGCTGTACCATTCTTTGCCGTTCATCCGGATCGCGTAGTTTGCTTTGATCTGGCATTTTTCCAGCGCCATGCGCCGCTCTTCCGGCGTGAGACGGCGCACCGTGATATTGTGGCACTTCATGTACTCTGTTTTATTTAGGTTCATGGGTTCAGCTCACCTTCCCAATAGGCATATTTCTTTCGTCCGATGCAATCAAAATCCAGCATGGACAAACTCGGAAGCTCGATGCCGCAACTCTCTTTGATCGCCGATTTCAACTTGCGATAGGAAACGTATTCCGGCAAACCGCCGACCATTTCTCCGTTGATCGTCACATTCGCGTAATAGCTGCCGTCATGATCCTTGACAATCTCCACGCGATACGGCTTCCGAGCCGCTGCTTCTCTGTTCTGGCGCTGTTCCTGCTTCTGTTGATCCACGATTCCGAAAACTCCGGCGTTCGGATGCTCGGAAAGATGCTCATAAAGCGTCGTGCGCTTCGGATGATTGATCTTGTCGATTAAGCTGTTCATGATTTTTCCTCCATAATCTGTTCAACTTTTGTATTCGTTACATAAAAAGCTCCATCTTTTATAATCTTTTCTTCGCCAAGAATACGCGCTTTCCGTTCTGTATTTGCCTTAACCTCAACAGTTTTATATCTGGACGCATCCATGTTGATCTCTGCTGTAACTCTCCACTTTTTAATATGATTTCTCATGCTATTTTCTCCATTTCTCTGAATCCATTGACATATTTTCCATTTTCACGCACTCTACTTAAACGTAATGCAGAAATAATGCCTTCCGTATCATCGTCAAATGATCCGTCACGTTCCGCATACTGTTTAGCTTGCTCCGGAAAAACCGATCTGAGATTTTCTTGCTGTCGCTTTGCGTCAAAGTATTGCCATACGTCAAATGCCGGATTATCCGCAGTTTTTAGATAATCAATGAACGCATCACGGATAATTTGCGTGATTTTTACACCAGAATAATACTTTTTCTCCGTTCCGGTATAATTAGACATAAACTGAATAACGGACTGCATCGCATTTTGTCCTTCAGGCTGTTTCAGTGCATAGATGATACCCAATGTCATATCATTCATTTTAATTCCTCCGTACAATTTTTCAGACATTGTTCTGCCTTTTCCTTCGCTGCCAACTCAAGCAAAGTATTCCGCGCATGATCCAGCTTTTGACCAAGCGGAGAATATGGCGTAACTTTCATCCGACGTTCCATGAGAATAGCGGCTGCAAATTCCAAATCCGTCAGATTTCCAAGTTCTTTTATCGTCCATCTATCCATTGTTTGATCCTCCTTCAGAAATTGAATTTGTTGTAAAGGTTCTGCAAAATTTCCAAAACCAAATGGACGTTCTGGCTCGTTTCTTCGTGGATCACAGCGCAAGCGTCCGTATCCATTGCGTCCAGCATTTCCATATAGGCATGGAATTTTCCAATGCTATGCTCCGCATTGAGTAAGCGCGTAACGCGCATTGTGCCGGTTTCAAACTTCCACTTCCGCGCCTCATTCAACGCATCCTTCGCGTAAAACCGGCATTTCTCCATGATCTGTTCTTTGTTCATGATTCATTCCTCCACAAATTCATAACGCGGACTGTATAAGCTGCCTTCTCGTCTGATATAGTGTCTACGGCGTTTGAAAGTAATGTACTGCTTTGATCCGTCATCCTTTATCGGACAAACCTTGCGTATTTCTCCATCAGACACAAGTAATTTTCCGTAAGGAAAAATGCGTCTGTTTCCAAACATGGGAATGGTATAGTCGATGATCTTTTCAATTTTCATTTCTATGTCCTCCGTCAGATTTCGACGTGTTCAAAATGTCCATCCGATCCCCAAAATGTCCAGCCGCTTTCCGTCTGATTTTCCATCAGAATATTTCCGTCATAGTCTCCGACGTTTCCATGAATAGCTTCCAGATTAATCTTGTATTTCTTGATAAATTCCAACGCCGTCATTATCGTATCCTCCTATGCTGCGCGACAATCTCTAATGCAATTACTCAAATAAGAATACAAATAATCAAGATCGTCGCTGTAATTGTTCATTTTTCCGTTATGATAAGTAAACCGTGATAGATTCTTCCATTTCTCCGGCAATTTCTCCGGTTTTTCCACTTTGATATATAACCAAATGTGCTTCATGCCGCGCTCGAATTTCTCAACTGAAATGCGAAGTTTTCCACAATTCGTATCAATCCAATATGCACCATAATTATCTTTTTCTGCGTCATATCGCGTCGCTAATGCTTCTACGCGCTGACAAAAGCGGTCATATTCTGCTTTATAAACCATTGTTCCGTCCTCCTTTACACAACCGGCAAAAATGCCTCTTTTATGTCATAATGTTTCGTGACTTCTCCGTAGAAATAGCCGTCTCCGCAAGCGCCGGTTTTTCCGCTTGACTTATAATATTTCTTTGGGATTTCTCCGCATTCAATCAACGCATTGAACGCTTCGTGAATCTCGCCACGCATTGATCCGCGCCGGAATGAAAACTCCGTCACAAACTCAATATCATTGTTCCGAATGCGAAAAATGTTTCCGTAAGTATCGTAACGCTTCGTTTTTCCTATTACATAAATGTATCTTTTCATTGTTCGTTCCCTGTCCTTTCCGGCAAGCTGCCAAATCTGCTTATTCTTACGAAATGATCTCCGCGCCGTTTAACTTACTTGACGGCTGCGCGTAAATCGTCTGCTTCGTCTTTACGTCCTGAATGGTAAAGTTGACCGATCTTCCGTCCGCGCTTTGGATCACGTTTGTCACCATATAGCAATCGCCATAGGCAAAACGCAAATAATCTCCTATTTTTACAAAACGCTTTGTATCTTTGTTCAGTTTCATTTCCAATCACCGTATTCAATCGTATTGTTCGGATACTTGCGGTTGAATCTCCAAAACGTTGCCGGTCTTGCTCCTGCGTCATCCGTTGTAACGATCATTTTGTCATAGGAATTAAACAGACGATTTGCAATCCTGCTTGCCTTCGCCTTGAGTCCGGCAAGTGTGTTTGCCTCGATCTGCTTTCCGTAAATCTCGCCGTAAAACATGGTTCAATCCTCCAATCTGCCGATTTCCTCAATCAGAATTCCGTCAAAGGGATATTTGCCAAACCATTCATTGAAACGATACAGAACGCCGTTTCTTGTCAACAAACGGTTGAATTCGATCCCTTCCCAAACAATGTCTTGATAGTTCTCCAAATCCAGAACGTTGACGCTCTTATATCCATATTGCGCCGCAATATCGAAAGCTGCCGGATTCTTTTTGCCGCTTCCGGCAAGAGACGTGATTTTTCCGGTTCTCTGAATGACTGCTTTCATGGTCTGATCCTCCCTAATGCGAATTGTAATAGTAGATTTCCGGTCTGCGTGATACGTTGTATATCCAGCTTCCGCAACGCACCAAAAGCGCGTCTTTTCCGTAAAACTGTTCGCGCATTCCCTGAACGCTGCCGGTGACGTGGAAACATGGGAAACATCCGTCCACTAATCGCTGATCCTTGACGTACAAGGTTTTTACTCTTCGCGTTCCGCGCATTGTTCCAGCCTCCTTAATACTCGATTTCAAACTTCCAGCAAAGAATTCTACCGATTGCAAGGCGAATATCATCTTCGTTATACGTTCCTTCGTCCATCCATCCGCTTGATTCTTCAACGTCGCTGCGGATCGTCAGGATAAATTCATCATGATCAAGCAATTTTCCAACATAGTCGCTGCTGATTGACTGATTCAAAATGTTCCGCACTTCTTCCTTGAAAATGTCCAAGTCAATATGCAAATCATTCATTTCACACTTGATAAAGGAATAGTTGTCGCAAGATAAACGCATTGTTCCTCTTTCTCCGTCATCGTTGACGGCTAACTTCCATTTACCGGATTCTGCATCAAGCGAAAATTCCTCTATGTTGTCCAGACGATAAAAGCTATCTGTATTCTTTTGGTAAAATTCTACGATCATTTGTCCGTCCTCCTTAATACAAGTCCTTCCATGCCTGAATGATCGCGTTTCTCCGCGCCTCGTTATCGTCTGTGTTTGTTCTGTACGTCTCGCCTTCTTCGCGGAAATACGTTGTGATTTCTCCAATGAATCCATCATCCAGCTTCACGCGCATAAACGCGCTTGTTCCGTAAGTATGTTCACAAAGTTTCGTTGCCATTGCATCAGTCCTCCGTTTTGTTGTCTGGATTCTCCGGCGCGGTCAATCGACCGCTGCCGGATTCTCCATGTTCTCAAGCTGTATCTGTTCCGCTTCGTCCTCGCCGGATTCTTCCGCATCATCCGCGCCGTCATCCGGCGTTTCCTCCGCAAGCTGGCGCATGATCCTCTGGCGCGTCTGGACGGCGTTCGGCTTCGCGCTGCCAATCGTTACGCTTGTGTTGTAGTCCTCGTTCGTGGACGGTTCACCGGAAAAGAACGTTTCCAGAATGTCCTTGATCTCGTCGCGCGTCTTGCCGTTGTTCAATGCCTCATAGATGAAATAGGCGCAAGAGACAAAATGCGTTCTCGTCGTGATTTTCTTGATCATCTTCTTGTCCGTCATTTCTCCGACAATCATCTTGAACGCCAAAAGCGCCGTTTCCAAATCGTCCATAACGCGCTGATCCACCGTGACTTCATTCGCCCATTCGCGGAAAGACTTTGTAGAGAAGTCCGGCTTTTCCTCCGTTGCCATGTGGTAAAGCTGCATTGCAATGACTTCATCCATAAAGCGCTTCTTTGCCGATTCCGTGACGGCGTTCTGGATCGCATCGTGCTTTGCAAGGTTCTGGAATTTTCCGATCTCCGGCGTATTCACGCGCGTCAACTCAATGCTCGAAAGCGGCTTGCCGTTGTTCAAGCGCCGGAAAAACTCTCTCACTTCCGATTCCGTCATATCCTCGTAATAGTAGATAGTCAGGTTGTAGTCCTTGATCCGATCCTTCGCCCAATCCGGCAACTGTTCATAGTACAAACCGGTGAAATTATTGCGGTTTCCGTCATCGTCGTAAACGTCCGGAATATCCAGCGAAAGCGCAAACTTTCCGCTCATGTACTCCATGATCGCGTTGCAACGCTGCTTGCCGTCCAGACTGTCATAAATGCCGTTCTCGTCTCGCGTGAAGTACATTGCCGGAATTGCGTAACCGTACATCATGGAATGGATCAAAAGACTTTTCCGCGAAACGTCCCAAGTATAGCCGCGCTGTACGGCGTTATCAAAGTTCAGTTTCCCCTTCGTCATCTGATTGATCAACGCCTTCGCCGTCCAGTTAATATTAAATCTCTGCATTGTAATTTCTCCTTTTCGTTGTAATTGTTGTTGTGGTTTCCTGATTCTTCCGTTACGCTGCCGGCAATGCCGCAAAGAGCGGTTCTCCGGTTTTCCGATCCTGCAACTCGTAAATATCGCCGTCAAACACAACCTTGCATTTGCCGCGCTTGCAACTGATCCCAAGGCGCTTTAATGCGTTCAGAAACGCGCGTTTGTGATTCTCCGATCCGGTCTTAAAATCTCCGATATGATACGATTCATTCCACGTCCAGCCTTCTTCGCTGTTCCATGCGTCGATCTGTCTGATCTCATACTTGAATTTATCCATTGTTTCAATGCTCCTTCCATTATTTCATCCGGTTTTTAACAAATGCAATTCTCGTGAAACTCTCGCAAGAGTCCATAGCGCCGTCCGATCCGCTCAAAGTAGGATTGCCAATCCGCTAATTCTTCGTAACTGTAATTGTGGTTTTCAAAATCAGCTTGCCAATCAATAGCCTTCTGTCGCGCGGTTTCCTTGTGCCGCTGATAGTTGCTCATTTTTCCATGCCATCCTTCCTGAATAAATCGCTAAACGATTCCGCTTTCAATGCCTCTTGCGCGTCCTCCGTCATTTCGATATATTCCTTGATATAGTACATACAACTTTCAAAGTTTGCGAATTCTTCCAAAGTTGAGTCCACAAAACCGGTATAACCTTTAATCCGGAAACAAACTTCAAACGGATTCTTTTTTCGCTTATGACATTTCACAATGATCTTGAATTTTCCAAAATCCAGCATTGCAACCGTTTTCATGCTCCGTCATTCTCCCTTCATGCTTTCGCAAATCTTTGTGTTTAGGCGCTGCAATTCTCCGATATAGTCTCTGATCGCGTCAATAGACTTCCGATCCGCAATCAGCTTTTGCGCCTGATAGCAACCTTCCAGCGCCTTCAAAATGCAATCGCTCATAAGATGCTTTTCATGCTCCGAAAACACAACCATTTTTCCATACTTCCTTTCGCTCATGCCGTCCGGTAACTGTAAATTGTCTGCGTTGATACGTTGTCGATCATTTCAAGCTGCGTTTCCTCCGGTTCGATTCCAGCCCATTCACAAACGATCCTTTTATAATCGTCATCGTTCCGCGCTTCCGAATCCGCTACAATATATCCATAGCAACGATCTGTTTCCGTATATGTTGCTTCTTCGTCCTCGTCCTCCGGCGCTGCGTAATTCTCAATATCAATCACGCAAAATTCTTTCGCGCAACCTAACCACACTTCGCCGTACTGCTTTACGCCGTCTCTGTAATGCTCCGGACAATAAACCATTTCTACATAATCGCCTTGACAATAACCGCTTGCGCTGTCTGCTTTCCAGATAACGCCGGTTTTGATCGTCAGGAATTCCGCAATATCGTCTGTATGGTTTACGTCCGCATTCTTTGACCATTCCTTCAGCAAATGGCACTTGCGGCTATTATAGGGAATTCCGGCTTCCGTCATAACGTCTTTATAACCGATCCGTTTTCCGTCATAGTCCACGATCCCTTCCGCAACATCCGCGAATCCGTCAAGAATCGTTTCCGCTTGTCTCTGGATCGCTTTGTACGTTTCAATATTAAAGCCGCTGATTCTTCCCCAACCGTCATTTGAAATAATGAAAAGGTTGTTGTTCCAATCTCCGCTTGCTTCCGTCAAGCCGTCATTGTCAAAATAAAATTCAAAGTCGCATTGATCCGGCGCAATCTCTCTAATGATATGGTTGATCATTTTTCTGTTCTCCTTCCTTAACCGTAAAATTTCCAGACTTCAAAACAAGCCGTTATTTCATCAATGACCGGATCAAGAATGCCGTCCGGCGCTTTGTGGTAACGCTTCATCCATGCTGCATAATCCGCGCAACGGTCAAGCGGCAATTCCGGCGTTTGTCCGTTCCTGATTCTTTCGCATGAACGCTTGATTTGTGCAAGCCGCTTTTCCGTTGTCATTGGTTGCCGCTCCTTCCTCTATGCGCCGTTTCGCGCCGTCTGTACTGCGTTTTTGAACGCTGTATAATTTTCGTCCGTTTCATCTGCTATGCGTTCTTCCGCTGCGTCAATCTCTGCAAGGATCGCTTTTGAAAGTCTCTTGCAACGTCTGATTGTTTGTCCGCTTGTCCATGAGTTGATATATACTTCGCGGATCACAAAGTTATAATGTGTTTCGTCCGGCGCAATCAATACGCAATCGCCATTGCCTAATGTGCCTTCCGCAAGCTGCTTTAACTCATATCCAGCTTGCAAACATTCATTGATCAATTCTGTCGTTCCGGCAATATCATAAATATTTGTAACGCGCCGTTTTCCGCTCAACATTTCCTTAACTGTACTTTCATATCGTTGATCAATTACTTTAATCTTTGCCATTTGTCGCGCCGTCCTTCCTCTGTTTTGTAATTGTTGTTATGTCCGTTTTGATCCTCTGTTGTGCCGCTGCTGATACACTAGCACAATATAACAACAATTACAAGTAGCTTTCGCAAATTTCTGTATTCGCCGTTTTGATGTTTTTTCCAGAATGGATTATTATTTGTAATTGTTGTTATGCGTCGAAAACTTCCAGCGCCAAAACAGACAAGCCCAACAAAAGCAAGTTGACGCAAGCCCAAATAATAGCCGTCCAGAATTCCGCGCCGGTTGTACTCTGTTCGGCTGCGCCTATATTGCCGATCATCAGGACGAAAAACAAAGGGATCATATATCCGGCAATCGTCCGCGCCGTTTTTAAAAGTTTCATGTTGTGCCGTCCTTCCTATATCATAGCAATTAGGGAAAATTCCAGCTTGCTAATTGTTCTATATTTCGGATCGCGCCAATTTGCCAAATCTACGCGCCATTGTTTCAGAATTCCGCAAAGGATCACAACGACTTCCGCAAGCTGCAATACGCCGTTTTCTATGTCCTCTAAATATAGGTTATATTCGCCGTTTGGATCATTGCGCTGCATGAATGCAAGCGCCTTCTGTAATGTCTGTTTGTCCTGATTTGTCATTATCCGCGCCTCTTTTCTAGTCAATTTTCCGGCGCTTTGCCGTCCGTCCAGCGTTCAAAATGCTTGTTGTGCTGCACAACCGCGCCATAAAGAAAACCGGCGCAATAATCCGCATTTTCGCAAAACTGAATATAACTTGATGTGAATTCTTCCGGCTTTACGTCCGGATCACGAAAAATCAAAATTGCGCCGTCTTGCGTCTTATAAAACGCCGGATCAAAAAAGTTTGCCTTGAATGCGTCAAGATACTTTTCAATTCTTGCCGCTTCCGTTGCCGTAAATTTGCGGCTATCGTTCATAACGATCATTTATAAAACCGTCCTTCCGTCATTTTTTCAGAATGCCGCACAACCGCATTTTTCGCGCCGTCAAGCGCTTGATTTGCCGCGCCGGTATTCTGTACGCCGTCAAGCTGCAAGCCGTCCAGCGCGGCAAATTACGCCGTTCTTATGCGGTCAAATCGTCAACTTCTCTAAAGCCGTTCTTTTCTAACTGTTTCCGCAATTCGTCATAGTCGCGGCTTTTAATTTCGATCCCTTCCGTTATCATGTGTGGATCAAGTCTTGTATACGTCCGGTTGTCCGTATCGACTGCAATATATTTTCTATTTCCGTTGACGTTTCGCGCCGTCTTAAACTGCATAATCATAAAATCAACCTTCCTTCCATTCATCAAGAAATTGTTTTGTAATATCCGTTTCTTTGTATCCGTTGTTATGCGCTGCAAGCGCAATTATTTTTGATACTGTATAGCCATTTTTCCGCGCCGTTTTCATGCCGCGCAACGCAAGCGCGTTTAATTCGATTGCATGAAATAGCAACTTTTCCGCGCCGTCTTTCATTCCGTAGACTTTCGCAAGGTTGTATTGTCCGCGAACGTTTAACAATTTTTCCATGCTGCAACCGTCCTTCCGTCAAGCTACGCCGTCTTTCCGGATCGCGTCAAGCAACTTTTCAACTTCCGATTTGACCGGATCAAGAACGGAATAATCACAACCGTATTTTGCAAGGTACTTTTTCAGTTGTTCGGAAGTCGCGCGATATTCCGCGCCGTATTCGTTTTCAAGCGCCGTATTTGCAAAATCAAGAAAAGCATTCCAAATAATAGCATTCAAAGAACGGCGCTTATAATTTGCGGCAATATCGCGCAAAATGGACTTTTTGCCGCTTCCGCGATTATGCCTATATACAATATCAAACTGCATATAAATTTGATCGTTCAAATAGTCCGCATTCAACTTCATGTTTCCAGTATTCAAAAAGTAGCTATCCAGCGCGTTAAAAGTGTAATTCTGATTAGTCATTGCAATATGCCTTCCCTTCTTAAATATAGCCGTATTTCATCCAGCGCCGCGCAAGTTTCCGCGCGTCTTTGATCGTATCAGCGCCGCAAATTTGCACATATGCGCCGTAAAAATCGTTATAGTATAACAAGCTATACTTTGCGTTAAAACCGTTGCGCGGCTTGAGATTAAGCGCGAATTTTACGCCGTCAATTGTGAATTCTCTACTACTCATTTTTACGCCGTCCTTCCGTCCATTGCGAAACGTGCGCCAAAACTGAAATAAACGTTTTTCTTGCTAATTTCAACCGGATCAAGATATTTCAGGTTTAACCGCTGCACTTCGACTTCGCGCAATGTGTATAACTCATTTGCTATATAAATATCGCCGTTGTGAATTTTTAGATTTTTATATTTATTGTCCGCTTCAGGTTTAACGCGATAATATAACATTTTTAACGCCGTCCTTCCCTTTACATTTTGTTTCAAGCTGCTATTCTGTTTTGCCGTTGTTTTGCGGTTTATCCGGCGCGGCTTGCTATCATTTCCGGCGCTATTGTACCGGCGTAACAAGCCGCGCGGATCACGTCTTGATCAAGCTGCATTTTCGCCGGTAACTTCGGCAATAAACGCGCGGATCAATGCGGACAACTCTTCTTTTGCTTCCGTCCAGCTTGTTTTATTTTCAAGAATCTTTTCCGCGCGTTTATCGTATTTCTTGCACGTTTCATAATCCGGCTTGATATTGCCAATAGGCGCATAACCGGTACAAATGGCAACATTGTCAAAAGCGTAAACGTCATATTTCCAGCCTTCAACGCGCGTATTATACGCAACCGCTTCTTCACATTTCAAAAGAAACTGCAAGTTTGCATATCCTACTTTGATAATCTTGTTATATCCGGCGCGGATCGCTTTATCAGTCGTTTTATATTTCATTGTTTTATACCTTCCTTTTCAAATATTTGTAATTGTGGTTATGTTGCGCGGTTAATCGGTTGTATCAACTTCGCCGGTTATCATCATTGTTTTAATTCCGGTTAATTCATTTTGCAAGTAGCGGATCGCATAACGTTCTAATTGATCAAGCTCTTTTTTAGTGTATTGCTTGAAATTGTACGCCGCGCGGCAATAATCTTTTATATAACTATAATCATAAGAGAATAAAAACCGGTTGACGTTCTCTTCGCAATACTCATAAACTTTTTTAATTTCTTGCGACTTTGCAAAATGTTCGTTTTTGTGGTTAACGGTTGCGTTGATCGCTTTTGTTTGCCGGATCGCTTCATTAACGGCGCTGCTGCTATAAATTGCGCGTTCAATTTGCATTTTGTTTCACCTTCCTTTAGTGGTATTTTGTCAAGTCAAGTATTTGATTTTTCAGGAATTTTCTAAAAACCGTGATACAATCTTCCGGATAAAAATTTTCTTGCGTAAAGTAGTAGCTTGTTATGATCGAAAGAATACTATTATAAATTGCCGGTGGAATTGCGGCTTGCTTGCTTGCGTCTTTCTTCATTGTTTCAAGTGCCGTTTGATAGCTGATTAAAACTTCGCCGTTTTGCGGATTATCGACCTCAATAAAATTTTCGTTGCCGTAACTAATACCATGTTCAACGCCTTGATCATCATTCACAATATAGCCGATATTTTCGGGGATATAATCAATTATTGCGTATTTCTTGCCTTTTGTGAAATAGTCGGAATTTTCGATTGCTACTAAATACTTCATTGCGCTGCACCTTCCTTTACTTGTTTTTGTTGTTATGGAATAGCGCTTTTTTGCTAGAAAAAACGCTTTAGAAAAAACTGTTATCACGGCGAAGGACTGATAACTACCCGTTGTTGTACTATACGCGCCAACAACCGCGCGCCGTTGTTTTGTTGTTACTGATACACTAGCACAACATAACAAGAATTACAAGTATTTTTTGCAAATTTGTTTATGAAGGAAATTAAACTATTTTGCGGAATGGATTAATTTTTGTAATTGTTGTTATTTGCTATTATATATGTATATCAATGGCGCGAAAAAGAAAACGAAAAACGATTGACAATTAACTGTTATTTTTGGGCTGGACAAATCAACAGCGCCGCACAAATAAGCGCCGCGCCGCGCTGGACAAATTGAACGCCGGAAGGCAAGTTGTTATGATCCGCGCGGCTTTTGCGGTTATTTTTGGTTGCGTTGCAGCTTGAAGCGGTTATGATCCGCGCCGTTTGTTTTGTTCGGTTTTTGTGGTTTACAGAACAAAAGCCGCTTTTGCAAGGAATTTTTGCCGCGCGTCGATCCTATCGGAATTGATCGCGCCGCGCCTTGATCCGGTACTTGATCCGCGCCATATATGCCGGTATGGTTTACATTTTGCGCCGGTGGATTTTTCGCGCCGCGCTTAAAGTACATCTACTCAAAACATACACCAGCCCACCAATCCAGTCTCCCGCCCACCATTCTCCCGCAGCTCCACACACTCTCCCAATGCTCCCTCCCCCATCGCCGTCCACATCGCAGAACTCCCCTCTTTCAAACCACTATCCAGATTTCATCAAACGGCAGCATCCCATGCTCCACCGTATCACTCCGCAGATCACCAGCCAACAAAATGACCTTTTACCAGCGTCTTTGTCGTGTTTGCTGTCGATGACAGACAAAACACGGGTAATTCTCCATAAGTAAAATTACAAATTTATCTTGACAGCGCGAAAAAATTTTGTTATAATGAGCATAGCGAAAATACCTGTGGAGTGGTTCTTTTTGTTGATTTCGCTGCCGTCGTTTATAACAAGAATTACAACTTACTATGGAGGTAAGCACGATGAATACAAATACTGCGAAGAACTATAACGAGGTTCAGGTCAATATTGCGCCGTGGTTGGAGTCCTTTATGCGGCGGCAGACGGGGGATGGGTTTGCATTTCATACCGACGACGGACAGTTCCAAATGGGGCTAAATCAAACCAGTGTCGGTAATACTGCCGCAGAGACACAACTTAAAGTTGCGCCGCCTATTATGGACGTACAGTATCAGCAGGGGCAGAAAAAGACGCATAATCCAACTGATCCTATTTACTCACTGGAAGATGTGGAGCGGTTCAAGGAATACTTTCTCAGCCGCAAGGGACATAAAAACAATAACATCCGCGACTATGCGTACTTTGTGTTCTCTCTTAATGTGTCGCGCCGTGCGGGGGATATTCTGGCGCTCCATGTGTATGATGTTCTAAATCCGGACGGATCGTTCAAGAGCCATGTTGTGTTTGACCATGAACAGAAAACCGGCAAGAAGGCGACGGTGCTGATCAACAGCAAGGCGCGGGATGCGTTGGCGATGTATTTCAACGCTTGGGGCAACTACCGGATGTCTGATTGGCTGTTTCCGAAGTCGAATAACAAAACAGAGCCGCAGACGGTGGACGGTATGAGAAGAATGCTCCAACGTGCGGCAGCGGCGCTTTGTGTGGATATGCACATGGGAACTCACTCGCTGCGCAAGACAAATCCATACCACATTATCAGTCAGAGTACAGATACCGAGGACGAGGTAATGGTGTCGCAGTTCTTGAACCATAGTAATATCAAGACGACGTACCACTATATTAACCGCAGTCAGAACGAAATGGATCAGTTCGTAGAGACGCACGGGCTGTAAGGAGGGCGAATATGGAAATAAAGCGGTGTCCATTTTGCGGTTCGGAAGATACACACTTGGATTTTTCCGGAACTGGAAACAAACCATACATCAATGAAAAAGGATTTGTAGTAAACACGCCGTTTACCTATATTGTGATGTGTTTGGACTGCGGTGTGAGGACAATGGAGTTTTTAGAGCCGCAAATGGCGGTTAAGGCGTGGAACAGGAGAGCAGCGGCGGCAACTGCCTGACGGCAGATTGCCTTGCTGTTGTGTCCTTGCCTACGGCAAGTCCACAAAGAAATTCAATTTTTTATTATTCGTGGTGAATTTTCAGAGGTTATAAGTCAAATTTGTTGCGTTTTTGAGATTGACAAAAGTTGCTAATTTTGAAAACAGGCTGAAAAGCTCTGACAGCAGGAGTTTTTGGCGGCATTCCCCTATGTACCAAAAGCCCATAATAAGATATATATTTATTATGGCAAAAAAGTACATAGGCAAAAACCCGCAAAGCCGCATGAATAAAGGGTTTGAGGCACATCGAGCCGGAGAGCAACTTTTGTTTCAAATTTCTTGAGCTGCAAAAAATGATACTTGGCGCATACATTCATGGAGGGTTTTGACAAATGAAAAAACACGTTACTTTTCGGAGCGCGGAAGCAAGTGAGTTTTACCGTGAAATCAAGAACGTCGCGGAGAATCGTCCGATTTGGTCTGTATGGTCTGACTGGATCGAGGCTTCGGCGCTGGTGATCTCCATAGCGTCGGAATTCAGACTAAACGTTCGTGCGGCGAGAGTCAAGCGGTTTCAGGAATTGCTTGATTCGTATAAAGAGAACGAGCAGATTTCGTTTGACCGAATGTTCGATTTGATGGTTGAAGCATTAGAACGTCAGCCGGAGCAGGATTTCCTTGGCACGATGTTTGAGACGCTTGGATTGAGCGATCATTGGAAAGGTCAGTTTTTCACGCCATACGATGTGTCCTATATGATGGCGACGATCAATTTGATGGATACGGATGTGGTTCTGGAACATCAGACATGGACGGATGTGTTCGATCCGTGTTCCGGCGCGGGAGTGCTACTGATCGCGTCGCGGAATTTTCTGCTGAAGAAGAAAATCGGATGTGACCGTATATTGTTTGTCGGGCAGGACATCGACAAGGTTGCAGGACTTATGGGATATATTCAGATTTCACTTCTTGGCTGCGCCGGATATATTGCCATAGGAAATTCTCTTACTGATCCGTTGACATGGAACGGAACAAGTTTGATCCCAAATGAGAATGAACACTATGAACTTTGGTTTACGCCGATGTACCGATCCCCTGTTTGGGAATATCGCCGTGCCAAAGAGTTGTTGAAATTAGAAGCGGCAAATAACAACAAATACAAAGATAACGCAGATTAGGAGTGGTTGTAAATCATGAGCAATGTTTACATCGAGCTTGATAAGGCAGTTACGGAATGCAGGGAAATCGCGGATGAATACGGCAGTTCAAAGCGAATATCTGATAGGCAGACGTGCGCCGGAATCAATACGGCGATCAGAGTTCTTGAGAACATTCCTGCCGCAGATGTTGTTGAGGTGATCCGATGTAGAGACTGCAAATTCAGCCGTGAGGACGGCGGTTACGAATATAACGGACAAGCGGAAACACATCTGAATTGCGTCCATTGGTTGAGACAAAATCATGGAACTGCCGTTGTGAGAAAAGACGGTTTCTGTTCCGAGGCAAAAAGGAAGGGCGACAATGGCTGATGGATATATTTTGAAATCGGACGTAAGGCGAGAATTAAGGCTGCGGAGGTATTTTGAAACGGCTGATCTCTTAACGGCGACGGCAGTTATTGATTATCTCCCTGACGCGGATGTGCGTGATAAGCGTGAGGTCGAAGAGCTGGTGGATGAAGCAATCCGGATTCTCAATGCGGTTAATTCCAGCGGACGTATGGATTACGGTGATTATTGCGAATTGTATGATACGATCTCGGCGATTTACGGAACGGAAAGGAGTGAGGATGTATCGGAGAAGAATTTGTCAAGCTGAAGCGAGGAACATATCAGGAAAGCACATTGGTTGACAAGGTTTGCTCCGAGGCGCAACGGCGCTCCTATCATAACAAGGAGAAATTTGCCAGCGGCAAGCACCAAAGTATGTTCCTCGACACGCTGGCGCGTTATTGCGACTATGAGTATGACACGGAAACCAAGAAATACACGATCACGGAAGTATTTGCTTATCCGAAGTCTCTTGCCGATGCGAAAATCCATAAGGGCATTTACCAATATCTTGCGCCGCTCATTTTGAACGAGGTTTTGTTTGGAGATATGCACAAAGATCGCAAGGCGGTGATTACTTCGATAGATTTGGCGCATATGACAGAGATCGTGAACGGAAACTATAACAACGCGAAATTCAATCAGGATGCCATGCAGACAGATTTGGGATTTTCCAATTCCGTTTTGACAGAATATTTCAATAAGGCAGACAACCGAATCGACGACTACATACGGCAGTGTATCAAATACTTGGCAAGTATGAACTGCGTTATTTACAACGAAATACATATGATCGGGATTATGCCGAAAACTGCCGCAATCGAAAATGGTCATGTGATTGTTGAGCCAATGCAAGTTCGAGCCGCGACGGATGACGAAATGAAGCTCTACTCTCGACTTGTGGAAAAGGCAAGCCGGAGAGCCAAGATCATGTCTGATAAAGAAAAATGGTATGGCAAGAAAGCAGCTCGTTATAATACGGAGCTGACACGCTTGATGAAAGAGAACAACATTCAATTTGTTTGCAGAGCGTTTGAGTTGTGGCGCGTGGACGAAAAGCGATGTAAAGACGTGATGAAAAGTTTTGCAGATAAGACGATCAGCCAACGAAAACAAGAAATCGGAACAATACTCAAGTGCATCATGGATACGAATGCTGAAAATCGGTTGGAAAAGAATCAGGCGCTTGGAAACGATTATCTGGAACAGTTCAAGAGGCTATCCGATATTACACTTTTGTATGGAGCGGAGGATGTTATGAAGTCTCTCCCCTCTGCCCGTATAAAAAATATTCAAGAAAAGATGCAGGAGCGATACGGGTTTGAAGTCGAATACGCAACAGGAGGAAAAGATAGTGAAACTGAGTGAAGTACAAAAAGAGGCGGTGGATTTTTACGAAGGGTGCTGTAATGTCATCGCTTCTGCCGGTTCTGGAAAAACAAGAGTGCTGGTCAATCGTATCGTCAACCTGATCGAGAAGTATGATGTTGAGCCAAATCATATTCTGGCAATTACGTTCAGCAAGAAAGCCAAGGAGAATATGGAGGAACGTCTAAATAAAATGATTCCGGATTATGCCGGACATTTGAACATTGAGACGTTTCACTCTTTCGGATTCAGAATTATCAGGCAGTTTGAGCGCGAGGAATATGAGATTTTGGATCAGGATTGGAAAAAGGTCAAGATCATTGAGGAAATCTTGAGTCAAAGATTTCGGATCAAAGAGCCTGACGGTCAGGAAATCGCGGAAATCCTGCACTTTATTTCCGTACAGAAAAATCAGATGATTGCGCCGGATCATACGAGGCTTGGCAAAATCTATCGGCAGTACGAGGAATACAAGCAGACGAAATATCTGCTGGATTTCGATGATATGCTGACGAAATGCTATGAAATCCTGCAAAATAATTCAAAAGCGCTAAACTATTGTCAGGAAAAATATCAATTTATTCTTGCGGATGAAATGCAGGATACGAACGCAGTGCAGTATGCGATCCTGCGGATGATCGGAGAAAAGTATAAAAACGTTTTTGTTGTTGATGATCCGCTTCAGAACATTTTTATGTGGAGAGGCAGCGACAATAAGTATGTTTTGGAATTTGACGACGATTGGCAGGGCGCAAAGACGATACAGCTCAACAAGAACTACCGGAGCAGCAAGGATATTGTGGATGCGGCGAATCGGTTCGCGCGGTGTATTCCGGAGTCACAGCACAAGCATTATATTGAGAGCGTCGCGGACAAGGGAGAATTTGAACAGCCGCATTTTCAAAAGTATTATGACGAGACGGAAGAGGCAAACGAGATCACAAACATGATCAAGGTTTATGCCGCAGACGGATACGACTACAAGGATATTGCGGTGCTGACGAGGACGAACGCGCAGCTACAATACTTTGAGACTGCCATGTATCGCGGCGAAGTTCCCTATACGGTCGTGGACGGCGTTTCGTTTTTGGATCGACGAGAGGTTAAGATTGTACTGTGTTATCTGAGACTGCTCATGGACATTAACGATGATGAAGCGTTTGAGTACATTTACAACCGACCGAACCGCTGGTTAGGTTCGGCGTTTTTGCAGGAGTGTAAAAGAATAGCGAGAAAAGAAAAGATTTCCCTATACTGTGCTATGTTCAAGATCAGCAAGACGAACTGGAAGTATCGAAACGGCGTTAATTCGATCTACACGGCAATCAAACAAGTGAGCGATATAGATTATAAGAGCGTCACAGAATTGATCAAGGGCTTGAGAGAATGTCTGAACTTGGACTCGTATGTTTCCAAGGATTTGTGCGACGACGATGACAGTCGCATTGAGAACTTGAATACGCTTGAGCGTATGGCTTCCAATTATGACGACGCAAAACGGTTTTTGTCGTTCATGACGCGGTTCGGAAAAGAAAAGAAAAATGATCCAAATTCCGTGCAGCTCATGACGATCCACAAGGCAAAGGGATTGGAATTTCCAATTGTGTTTGTTGCAGGAGTGAACGACGGTGTACTCCCTCATCGAAAAAACGAAAATGTGGACGAGGAAAAGCGGTTGATGTATGTCGCCATGACGAGAGCCGAAAAGATTTTGAACATTTCTTCTACGCAGAGATTCGGCGGCGACGAGGTAAAGCAGAGCGAATTCATTCAAAATATTTTCTGATTTTGCATCATCATAAGTCGAATTACAAGTAAAAGGAGGAATTCTATGACAGATAGGAGAAGATGCTTATATGACTCAGGACGAGAAAATTTCTTGTAAGAATTGTATTTGGCGCGATCAGTGCGAAAATGATACTCCATGCAATGATTTTGACGACGGCGTAAGCAGCGCTGCGCTTCCAAGCGAGGAAGAAATTGAATTGCAAGTTGAAATCAGGCGTGAACAATATCGAGACGGATTTGAGAAATATACCGATTCGTCTTATGTGGAACGATACGATTATTTCAGTGTTCGTTCTGTTGAGGATTTGGAAAAGTTGGAGAAAGGTAGTGTTTGAATTGGTTTATTTGGATAATGCCGCAACGACGCAGCCGAGCAAACTTGTCTGCGATTGGATGAAGATTATTGCGGAAACACATTACGGAAATCCGAGCAGTCTGCATAATGCCGGGAAAAACGCGAAAAATATTCTTGACGAGGCGCGGTGTGAAATTGCGGATATTATCGGAGCAAAGCCGCAGGAAATCTATTTTACTTCTGGCGGCAGCGAGAGCGACAATATTGCGCTGCGTGGGATCGTGCCTCACCTCAAGGCAATCGGCAGAACGACAATCATCACAAGCAGGATCGAGCATCACGCGGTTCTGCACACCTGTCAGGAACTTGAGAAGGATGGAATGACCGTTATCTATATGCCGGTTGACGGTGAAGGTCGTGTTGACATTGAAGAATTTGAACGAATTTTGAAACAATATAAGGATAGCGTCGGTCTTGTTTCAATTATGACGGTAAACAATGAAATAGGTTCGATCCAGCTCATTGAGGATATTGGCGATCTTTGTCAGGAATATGGCGCGATTTTTATGACGGACGCGGTTCAGGCGTTTTGTAAAGTTCCGTTGAATGTTAATGAGGATCACATTGATATGATGTCAATGTCCGGTCATAAAATCCACGCGCCGAAAGGGATCGGAGTTCTGTATGTGCGCGATGGTATTCCGCTCTCTCCTGTTATGACTGGCGGCGGTCAGGAACGCGGACTGCGATGCGGAACGGAGAATGTCAGCGGTGCGTTTGCAATGGCGAAGGCGGCGCGTGAGCAGTATGACGCAATGGAGAGGATTACGGAGCATTGTGCGGCGCTCAGAAAGACGTTTTTGAACACACTTCAGAAACGCGGCGTTGAGTTTACGGTCAACGGTGTTGGCGGTATTCCTAGTATTATCAGTCTGACACTGCATGGGTGTGAGAGCGAGGCGGTACTTTTGCTTCTCAACGAACGTGATATTTGCGTGTCTGCCGGTTCTGCCTGTAATGCCGGTTCTCTTGATCCGTCTCATGTTCTGCAAGCAATCTATTTGAGCGACGAGGAAGCAAGCTGCACAATTCGCGTTTCAACGTGCGGTTATACGACGGAAGATGATGTGATCTGCGCGGCGAATGCGATTGCCGACGTGACGCAAACGCTCAAGGCGATGATGAAATGACGGAGCAGTGGCGCGGCGCATGGTATGGTGGTGTGGATTATTCTTGGCGGTTTGAGGTATCAAATCTCGGACGAATGCGAAACAAGGTAAAAAAGAATGTTTATATTCCCCATGTCGGCAAGAACGGATACTTGAAAATTTGTACGTCGATTTATGGAAGGAATAAGAACATTTACATACATCGCTGCGTTGCCGAAACCTTTTTGCCGAATCCGGCAAATTGGTCGCTTGTGAATCATTTGGATGGAAACAAGCAGAATAATCGGAGCGATAATCTGGAATGGTCTACGCCAAAGGAGAATTACCGTCATGCCGTGCGAATGTGTCTTATATCGCCGGAGTCAGTGGAACGGTTTTCGAGGAAAGTTCAAAACGGATGTGACAACGGCAGAGCAAAGCTGACGGAATCGGTGGTGCGGTATATCCGAGCAAACTACGTTCCGAAAAGCAGAGGGCAGAAATGTAACCGGCGTGAGTTGGCGAAGATGTTCGGCGTGAGCGTCGGGTTGATTTCGCAAATTGTCAATAGGCAAATCTGGACACATATTTGAGGTGAATGATGGAGAAATTCTTTTTGGTCAACGAGAACAGCAAACTCTTTTCTGATTATTTCGCGTGGAAGAAAAATGTAAAAGAGCGGATCGGCGGTGTGAACGATTTTCTTGCGGAACATGGAATTGAGGCGAATCTTTTCTTTGACGGAACGGATTCCCTCGCCATTGTTCCGACCGCACATGATATTGAGCGGTTTGGAAAGCAGTTTACCGGAACTGTCGGAAGCGACGGGCTGAGAATTTTTCGCAAAAATTCTGTTGTCGGAAAGGCATGGAAGGAATTTGCAAAGAGTCGTCATGTGATCTACAAGCCGTTTCCGACCATGTATTTGAAGGATGTTTGCGGACGATACCAAACGCGGCTTTTTGATTTCAAAGGAAAGTTGTATTGCTCCATTGAAGGAGAAACCGTTCAGGTGCATGATGGGTTTATGACGGAAATCAAAGGCAGCGAGTTTTATCAAATCATGGAGGCGATGACGGATGATTAAAACAGTGGACGGCGACGTGCTGTGCGCGAAGGAAACTTACATTGTGCATCAAGTGAATTGCAGCGGCGTTATGGGAAGAGGGCTGGCGCTTTCGATCCGGAATAAATATCCTGACGTATATCGCCGGTATCAGCAGTATTGCGACGAGCATCGGGCGAAATATCTGCTTGGGCGTGTGCTTCTGATTCCAACGGACGACGGCAAGGTGATCTGCAACGTGTTCGGACAGAACGGATACGGCACATCTTCCCAGCAGACAGATTACGCGGCACTGAGTAAGGCGTTGACGAGTCTTGAAAAGATCGTGCCGGAGCGCGAGGCGATTGCCATGCCCTATCAGATTGGATGTGGTCTTGGCGGCGGTAACTGGATGTATGTCGAGCGAATGATCCGAGATATTTTCAAACGGCATGATGTAGTTCTGTATCAATATAAGTAGAATTACAAGTAGGTGATAATTTGAAATGTGAGATTTGCGGTAAAGAAATAGAACGGAGTCATTATTCAAATGCCATTCTTTGTAGTTCAGAGTGTTTTGAAAAACACTATTGGAAAAGAATCATAGCGGAAAAGGATCAGCACATTATCATTGACGGAAACAGCTATTGTGACGGCGGTGATGTGAAGAATCCGAATTCAGATATGTTTTTGGGATGCAGTGGTTGCCGGTTTTGGATTCGATTTAAGGACGGCAGGACGATCACAACGAATAATCTGTGGGTTCAGGGCAGGATTCCGGATGAATTTCGCGCGGAGCTGCCGGATACGGCTGAGTTCTATACGCCGGAGCATATCAGGTTTGCGAATTCGATCAAACTGGATCAGCATGGCAAAGGAAACAATACTATCTAAGAATGGAGTGATGGAATGCTTGAAAACGGCGTTCGTATTCCGTCGCTGGACGGAAAAGATATTTACATATCGAACCATTGTATCAAGCAGAAGGTCAACGAAAAGGGATTCCCTGTTGGTTTTCGGTTGAGAAATCAGAACGGTGATTTGAACTTGAGCCGTTTTATCAATACACTGGATTACAGTCTTGATTTGATCAAGATGAAAGACGTGTATGAAAGCGTTTATCGCCGCAGGGATTTTACGTTCAATAAAAACGGCAAAGAATATACGCAACGTGTGATCAATGTGACGTTCAAGTACAGCGTAAAGGAATTCAATCATGTGCATGGAAACCAGTACGTCAAGTATGGATACACGATTGAAGATTTGCGTTTTGTGGATCATATTGCCATGATTGACGGTGAAGTTGTCGGCGTTGAGGTTGGGCTTCCGGTGGAGAATCCAGTTCCAAATGATGTGCTTGGGCGATGTTTCTATTATAACGATGGGATGTATCATGCCAAACATAATATTCCGTCACGAAACAGCGTTGCAAATATCCGTGAGGAAATTTACACCAAAGGATTCTATTGTGATGGAATCAAGTACATCCGGTTTAAGCGGAGCGCCGGTTCGAGCCGCGTCGGTAAGTGCCTGTTCATTGACGAAAAGCTCTATAAACAGATGCACAAATGGGAAATGTGCGGAATCAAGGTGCGAAAGGGACAGAACATTGATCTTGCCGCACTTGAACCGTATATTGCATTGACGTTGAGCAGTATCATCGGTACATTGGAGTTAAATAAAGAAAATATTTTAGTAGTTAAGGACTACAATAGTATTTTCAAGGATTACGCGGTGGCAACGCGGTTTGTTGATGGGCGGCTGGTATCCAAGCCTGAAGAAGTGGAAATCTGTAATACGATTTGGGATGGTCAATCGCTTATGGATCGCGGCGTATTTCAAGATTTTCAAAAATGGCAGCAACAGACCAATCCGCAGGCGCGTGAACATGGTATGCTTCTTCTGCGCGGACGGTTTTTTAAGTCATGTTGTTTCAATGCGAATATTCAGCAATGGTTCAAGGATAATGGGATCACCGATGTTTCGCAACTTAACGGCGAGACGATGGCGACACGCATTGAGGATATTAAGCTCATTACAACAAAAAAATCAATCAAGTATGTGAAATTTGGAACAATTCAGCAGTGGTTGGAGCAGCTTGAACCGATGTTTGGCGTGGTGAAATATGAGAAACCGACGCATTTCTTTGAAGGTAGGATGGTGCAGACGCATTATCAGCTCTTAAATACGCTTCAGATGACATATGACGAGGTTGCGGAATTGGTAAAACCGTCTCTTGATTATGCGCAGATGATCAAGACCGATCCTGCGGCGCTGCGTCATCAGATTGGTTATCAGTTTCAATCGCCAAATGATGAATTCTTTAATAAGGCTGTTACGACAAAGAATGATATTATTTACAAAATGCTTGGCATTTCAGATAAATTTGCAGATACAAAAATGTATCAGCAGTTTCGAGACGATTTGATCAAGTCATTTGTAAAAAATTTGCGGTGCGGTCATATTCTTGTTCGTGGGAATTACAGTACGCTTTGCGGCAATCCGATTGAAATGCTCAAAGAGGCAATCGGAGCATTTGACGGAACTTCTATCATTGAAAAGAACACTGTTCATAGTCAAAATTTTGAAGATGGAAAAGAGCTGCTTGGTTCTCGTAGTCCCCATGTGACGATGGGAAACGTCCTTGTTACGCGAAATGTATTGCGAGACGAGATCACGCGGTATATGAATTCCACCAATGAGATTGTCTATATCAACAGCATTAAGGACAATATTTTGGAGCGTCTTTCCGGCGCTGACTTTGACAGCGATACGATGATGCTGACGGACAATGAAATTTTGGTACGGGCGGCAAAGCGGAACTATGACCACTTCCCTGTTCCGACTAAGTTGGTTGAGGCAGCGGAACGGCAACGGAAATATACGGACGAGGAAAAGGCTGATCTTGACATCAAGACAAGCGTGAACAAAATCGGTGAGATTATCAATCTTTCGCAAGAACTCAATTCGATTCTTTGGGATCGTCTATATCATGGCGAAAGCATTGAGAACGTCATGGATTTGTATTGCGATATTGCGCAGCTTGACGTTATGAGCAATCTGGAAATTGACAGTGCCAAGCGCGAGAATCCGGCGAACAATACGTTCGAGCTGATGTGTCTCAAGAAAAAGTACGACGTGCGGGATAAAAAGAATCGCCATGTGCGTCCGCTGTTTTTCAAGTATATTGACGGGTATAAAGGGTATCGTGACAGATATTATATTTACGCGGAAGAAGATAACGAATTTATCAAGCAAGGAGATACAGACAGTTTTAAAGAAGCACTTGAAATGAAACGATCCAAGGAAAATGTTCATGTGGAACGCGGCAGAATGTCATATGAGAAGCATGAGACAAGCATGGATTATCTGGAACTTTGTATTAACAAGTTCAGGGCAAGAAGAATGGAAAAGAAAAAACTGCTGACATTCTCGGATTGTTTGGTGTCGGCAGACGAATTATCTGGACAAGTTTGGTATCCTCAAATTACAAAGATTATTGAGTGTGTCAGAGATTACAAATTGAAATCAAGTCAAATTTGGAACGCAAGTCCGGAACTGACGAATAGAAAGAAACGAGAACTTGCTTATGCAGAGTATCAAGAATGCGTAGCGTATATTTCTTCTTTGATGTTGGGTGAGAAAACAATGCGTCATTTGTTGACGCTGATAGATAAAAAAGAGTATTCAGACGTATCAAGATTTTTGTTCTCGGTTTTATTCATGACCGCGAATAACGATTTTTACAAGTTAATAGCACAGAGCAAAACGCCAATTGAATTGTTAAAAGAGGATGAAAACGGAGAAGTTCGGATTTATGATTTCTCTTATATAAGAGAAATGTGTTAGTTCATTTTCGCAATTTTGGGGTGTTTTTGCAAGAAAACAGTCATTTAGAAAGCCCTGAAAGCGTCCTGTTTTCAGGGCTTTTTCATGTATCAAGAAAAAAGTGATAAGGGTAAGAGTATCGTTTTCGCGCGGGTGTGCGTGAATAATATGATGTCGAAATCCCAAAATCTATTGTAAAGGACTGAAGAATTTGATTCCGATTACGAAAGCTGAGTCGCAGAAAATTCGCAAGGTGTATCCCGATGCTGGGATCACGCGGACGTGCGTTCAGAAAACCAAGCGCCATCACTATTATCTGACGGAATATGAACCGTATCTGCGTATGATTGTTGATACAAACGAGTCTGCGTCAGAGATTTGTAGCCGTATTGACAAAAATCGCAACAGACGCAGAAATCGAAATTAACGGAGGAACACGGGATGGATAAAAAAGAAAAAGGCTTTTATGACATTGATTGGGATTACGACGAGAAGCAATTTCTGAAAACTTGGGGGGTTGAGGAACTTTTTAATCTGCGTAATTTGCAACAGCGCAAATTGTTCCTTACCGACGACATTGATGAATATGTTATTGACAACATCGTTTGCCATATTATGCAGTATAACGCCGACGACAAGGGAATTCCCGTGGAGCAGCGCAAGCCGATTCTGCTGTATGTTTCTTCCAATGGCGGCAGTGTTGATCCGGGCTTTGTTCTGATTGATGTGATCCAGCAGAGTAAGACACCTGTTTACACAATCAATCTTGGGTATCAGTACAGCATGGGATTCTTGATCGGTCTTGCCGGTCACAAGCGTTACGCAACGAAAACAGCAAAGTTTCTGATGCACGACGGGACGAATTTTATCATCAATTCCGGCACGAAAGCACAGGATCAGATGGAATTTAATCGCCGTGTGGAACAGCGCGTCAAGGAATACATACTCTCGCGCAGCAAGATCAGTTCTGAGGAATATGACAGCAAATTGCGCGTTGAGTGGTATCTATTTGCTGACGAGGCAAAAGAAAAGGGATTTTGTGACTATATCATCGGAGAGGATTGCACACTCGACGATATTGTGTAAGGGTGATGGAGAATGGCAACAAAAAAGAAAAGCGCCGCGCCGGACTTTTCTCAGAAGAAACCAAAGGATTTGAGCGAAAGCCCGTTTTATGGTCTGACGCTCGATGACGAACAACTGAAATTTGCAAACGCGATTTGGAATCCGAATATTGATATTGTGTTTTGCAACGCGAAAGCCGGTACGGGCAAGACGACGATTGCCGTTGGCGTTGCGAATATGCTGGTGCAGTATGGGGATTTCGACGAACTTATTTATATCATGTCACCGTATGGAGAGCGCAAGCAGGGCTGGTTGCCGGGAACGCTGACAGAAAAGAGCAGTGTTTACTTTGAAGCGTTTTATCAGGCGCTTGTCAAGTGCAACGTCAATCCGATGACTGCGATCAATACGGACAGCATGGTAAATCAGAAGCAAGGGACGGCGTATATCTCTTGTATTACGGATACATTTCTGCGTGGATCGAACCTTAATGATGCGGTTATTATTCTGGACGAGGCGCAGAACTATACCGTGCCGCAGCTCAAGAAAACGCTGACGCGCGTGGGCGATCACGCAAAGGTCATCGTAATCGGACATGAGCTGCAATGTGACTTGGAGAATCCTGAAAAGAGCGGGTTCATGAAGTATATTGAACATTTTTCCGATCAGGAACGCGCGGCGTTTTGCGAATTGTCGCGCAATTACCGCAGTTGGATCAGCAGATGCGCCGATGAATTAGCGGAATGATATAACAACAATTACAAGAAAGGACAATAATACTATGATTGAACATTTCATGTGCGATAACTGCACTCATTATCTTGTTTGCGAAAAGCTCAAGCCCCTGATGAAGTTCCATGAGAGCGCGAAAAAGGACTTGATGATCACGCTGACGATGAACGACTGCGCTGATTTTGTGGACGAGAACGACGGCGCAAAGCAGAACGACGGAGAGGACGACGAGTAATCTCCGCAAAGAAAGGAAGTGTTGACAATAGAACAGACGGATTTTTTGAAACGCCAGTTTGATTTGCTGACTTCCCGTTTGAATGATCCTTCGATTGAGTGGCAGGATGTCGCCGACCTTAGAGCGGAGTGCTTGGGCGAAGTGGAACACCGCGACACTGTACGAAAGGGATCAAAGTTGTTTTACGAATACTTGAATGCAGGGTGGATCAAAAATCCGGATGAACAGCCGTCCGCTGTGACGAGTAGCGTGGTATTGAGCCAAATGCGCGATCTGCAAAAGGAACGGTATAAACTTCAAACGGAAAAGTTGGAGGTCAATCGTTGGCTGCGTGAAAACGCGCGGGATGAATTGATCGTGGAACATATTGCACAGGCAATCAGTCAGCTTGCTCCGCTGGACATTCCGGAGAGAATCAACGAGCCTGTCAGTTCTGAGGAACGCGCCGGTATTTTGGCGTTTGGCGACGAACACTTTGGCACGGAGTTCGCAATCAATGGTCTGCAAGGCGAGATCATCAACGCATACAGTCCTGAAATCTTTATGGCGAGAATGTGGGAACTGCTGCGGCAGACACTTGATATTGTGGAGCGAGAGGGTTTCACGTCGATCAAGGTATTCTCGATGGGAGATTTTTCGGATGGTCTTTTGCGTGTCAAACAGTTGATGCAGCTTCGTTACGGTGTTGTTGAGGGTACGGTCGTTTACGCCGATTTTTTGGCGAATTGGCTCAATGAGCTTTCGCGCCGTGTGCGTGTGGAGTTCCAGATGACGAATGGAAATCATACCGAGCTGCGGATGTTGGGACAACCGAAGGGTACGTTCACGCGGGAGAATATGGGCTTGGTGGTCGCGGCGATGCTGCGGACGCGCCTTGCTGACAATCCGAATTTTACGTTTGTGGAGAATCCGAGCGGATATATCTTTACGAACGTGCTGGATTTTAATATCTTGGGAATTCACGGCGAAGTCAAGAGCATGGAACAGGCAATTAAAGATTTTTCTTCTACTTATCGTGTGCAGTTGGATTATTTGATTGCCGGACATAAGCATCATTCTTACAGCGAAGCGGTTGGAATCAATCGTGAGGTTATTTCCGTTCCGAGTTTGATCGGTGTGGATGACTTTTCCATGTCGCTTAACCGAACCTCGAATGCCGGTGCGACATTCCTTGTTCTGGAACGAGGTAAGGGCAAAGTGATCGAGTATGCAATCAAGTTGTGAGGTGCGCGAATGAATAAGAATGATCTGATTCGAGACATTGCGGAGAGAACGGGATTTACGAAACATGACACGTCTATCTTTATGGATGCGTATGAGGCGGCTGTTTTGGATGCTATTCGACGCAATGAACGTGTGTATCTGCACAATTTTATGCGTCTTGAACGCAAAACAAGGAAAGCACATCAGGGATATGACTTCCGAACCAAAAGCACGTTGACCGTTCCGGAACGTGAAACGATAGGGGTTGAACTCGGAAAAGCATTTTTCGGATTGCTGAATAACAATTGAATAATGAAATGAAACAGGGCTGTGTCTACGCGGCGCAGCCCTCCCCTTCTATATTGCGGAGTGGAGCAGATGGCAGCTCGTCAGGTTCATGCCCTGAAGGTCAGTGGTTCAAGTCCACTCTCCGCAACCAAGGATAGCGGGTACAGTTTGCGGACTGTACGGAGGATGAAAACCACCTCCCGTCGTTCCTACCGGCAGAAGTCGAAAGACAGTAGGAATTTGCTGGTGTGATGGAATGGCAGACATGGCAGATTCAAAATCTGTTGGCGGCAACGTCGTGAGAGTTCAAGTCTCTCCACCAGCACCATACAGCGGTGTGGTCTAATGGCAGGACACGAGACTTTGACTCTCGCATTGTTGGTTCGATCCCAACCGCCGCCGCCAAACATTGTCCCTTGCGGACGCTTGAAAATGACAATGAAAGGCGCTTCTTCGGAAGCGTCTTTCGCTATATATGGTCTGTTAGCTCAGTTGGTAGAGCAATCGGCTGTTAACCGATGTGTCGTAGGTTCGAGTCCTACACAGACCGCCAGTGGAACAAAACCGGACGGAGAGTTTATGAAAATGAGTGTCTACACTCGCTTTCTTTTTTGAACCGCCAAATATAACAGGAAAGGTGTGGCAGTATGGCTACAAAAAGAGGCAGACCTAAAACTGCCGCAACAAAAAACTGCTCCGCTTGCGGAACTGCAAAGGCTGAAAAAGACTTTTATTTCAGCTATAACGCTTTGCATGGCGATGGGAAGATGCCAATTTGCAAGGAGTGTTTTAAGGCGGCTTGCAGGGATGAAAATGGGATTTTTGACTTTGACAAGTTTCTTTCACTCCTGCGGCAGTTTGACAGACCGTTTATACAGATTTTGTGGGACAACACGGAAAATGAGGTGCGGAAGAACGCCGCAAACATCGGCGAGGACATCATGGATGCTGTTGTTGGCAAATATATGAAAAATCTTTCTCTTCCGCAAAATCGCGGCAAAAAGTGGGATGACAGTGACGTGTCCGGTGCAAAAAGCGGGAAAATTGAGTCGTCTCGCAGAAAATCCAATTATGCGGAGAAGGTTTATTACCTGACAGATGATTCCTTTGAGGTGACGGACGATATGATCCGGCTGTTTGGCGAGGGTTATACGGCGAAAGAATATGAGATCATGAACCGTATCTATGAAAACAGCAGACAGGATTATCCGGACTTGTCGAGTAATCAGCGGACGCTTCTTCTTCGTTATGTTCGATTTGCCGCGAAAGAGGAAATTGCAACGAGCAGCGGACAGATCGCAGACGCGGAAAAGTGGTCGAAAATGTCCACGGAAGCGCTTAAACAGCTCAATGCCATTGACACACACAACGGAATGAGCAGTTTTTCGGAGTTCTTTCAGCAATTTGAACGGGCAAAAGATATTTCAAGGATTTTGCCGAAGTTCAAGTATCGTCCGAATGACGCGCCGGATTTTATTATTTGGTGCTATATCAATTATTGCCGTCGTTTGGAAGGCAAGCCGGAGGTCGAGTACGCGGATATATACCGGTTTTATGATACGCGCGTTGAGGAATATGTCAAACAGTATGGTGATCCGTATGGTATTTTTACAGACGATCCGAGAAAACAAAATCGAGAAAAGATCAAGGAGTTCATTACCCTTCCTGATGATTATAAGCAGGAGGTGTAACGGATGAAACTGAACGAAAATGAGCTTGATAAATATGAGGAATTTGCAAGCTGGGTAGTATGGTATCCGGACTTGTTTTTGGATATGTTAGCGCCGGAAACGGGCGGTATCAAGCTCCATTTGGATCAGCGCGTATTCCTGCGAGGGGATACGCGCTTTTTCAGCGAACATGGCTGTCTGCCGCGCGGATATGGAAAGACGTTTCTTGAATTCGCGGCGATGGTCGTTATCTGTATCCGTTATCCGAACATGGAACTTGCGCTGACGGCACAGACCAAAGAAAACGCGGCGGCTCTTTTGAAAGACAAGTACAACGAAATCATCCGGTATTATCCAATGCTGGAAAATGAAATTGTGAAAACGAGTTTTATCAAAGGCGATGCGACGATTTTGTTTAAGAACGGCGCAAAGATCGACGCGCTTGCCAACGCACAGAGTTCCAAAGGTCAGCGCCGCAGACGGCTTAGTATCGAGGAATCGAACCTGATGGATAACGTCACGTTTGAGGACGCGCTTGAACCGGTTGTTGAGGTTGGTCGTACCACTTGCGGCAAGTTGGCTATCATCAATCCGGAAGAACTCAATCAGCAGATCAATTATTACACAACGCCCGGATTTCGCGGTTCGGACGAATATAATCGCAATCTGACCATGTATCGGGATATGGTGGAGCTGCGCGGAAAGATAGTCGTCGGATCGAACTGGATGCTTGGCTGTTGGTTTGGTCGCGGTTCGAGTAAAAGCACGATCCTCAAGAAAAAGGAGGATATGTCCCCTATCGCATTCGACATGAACTATGGCGGGAATTGGGTAGGAAGCAGCACGGGGGCATTGGTCAATATCAATCAATTGATGAACTGCCGGACTCTTTCTGAGCCGGTTTTATTTTGCGCGAATGACGAGGATGAATACTACCTTGGCGTTGACGTGGCAAGATCGCAGAAATCGACAAACAACCAATCATCTGTCGCGGTTGGCAAAGTAATTCGCGGTTCTGACGGAAAGATCAGAGAGGTTCAGTTGGTGAACCTGATCCATATTTCAAACTTGCTGAGTTTTACCACGCAAGCCTGTATTGTAAAGCGAATCCGCAAGCGTTATCGTGCAAAAGCGGTTGTTGTGGATGGCAATGGATTGGGCGTTGGACTGACGGACGAACTGATAAAAGAGACGTTTGATCCGCTGACCGGCGAGACGTATCCCGCATGGAAGGCGATGAACACGGACGCGCAGCCGGAAGCGGAAAAATACGACGAGTGTATGTTTGATCTCAAGGCGCAGTCCTATCAGACACAAATCATTTCAAATTTCATGGATGTGATCTCGTCTGGAAAGTTGCGGTTTTTGGAAAGCAGGAACGGCGGCGACTACGCGATCAAGGATGATTTTGATTTGGAATCCAAGGTCATGCCATATGTGCAGGAGGAATTGTTTTTCCAAGAGGTAGGAAACTTGAAATTACTGCAAAATGGCAAGAATCTTTCTGTTGAAAAGGTAGTTTCGAGGTTTGATAAGGATAGGTTTTCCGCGACGGCGTATCTTCTGTTTTATATCCTCAAGATTGAGGAAAAGAACGGAGGAAAGTCCGGTGTGGATATGAAAAAATTCGGTGAACGTCTCAAGGCGCTGAACCGGAAACCAAAAATGTATTAAGAAAGGGCGGTGATACCGTTGGCTCAATCAAGAGAAAAAGTAGTTTACAGCGTTAGTGATTACAAAAGAGATCAGGAAAATTTCAGTCTTGCGGAGAAAGGTAAACGCCCTTTTGATCTGTCTGGATTCAAGCGGCTGATGGTTCACGATCTTGTGACGAACACGGACATTTTGCGAACCTATAAGATTGGGAATTATCCGGTGGAAAAGATTCGTGAGGCATTGGAGCGTCCTATGAATCATCCCAATATGCTGATCGACGTGAGCAATTATCTGATGGGCGTATCGACGTTCTATATGCGTCTTTGTCAGTATTTTGGGAAAATGGGACTATTCAATTACAATATCGACATCTACGACGTGCGAGAAGATAAGCTCGAAAGCGAGGAACAGATTACGGCGCTGAGAAATGCGCTTGCTGGTGTTTGCGGAGAGTTTGAAAAGATGGGATTCCGGCACGAAATGATGAAAATTATGAGCATTCTTCCAGTCGAGGATGTGTTTTATGGTCTTATTTTTGAGGATACAACCGATTTCTTTATTTTGAAAATCCGTCCGTCGATCTGTCAGATTTGTCAGATGCAGGACGGTGTTTTCAATTTCAGGATCAATTTGAGTGGCATCAATCCGTTGAAAATCAGCGGCTATCCGGATTATCTGCAAAGGGCGTATCTGGATTATAAGGACGGCAAGGATTATCGGGACGGGTGGTATATCCCCCCTGCCGATAAGCAAGTTTGCCTGAAGCTAAATGAATCAACGTTGTATCCTGTTCCGATGATGCTGGCTGTTGCCGGTGACATTATGGATTTGGATATTTACAAACAGCTCAAATTGCAAAAAGCGCGTGTTGACAACTATAAGGCAATCGTGATTGAGATTCCGATTGATAAGGACGCGGTTGACAAGCCGCTTTTGACAGATGAAACGCTGTCGTTCTTTGCGGAGCTGAACAAGGCGAATATGCCGGATGATCTCGGTTTGATCCACGCCCCCGGCAGCGCTGAAGCGGTCAGCTTCAAGGACAATGCCAATACGACAAACAATTTGAGCGATGCGATCAAAAATCTTTACGACAATGCCGGTGTTCCCTCTCAGGTGTTCAACAGCACGGCTTCAAGTACGGCGCTGAAACTGGCAATTGAGAATGACGCGGCAATTATCTATGCGTTTTATCGTCAGGTGGAGCGGTATTTCACGCGATTTATCAAACTGCGGAAGTATAACAAACCGAATTATAAGTTTGCGATCCGCATTCATGATTCGACCGTGTTTAACCGCTATGACGTTGCTGACGCGATGCTCAAAGCCTCGCAAAACGGTTTGCCGTTCAAGATCGACTATGGCGTTGCGCTTGGCAAATCCCCTTCGCGTCAGCTTGGAGCGCTGTTTGTTGAAAACAATGTGCTGAAGCTGCATGAAAAATATATCCCGCTGGCAACTTCTTATACGTCGAACGGCAACGATATAGGCGGTCGTCCGACCAATGAGAGCCAAGGCAAGGATTTGAGCGATGCGGGAGAAAAGACCTCGGACAGCGAGGCGAATTCCAATCGGTAGATACGGATAAAACCGTTTCTATAAATTTTAGAACAGAAAGGCGGTGATGAAGAAAGTGAATCAGAAACGAAATAGGTTGCCGGTTGAGTTTACGATCAACAAAGTCGTTGATGCGGACGACACTCGTTTTCTTGCCATAACGATTGACGTTTTGCATACGGGTGAAAACTTTAACGGCAGTATTTTCTCCAAGGAAGTTGTGGATGCGTGTGCCGACACCATCTTTAACACGCCGGTTTTGGCGTACATCGAAACGAGTCCAGACGGGACGATGGATTTCAAGGGGCATGAATACAAAGTGATCGAGGACGAGAACGGCAAGCGTTACGTTTATATTGGTTCTGCTTACGGCGTGATTCCGGAATCGTGTAACTATCGTTGGATCGAAAAGGTCTGTTCTGACGGCGTTTTGCGCGAATTCTTCCAAGTGGACGCTCTGCTTTGGACGCGATTCGAGGATGCGATTGAGATTTTCAACCGCGACGGCAAAAAGCCGCACAGCATGGAATTGGAGCTTTCATCCATCACCGGCGAGGAAAATGAAGAGGACGGCACGTTCACGTTTACCGGTTTTCGGTTTAATGGGTGCTGCCTGTTATCTTCGACGGACGAAAATATTCAACCGGCGATGATTGACAGCGAGGCGGTGCTTGCCAACTTTACGGCTGACAGCATTGCAGCGGAGATCAAAAACAAGCTCGTTGAGTATACGGCGATTTCTGTTTCAAAACAAACAATCAATAACAAGGAGGATGGTTCGATGCCTGATACAAAGAATGCGAACTTCACTCTGAATCTTATGGCAAAGATTGACGAGATCGAGGCGGTTCTTGCCGAGAAAAAGTATCGTGACAGCTATGGCTGGGAATGCAATCAGTATTACTTTGTCGAGGTTCAGGATGATGAAGTGATCGTGATGGATCGCGCGGATCATTGGCGCTTGAAGGGCTTTAAGATCACTGAGGACGGCGACAAGATCACGATTGATTTCAAGTCTGAGGTTCGGAAAAAGGCAACCTACGTCAACTTTGAGGACGGCGCGGAAGATACTTCCAATTCTACGTTTGAAAAGGCGATGGGTGATATTGCCGAGTTCATGAACAATCAGATCACCGAGGCAAACGAGGCGAAAACTGAGGTTGAGACGAATTTCACCGCGCTCAAGACTGAGTACGACGAAATGAAGCCCAAATTCGACGCTTATGTTGCCGACGCGGAAAAGCGCGAAAAGGAAAGTATTGAGGCGGCGAAGGACGCTGAGTTCCAGAAGTTCGACGAACATCTTGGCGACGAGGCTGAGTATACCGCGCTCAAGGAGAACCGTGATCAGTATACGCTTGAGGACATTCAGGGCAAGTGTGCCGTGTTGTTCACCAAGAAGAATCTGAACCGCGATTTTAGCCGCAAGGACGGCAAGAAGGACAAAGAGCCGATGGCTGCGAATGTGTTTACGGAGCAGTCTGCTACGGAGTCCAGTTCTCGTTATGGCACTTTGCCGACGAAGAACAATTAAGAACAAATAGAAAGTGAGGTTTGTCACAATGGATAAGAATTACACTGTCGTTGAGACTTCTAAGCTCGCCGCCGTGCAGGGTGGCGGTCACAATTACAGCCTGATTTCCGAGGACGATATTCAGAACGGTGCTATCGGTTATGTGGGTGATCTCGCGGAGGATGTGGACGGTCTTGAGACGCATGAGTTCCTTGCTCCGACCGCAGACCTGATCAATAAGGATAAGGTCATTCTTGTTGCGAATCCTGAGTGGGATTATGACGAGTCCAAGCGTGAGAATCAGGCGCTTTACAACTACATCAACGAGGCTGGCAAGATTTTCCGTGGTTACGATCTTGCGGCGCATGATGTGTTTGCGATTTCCGCTCCGGGTTTCAACCTTGGCGCGGCGACTGAACCCGCTATTGGCAAGTATGTGATTGCCGAGGCTGGCAAGACCACGCTCAAGATGGTCGAGAAGGCTGGTATTGCCAATCAGGGTTTCTATGGCAAGATCATTGGCAGCGCGAAGCGCGGTCTTGGTTGGACGACCAAGGGCGGCAAGGTGTACGGTCGTCCGTACATCATCTATTTCGTGGAAGTTCTGCGGAATGATATTGTCTAATCAAAAGACAAATACGAAGAAAGTGAGGTAGACACTATGGCTTGCAATATGGATAGACTTGTTAATTTTACCGAGTCTCAGAAGCAGTTGATCGCCCTTGGTGTTGACAATTACACCGGCGACATCGGCAACTTCACCGCTGATAACGTTGATACGTCCGCGAAGTCGATGGACGAGACGATTCGTGAGCGTTTCACCAACGAGATCATGCACGGTGAGAAGTTCAATTATCGTACTTTCCGCAAGTACAAGAACGACATCTATGCGATTATCGAGGAAACTCTTGATCAGACTCTTCCGGAGGGTTGGAGCGATAACGAGTTCATGAACCGTTTCGTTGAGATTCGCCGTGTGGACTTGGGCGACGAGCCGGAGTTCTATGCCGAGGACAACAGCCTTTTGGTTGTTTCCAACTTCAGCGGCAATCATTGGGATACCATTCGTGAGCGTATGGACTTGGGTGCTTCGTTCAAGGTTGCTACGTCTTGGTGGGTTGTTCATTTCTACAACGAGTTCGAGCGCTTTATGAAGAACATCGACTCGTTCAGCCGTATGCTGGATAAGGTTCGCAAGAGCTTCCTTCAGCAGTTCCAAGACGCGATCTATGTTGCGTTCTCCAATCTCGGTGACAGCGTTCCCGCTGGCTTTACCGGTCACGGCGCTCTGTCCACCGATACCGAGCGTGACGAGCTGCTTGCTCTGATCGACAAGGTTGAAACCGGCAACCACACCAAGCCCATTATTGTCGGCACTGCTGCGGCGCTGCGTAAGCTCCAGAAGAACATCGACGAGGAATGGGTTGCTGACAGCGCCAAGGAAGAGCGCAAGCGTCAGGGCATCATCGCCTCTTGGGAGGGTTATGATCTGATGCCGCTCAAGCAGGTGTTCAAGGCTGGTACGTTTACCTTTGCCCTGTCCAACACCCGTTTGCTCATTGTTGCGAACAACGATCAGCCGATCAAGTTCGTGTACGAGGGCGATTCCCGTGTTAAGGAAGTTACCAACAACCGCGAGAATCAGGATCAGACGCTTGAGTATCAGCTTCAGGTCAAGGCTGGTATTGCCACGGTCGCAAGCTCTATCATGGGCGAGTGGCAGTTGGCGTAAGTCAATATGGCTTTTGGACTCCGGCGTTTGTGCGTCGGAGTCCTTTCAATAAAATCAAAATTTAATTTGGGAGGCGTTTATTTTGGGTAGACCAGCTAATAAGAAAGATATTCCGGAGAATGAAAGCAAGGTGAATCCTGCTGCTCCGGAAGATACCACGCAGATGAATACCAATCCCGCGCCCGCTGCGCCGGAGGAAAACAAGATTACTAATCCCGTCAAACTTGGCGACGATACGGCTATTACTGTAAAAGCGCTTGTTCCGAAGGTGTATTACACTTGTCCCGTTACGCATGATGTGTTTGCGTGGGAAGAGGTTGGCGATACGCAGGATATGACGTTCAAGCAGCTCAAGACGATGAAGGCAAAGTATTCGCGTTATCTGACGGACAAGTGGATTCTGCCGCAGAATGACGAGACGATCAAGAAACTGGGGCTTGATAAGGTCTATGGAGAAAAGCTGACCATTCAGGATCGTATTCTTCTGCGCGGCAATGACGTAGACGCGGTTGCGGAGCTGATTTCCAAGTTGAATAACGATGGCAGAACTGAGTTGGCTCGTTATGCTGAAAAGTCCGCGAAGGAAGGCAAGCTCGTCAATATTAAGATCATTCGTTTGCTGGAAGAGCAGTTGGACATTGAGCTGATGCAGTTGGTTATGTAAAAGGAGCGTGATGCCGCATGGGTACACCTTTTACGGCTCTTTACGACGGCGTTTTACGAAATTTGAAGGACTATGATTTTTTCAGCATGAGTCAGGAGGAAATCTATGCGGTTTTGTCTGACTATGTACGTCCTGCGATTGCGGCTTTTCGGGGCTGCAAACAAGATTTGACACAGAGGACAGATTCAGAGTTTACAATCGACTTGACGGATACGGAGATCGAAATTTTGATCAATTACATGACAATTGAATGGATTGACAGTAACTATATCCGTGTGCCGCTTGCACTCAAGCAAACGCTGTCAGCTAAAGATTTCAATGCGTTTTCGCAAGCCAATCATTTGAACGCGATGAAAGACTTGCGTGAGACATACCGGAAGGATAACGAGACGAAATTGGTTCGGTATCGTTATATTCCGAAAAATTCATGAGGGAGGTGAAATTTGTGGGTGGTTATGAAAATTTCATGCGCCGCATGAACGCCGGAGGTACAACCTATCGTGACGAACAGATTGAAAACGCGCGGATGCTGGTTGAACAGACCTTCGAGGATGATCCTTCCTATCTTGTGGATGGCGCAAGGATTTGGAATTCGGATCGAATCATCCATCCGCGAATTTATGAGGATAAACACCGCGCATCCTCCCCCGCACAGGCAAAAATCATGACACGGCTGAACGAACCTGTTTATATGGGCGATGTGATTCCGTGGACGGAGCATGGTTATTGGTTGTGCATTCATTCTTCCAATCTGCACGGTATTCAATGGGAAGGGACACTATCATTCTGCAATCATGTGGTACGTTTCCGCTCTCCCAAGACAGGCGAGGTCGTTGAATATCCGATCAGTGTGTCCAATGCGACGCAGTCCGGAAGCGGTGAAACCGAAAAGCAGAGAATTATCATCGGTTCTTCGCAGTTGTTGGTTGACATCAGCTACGATGAACATACGGTGTTGCTTGACAGCGGTTTTCGTTTCCTGTTGGACAGGAATAAGGTTCTTCCGACTGCGTATAAGGTCACACAGGCAGATACGATTTCTTATTCCGATTCCGGAGAACGCGGGTATATCCGGCTGACAGTCACAGAGGATCAGTTCAATCCAAAGACTGACAGCAAGGAAGAAATGATTGCAGATTATACCGATGATCCCGTTGGTACGGGGACGGAAATTGCGGAAAAACCTGATCTTTGGTTGTGAGGTGAACGAGTATGCTGTTACATGAATTGACAGAGTATCGCGCGACGGTCATGCGACTGCTTTGCAGCGATCAGGCGATTGTGGATTTGATTCGAGATCAGGATGGCGCAAAATGTCCGGATAAAACATTGATGTATGAGAATATTTTTCCTTATGCCTATACACCGGACGTTACAAAAGAAACAGATACTTACATCTGTTTTAGAATCTCCGTGCCGGAGGTCATGAACAAGACGTTTAAGCGGATGCACATTACATTTTATGTATTCAGTCATCAAAGTCATATCCGCACCAGCGACGGGCTTCGCCCCGATTTGATTGCGGAGCGTCTTGAAAACCTTTTTAACGGTGCGTTGGATTTGGGCGTTGGGCGCATGAGGCTGGAAGGTACGGAGGACATCAATCCGGCATCGCAGTTCCACGGTATTGCCTTGGAATATTCCGTTTCCGAATTCAACCGTCCTACTATCAAGGGCGATCCGAGAGCGGGTGCAAAATAATGGTGCAAAAGCCAAGTATGCTCTGCCATACGGATTATCCGATCAATGACAGGATTTCCGTGCATATTCCGAGTGTTCAGGAAATCTATGACTTTGGGGAGCAGAAGTATTACAGCATTGTCCAATCGCTGACCGCGACACCATACGATTTGATGGTAGAATTGGACGATATAGGGATAGATTTTGAAACGATCAATGAGTATCAGTTGTTTATTCTGATGTTTGGTTCGATTGCCGCGCGAGAAAAAGACACGTCGATTTTGTTTGGAAATTTGGATTTGACAAGTTTTTGTGAAATGGAAAACATACAAACGGGAGAACGGGTTTTACGCGACGAGGAAAACAACATCACGATTGACCGCTTGCTTGCGATGGAAATTTGCCAAGCGATTCGCAAGATGCACTTTTGGACTGCTCCGGAAGCGCACATGGGGAATTTGGAGGCAAAGAAATACATCATTGAGCGGACGCGAATCAAGAAAAAGCGCAGGGCAAAAATGCCGTATCAATCGCTTTTGGATAATATGATCATCAAATTGGTCAATACAAGCGAATTTCCCTATAATTATGAATCTGTTTTGCAGTTGAGTATCTATAAGCTCAACGCGAGTTGGCATCAGATTCCAAAGATGAAGCAATGGGAGCAGACCATGAACGGAGTATATTTCGGGACGGTTGATTCTTCCAAGCTCGATCTGCAAAAACTCAGTTGGATGTCGCCGGATTAAATTGCGGAAACGCGATTGATTTGCGGCGATTTCTTTTCGGGTATGTCCCGATTCTTTTATAAAAAGCGTGACAACGCTGAAAAAACAAAAAAGGAGGACTGTGATATGTCTGTTAATGTGAACGATCTGTCGATCACCAGCCTTGAGACGATCATGGCTTTCGGCATCAATGGCGGCGCGTATCGTTTTACGCTCGACGAGCTTCAGAACGCGACGATTTCCAACTCTCAGGACAACACTGCTTTGACCGGTAAGGGTGGTCGTACCATCGGTCAGCTCAAGCGCAACAAGAGCGTTACCGTGTCTGGTACGAACGGCATGGTTTCTGTTGGTCTTGTTGAGGCTGAGGTTGGCAGCGCCGGTGAGCATCAGAGCGCCGCGAAGGTCAAGTACATGGATTATCTGACCGTCAACAGCAACAAGGCGACGACTTCTTATAAGGCTGTCGGTACTGTCGGCAATGAGATTGGCGAGGTGCTTGTCAAGAACAGCGACGGCACGATCAAGGAGCGTCTTACGCAGAACGCAACTGCCGCAGAGGGCAAGTTTGCCTATGATCCCGCTACGAAGGAGCTGACGTTTAACACCGGCGATCTTGCCGACAAGACCGAGATCGTGGTTTATTACACCCGTGAGGTTGAGGGCGATGTCGTCAGCAACATTTCGGATAAGTATTCCGAGACGCTTGAGCTGTATGTTGACGCGATTGCGGAGGACAAGTGCCACAATCAGTATCACGTTCAGTTCTATATCCCGTATGCCGACTTCACCGGTTCGTTCGATCTGGCGATGGGCGACACGCAGACCACGCACGGCTTTGAGGCGACTTCCCTTGCTTCCGCTTGCGGCAATGGCGGCACGAAGTTCTGGGATATGACGGTGTTTGGCGAAGAGACTGCCGCCTAATCTAATTACGAGGTGATTTGATATGGCAACGCAAGCTGTTCCGTGCCGCGTTTGCGGGAAGGCTTTTGTCCCCTGCAACAAGCCGAGCAGCGCGTTAGGCGCTTTCAATTACCGTGCTGTCGCTTGCTCTCCTGAGTGTGGCGCTGAATATCTGCGCCGCGTTCAGGAGGCGCGAGGGCAAACCGTTTCCTCTCCCGCCCCCGATGCAGCGGTGTCTACGGGCGCGGAGGAAACGGCAGTCGCGGAAAACGCGGTTGCCGTTCCCGTCGTAGAGGAACAGGAGGACGAACCGATTTTTACGGAGCGTTTGAGCCGTAAACAGCGCAAAGCGATGAAGCACGGGGCTGACGCGGACAATATGTGAGATACGGGGAGGGTTCGCCCTCCCCTTTTCACAGACTTTGGAGGTATTGCTTGGGAACTACATTACATTTGGTTTCAGATATTCCACCGTCTGTTAATCATTATTTGGCATATCGAGCTGTTTTGAAAAACGGAAAGCCTATCGGAACAAGTTATAAAACGCCGGAGGCTGTACGGTATCAGGAACGGTTCAGACATTATGTGTGGAATGAGGTTCGTAAACAGGGCTGGAAGCTCAAGCCGAATAAAGAACAGCATTTTTATGTGGATGGATATTTCTATTTTCCTCGCGTGGATATGGATTGCAACAACTACTGGAAGTGTTTGCTTGATGCAATAACAGATACTAAAAAAATTTGGCTGGATGACAATGTTGTTTGCGAACGCGCTCAGAGAATTTATTATGATCCGGAGCATCCAAGAGTGGAACTCAATATTTATCCGGTTGACTACATAGGTATTTTTGACGACTTACCTCAGTTGGAGCAGTTTGAAGCTCACTGCATCGGTTGTAACAGATACAAGCGAAATTGTAGTCTTTTGGAAAATGCAAAGGCTGGAAAAATTCAGAAAGAAATTGAACAATGCCAATGCAAGGCATATAAACAAATTGCCACAAAAGGCAAATCTAAAAAACAAGGAGAATTGAAACAATGAGTTTGATTGATAAGAACGCGATTTCCCGCATTATGGAAGTTGCTGATGATCTGAAAGTTGATGGGATCACATATACGCTTTCTAATCCGAAGAATAAGGATGAAGTGGTTGCGGTAGTCAACATCAAGGTTGAACTGACCGTTGATGAAAAGGCGGCGTTTGTGGATCGTGTGGTCAATGGTGTATTTGACAGCGACGGAGATTATATGCCTTGGCTGTTTGATCCTCTGTTTATGATCACGTTGATTCAGATGACGACCAATGTTCCGGTTTTCAAGCGCAAAATCATAAATGAGGAAACCGGCGAGAAAATTAACGTGGTTGATGTTGAAAAGACTTATGCGCTGGCAAAGGCGATGAATCTGCGCGGTGTAAATAATGGCGCGTATCAAAATCTTATGAATGAGCTGCAAGGTCTGATCGCGGATAAACTCGAATATCGCAAGCGTATGAATATGAGTCAGGAGCGTCAGATGCTTTCCAAGGCGCGTGAGGAATTGGAAACCGGTGTTGCAATGGTCAGCGCGGTTGCCGATAAACTCAATGGAACGCTTGCCAATATGGGTAATATTTCTGATCTTGCGGATGCGGTCAAGAGCGTTGATTACGACGCATTGAGCCGTTCTGTGCTTGCTCAAGCATAAGTATAATTACAAGGTTATTTTTGATAATAGCTTGACTTGATTTGTGTTTTATGGTATAATGTCCATAATCTTAATGGAGGGATTTGATATGAAACGCAAATTGAGTTTTGTTTTGATCATTGGTTGCTGTTTGATTTTCTCCGCTTGTAGCAGTCAAACAGATGTTCAAGGAGAGAATCAGAATGAACCGATTCAAATTCCGGAGCAAAATTCAGCGCAACAGATCGAAGTTGTGCAGGAACAGGAGCAAAAATCGGAAATTGTGTCGATTGATACGGTTGCGCAAAGCAATTTTAACAATGATTATCTCTTTCTTGCGGAAAATGGCTGGATATATGGACGCGGAATTAATGGCGGTTATTCAAGTTTCGTGAAAATGAGGACTGATCTTTCCGATTTTACGACGTTGAATCATATCTATGCGTTGTATCCGCAGCTATCTGATAATTATTTGTATTTTGTTGGAGTTCAGCAAAATGATGAATGTGACATTTACAAAATGCGAACCAGCGGAGAAGATATAAGACGTATAGTAAAAAATGGTCATTCTGTTCAGGTGGTTGGTAATTATTTGTATTACGCAGATGAAATAGAACATCATTTTTATCGTTGTGATCTTGAAGGTACAAATCAAATCTCGATTATTGACAAAGCAGTATATTTTCCGTTTGTTTTTAACGATATGATTATCTATCAAGATGATGCAGACGGAGAAACAATTCATGTCTGTGATTTGGATGGTGGAAATGATCGCAGGATCACGTCGCTGCCTTCGTATTATCCTGTTTATGACGGCGAGTTTGTGTATTATGTTGCAGATAACACGATCCATAGGGTTTTGCTGGATGGAACTGATGATCAGGAAATCGCTTCATATGAAACGTCGCGTGGTATGCTGGCTCAAGGAGATTATCTATACTTCGTTTATTTTGATGACAGCAACAGATTGTATCGGATGAAAAAGGACGGTTCTGGAATCGAACTTGTGACGCAGGATACCAATGTCGGAGTCGTTCAGTTTTTCGGAACGGGACTGAAGTATTCGGTATTTTCCGATGGATATGAAAATGTTGTCGGAGAATATTTTTGTGAGTTGAATGGCGGCGAGAAGGTGGATTATTTCGCCATGCTGCAAGAATGAAATCAAAATAGGAGAACCGGAGGTTTCGTACCTCCGGTTTTCTCCATATTTGGGGAGGTGTTTTGATGTCTTTGGACAATGTTTTGAAAAACTTGGATGTATCCAAGGTAAAAGCGCCTTCCGGACTTACCTACGCACAGGAATTGGCGTTGGCGGCGAATGAGCTGCGAGATTGTATTCAAGCTAGAATACGACGCGAGAGTATGTGTGATGTGCTGTCTGTTGCGACGCTGGCAGACGTTGAGGTGGATGGAATGTCGCTAAAAGTACGGCTCAAGGTGCAGAATGCACTTCGACCGTCTATTTTTAAGAAATGGAATCAAAGCGACGCGAACGTGTTTTGGCTGCTCAATGACGGTTTTGTGGTCAACAAGCCGGTGTGGTTTCGGAACATTAAGAATTTCGGATACCGAGAGGCAGAACAGTTTGTTGAAAAAGGGATTGCTGATTTCAACCGGCAAAATCGTTGGGGAATCAAAATCGAAGTGAAAAGACCGCTGCTGTATTATGGCAGAATCGGCTAAATGTGAAATTGATACCTCGCCTGAAAGGGCGAGGTTTTGTCATATTTTGGAGGTGAAGAAAGAAAATGGCTGTTGACGGACAGATTATACTTGGCTTGGATATAGCGCAGACCAAGGCGCAAATTGAAAGTGATTTGACTGCTGTATTGGGAACGACGAAAGCAAAACAGTTGGTCATTAAAACTGCGATTGATAAGCAGGAAACGGAAAAAGAAGTTTCAAGTCTTGTGAAAGACCTGAATGAAAAGATGAAACGGGCGCAAATCGGGCTGGAAATCAACAGCAAGGATGTCACCACCGTTTTGAACCAGCAGAATAAGATCGCAACCAAGCAAGCGGATTTGAACCGCCAGATGAAAGAGTATCAGGAACTTGCTCAAAAAGCAGGGCTGACGCTCAAGCAAGTCAATTTGAATAAGTTCGATCAGGCAATCAAGACGGAAAACTTTGACGCGGCAAAAGAGAGCATCCGCGCTGTTAAAAAGGAACTGGAACAGTTTCAGGTTTCCGTCGATAAAATGTTTGGCGACACGAAGATTTATTTCGACGTGGATTCTGCCGTGCGGCAGTTTGAACAGCTCAAGACGAAATCAAAAGATGCTGCGGAGCTGATTGAACAACTTAAAAACGAGCAGAAAGAGTTTGACGATCCGAATGTAGGCGTTCAAGAAAAACTGCGTGTTTATGAGAACATGAAGCTGATTCTTGGCGAATTGGATTTGGAGTTCAAACGAATCAAGACTTCCGAGGACGCGATTGCAAAGGATAATACGCTCAATAAGCACATCGCGGACGCGCGAACAATGCTCAAGAATCTGGAAACAACTTATCAAAATCTTGGAAGCAGTGATTCGGCAACGAAACTGTCAGCGTCGATTCAGGCGCTTAAAGATGCGCTTGGCGGGATAAAGAAAGGCACAAGCGGCGTTGAGCTGGCGCAAGGCTGGGAAAGCGTCAGCAATGCCATTGACGCGGCAAAACGGGCTGTTTCCGAGTATAAGGCTGAACAGTCCGGACTTTCTAAGCAGAATCAAATTCTGAACTCGATGCGGGATAGGCTGAAAGAGATTTCTACCATTTCTATGCCAAAGTCGAGTTACACTGACGATTTGAGCGAACGAATTCAAGCGGCACGGAAAGAAGCGGATGAATTGATCCAGACACTTTCTACACTTGATTCGTCCGATGCGGACGGAGTTGCAAAATTAAACGAAAAGTTGGATGCGCTTCGGGAGAAGTTCAAAGGTTTGCAGAAAGAAGCAAAGCCTTATGAATCGACCGATGGCTGGGATAAACTTCAGCAGAAAATTGATCGCGCCAAGAAAAGCGTTGAGGAATACGCGGATAAATACAGTGCAATCAAGGGAAATCCAAAACTTGTCAAAGACCTTGAGGAATTGCGCAAGCAAGCGGATCGGTTGACAAATGAAACCGATCTCAAATATTTTAATAAGAAATTTGCTGAATTTGATAAAGAAGTCCAGCAAGCGGGTTTGCATACCAAGTCTCTTTCCGACCGATTCAAAGAGGCGTTTAAGAATTTCTCGTACTTCTTCAGCGCAAGCCGGATCATCTATGAGATCGTCAGAGATATTAAGCAGATGGTTACGAATGTTAAGGAACTTGACAGCGCAATGGTGGAGCTGCGGAAAGTTACCGAGGCGACGGACGCGGAGTTTAAGCAGTTCTTCGCGGACGCGAAAAATGACGCGGTTGAGCTTGGCGTTACGGTCAAGGATTTGATCAATGCAACGTCGCAGTTCTCGCGTTTGGGCTATTCTCTGCCGGAGGCGCAGGAACTTGGCAAGATCGCGGCGATGTATTTGAATGTCGGCGATGATGTGGAGAGTATTGATCAGGCATCCAAGAGCCTTGTTTCTACGCTCAAGGGCTTCAACATGACTGCGGATCAGTCTACGTCTATCGTTGATAAATTTAATGAAGTTGGCAACAATTTTGCAATCAGTTCCGGTGGCATCGGTGATGCTCTGCAACGAAGCGCGGCGGCATTGTACGCGGCAAACAACACAATTGACGAGTCGATTGCGCTGATTGTTGCGGCAAATAACGTTATCCAGAATCCCGATCAAGTGGGTAGACATTTGCCCGTGAATATAGTAATATATTCTTTGAAAAACAGCTATATCGGTTAAAAGCCTGAGAAGGTCAAGACCGAGGAAAGATTTTATGATGTATATTGACACTTTGGCGAGTTAGGAGATCGCCAAAGTATCGGAGGTGAACAACATCGCAAAGAAAACTGGCGTTTATGTGAAATGCGAATGCTGTGGTAAGGAAATTTACAAGACAATGTATAATTTCAAGAAACACAAGCATCATTATTGTTCCAATGAATGTCAATTGATCGTTCAGCACAATGCGGCATTTGAAATGCGAAAGTGTGAAATTTGCGGTAAAGAATTCTCCGTCAGCAAGAAATCAACGCAAAGATTTTGTAGTAATGAATGTCAACATAAATGGCAGAAGAAGCAAACAGGTGAAAACAACTCACATTATGATAGAGTTCAAGTTTGGTGTGATTATTGCGGAAAGCCATTATTGATTATTCCAGCAAATGAAACACGATTCAAACATCATTTCTGCGATGAAAATTGCAGAAAGAAATGGTATGCGTCAACATGGTCGCAAAATCCAAATTGGAAACTTGAATCTCGTAGACGAGCTGCAAAAATGCTTCCGAATTCCGCGTCAACAGGAACTTTACCACATCGTTTAGTAAATGAAATGTTGGATACGATGGGAATTGAATATCAAAATGAAAAGGTAATTGATTTCTATTCTGTTGATATTTATTTGCCAAATTACAATCTTATGATTGAAGTGATGGGAGATTTTTGGCATTGTAATCCGCAAAAATTTGATACAGTTTCGCATGACATTCAAAAGAAACGAGTTGGAAAAGATAAATCAAAGCATAGTTTTGTTCTGAAGAAGTATGGAATTGAGATTTTATATCTTTGGGAATCTGATATTTATAAGAATGCCGAATTATGCGAAAGATTGATTCAGGCATATATTGAACACAAAGGGAAACTTCACAATTACCATTCTTTTAATTGGACATTTGATAATTCAATTCTCAAGCTCAAGTCAGAATTGATTTATCCATATTGGCAAACTGCAAGTTAATGACCTAACCATTTGACTTGTGGCATATACATCATAAAAAATCCGTAGAGACTGTAATACTTTGTATGGTAACATACAGAGTTTCGCTGTTCCCCTACTCTTTTCAGAGGGTGAAGATACAGTCCGATCTTGCGCTATAATCTAAAAATGAAACGCAAGAGGAAGGTTGAAAGACCTTCCCGCCATAGAAATATGGTCAGTAGTCAGACATGGCGAAAGTAACAGAATGACAATGTGGAAAACAGTTGCGATGCGTATTCGCGGAGCAACGACAGAACTGGAACAAGCTGGACTTGAAACTGAAGGCATGGCGAAAAGCACCGCTTCCCTGCGCGATACGATCATGCAGATCACAAACATCGACGGCAAGGGCGGTTTTGACATCATGCTTGATGATAAAACGTTCAAGTCTACCTATGACATTATTCTTGGTATCGGTAAGGTCTGGAAGGACATTGCCGACGTGGATCAGGCGGCTCTTTTGGAGCTGCTTGCCGGTAAGCGGCAGGGCAACGCTCTGGCGGCGGCGCTGACAAACCTTGAGGATTTGCAGAAAGCACTTGAGACTTCTGCTGATTCCGCTGGCAGCGCACAGAGAGTGTACGAAGTTTGGCTGACGAGTCTTGAGGCAAAGATTAATCAGTTTAAGGCTGTATTTGAGGCGCTTTCCGATACGGTTTTCAATTCGGAACTTCTCAAGAACGCTGTTGATTTTGGAACGGAACTCCTGAAAATTTTGGATTCTTTGATTCAGAGCTTTGGTGGTTTGGGAAATATGCTGGTGAATATTGCTGCTATTGTGGCAATGTTCAATGTATCTCAGACCATTTCCCTTCTGACTAAACTGTTGAACAAGATCAATCTGTTCTCCAAAGCAGAAAAGACGATCAGAAATGTTGCGGCGGCAATTGATTTGGCAAAGAACGGAGCTGCCGAGGGCGGCACTACGCTTGGTCGATTCGCAAGCGCGTTGACTGGCGTGAGTCAGACTGCGGCGTTGGCAACAATTGGAATTGCCGCCGTTGTCGCGGCGATTACAATTGCGATTGCCGTATATAAAAAGCATCAGCAGGAGTTAGAGGAAACACGGCGTAAAACTCTGGAAACAGCGAACGCGGCGATTACTGAAGCAGACGCTTTCCAAGAGGCGTATATCAAGTATAAGCAGTATGCGAATCGCACCGATTTGACGGAGAGTGAAGAAGAAGAGTTTAAGGCGGCAATTGATGAAGTCAATAAAGCCTTAGAGGATAAGGCATATTGGCTTGGAGTAAACACGGATCGAACCAACGATTACGCGGATGCTTTGGATAGAGCCGCGCAGAAAGAGTTTGAAAAAGCGCTTACAACCGCTAAACAGGCACAACAAGCGGCGAAAGAGTTGTTAAATTCTGATTCTTACAGCTCTTGGAACGGGAGTCTGATTACGCTTGATCTTTCCGGTCGAACTGGCATTGAAAAATTCCAGAATGCTTTGGAAACGGTTCGCAAATACATGGGTGACTATCTGGATGAAGGCACTTATGGCTTGGAACTTGAACCGATCAATTGGGACAGCAATGCCGGAACATTGGATGCGATTGATTCTGTTGTTCAGTATTATCATAAGTTGATTGAGACACGGGATGCTTTGACTAATCTCGATCAAATGGATAATGACATTTACAATGGAATTGTAAAAATTATCGGTAGCATCGAAGATGATGTTAAGGCGTATGAAAAGGCAACATTTGATGTACTGAAAAATCAATATTATATTGACAATGGCATACCGAAAACTGTTGAGGAATTCAAGACATTCCGTCAGAATATCATTGATTCAATGGGTGAAGATTTTCAAGTTGATGTTTCTGATGACAGCAGTTTTGTAAATTGGATCGACAAACAGTTGCTTGATGACGACACTTATAAAAAGTTTGCATCTGAAATTGCTAACGAAAGTGCCGTTGCAGATCAGATTCGGCAGAATCGCAAGGATTTGGTCAATGAACTTACAAAGTTTGACGAATTCCAGAAAGCGGACTGGCATGGAGCACTTGGATTGCTTCAGCAGTATCGGGCATATGTGGACGATCTTTCCAGCGACGAGCTGACCGCTGCATTAGAGCAAATCAAAAACGGCGCGGTAAAGAGTTTTGGAGATTTGAAAACCGCGATGGAAGCGTTCAAAATTCCGACGCTGTTTTCTGGCAATGAACTTGGTAATCTGCGTGAGTTCTATGACGACATTCAAAGGCTCAACAAACAGGCGCAGATGCTTGGCGTAGAGCTGGATAAGACGGTTTACGGCAACATAGACACAAACAACCGTCAAATCTTGGAATGGACGGACGAGAATATTGAACGATTCCGCAAGGAAATTGAATCGTGGGATATGATTCCGGAGGAATTGGCTGGCAATATTTCGACTGTGTTAGGTTCGTTTGATGAATTTGATGGCGTTGAAATTGCTTATACGCCAATTCTAAATACAAACGACGGCGCGGAGCTGTTGAGTAAGGACACGGTATTCCGTTATTTTGAGGCGCTTGCGGAGAAAGCCGGAGAGGGCTGGACAAATGAAGATTTTCTGCGTCTTGACGCGGAAGGTCTTGAGATCGACGGGCGAAAGATCAGCAATTTGATCGCCGGTATCGGTGAGGAAGCGGAACGCGCAAGCTACGCGATGCACTTTACGGGCAATGTCGGCGCGATTGCGCTGGATATGCAGGAGCTTGAAAACGCGGCTGAAAATGCTGGTATTTCCGTTGAGGCGTTGATGTTCTATCTGGAACAGATGACGACGCGGTATGCCAACAGCGCGGAAGGTATTCGCAATACGCTTTCCGAGCTTTGGGGCAGCGACGATTTTAAGACGGCGCGGCAAGAGATCGAAAAACTGGCAAAGACCGCTGGCGGCGTGACCGTTGATGCGGTAAACAAACTTGCCGATTCGAGCGAAGAGCTGCGAAATATTCTCAATCAGGACGGTATGAGCGCCGAGTTTTTGGCAAAGGTGCTGACGCAGCTCGGCAAAGGCAATTATGACGCGCTGAATCTTGTTACCGAGGATGCTTTGCGGCTTGGCGACGCGCTGATGGGCTTGGAGGATCAGTTCGGCAACGTAACGGCGGCAAAAAGCAAGTTTGATGCCGCTATGAGTGCCGGTGAAAAGAACGATAACTTCAAGTCTTATGCAGAGGCGTTCAAAAAGCTCAACGACGAATTTGTTGCCGGAACGACCAACAGCAATGCGTTTTGGGCGGCGGCTGAATATCTGTTTGGTTCGGATCAACTGAATGAATGGGGATGGGCTGACGGCATTGACCAAATCTATGAGGCAATGCAGAAGAACGTCGCTATTTTCCAAGACGCGGAATCGTCCGGCGCTGGATTCCTTGAACAACTTTACAAGATCGCGGAGGGTGGCAAGGTTCTTGACAGCGAGGGCAATGTCCTTGCGGAGATTCAGAAGTTCTCTGACGGTTCGTATGATTTTAATATTGACGCTTCCAATCTGGATGCTCTTGCGGACAGAATGGGAATCACCAAAGAAGCGGTAATTGCCTGTGTTCAGGCGATTTCCATGTTTGGCGAGGTCAATTTGTTTGATGTGAACGAGGTTATTGACGCGCTGACCGGAGCTGCGCTTGCATTTGACACGCTGAACGGTACGGCTGTCAATCTTGATGGATTCATTGATCAATTGACGACGCTTGGTAAGACAGATAAAGAAATCTATGACATCCTCAAGGTTCTGCGAGAGGTTGACGGTATTTCGTTTGTCAGCGCAAGCGGCAACGTGGAAGAACTGACCAACAGCCTTATCAATTTGGGCTTGGCGGTTCAGGACGAGGATGCGTTCAAGATCAATACCACGGGGCTTTCTGTTTTGATGGAACAGCTTTCGTTCACAAAGGACGAGGCTGAAAATGTTATCAAAAAGCTCAGTGAAACGGATGATATTACGTTGACCAATGCAAATGGCGAGGTCGTTACGCTATCCGAGGCGCTTTCCAAGTTGAATGATCTCAACTTTACGGAAGTGCAGAACAGCGTTGACGGGATCGCGGATGCGCTTGGCGATGTGAATGAAACCGACACGGACGACGCGGAGGATTCGCTTTATGAAATCCGTGACGCGGCTGATCTTGCCAAGAAAGAGATTGAACAACTGCAAACTAAGATCAATTCTCTGACCGGCAAAGAAGTTACGATTACAGTTGATGTAAAGCGCAAGAGCAATGTCCTTTCCCTGCTTGGTTTTGCCAAAGGAACTGATGACGCGCCGGAAACGGATGCAGTTGTCGGTGAAAAGGGCGAGGAATTGATCGTCGGTAAAGACGGCGCGTATATTGCCGGACAAAACGGCGCAGAGATCGTTCATCTACACAAGGGCGACGCGGTTTATACTGCGGAGGAAACTGCAAAGATCAGACGAAATGGAAAAGTCTTTAGCGGCAGGATTCCGGCGTATTATGATGGCAGAGCGTCCGGAACGATTTCGACTGGCAGCGGTAATTACACTTCCCTGCTTCCGACGAGCGGAAGCGGTAAGTCCGGCAGCAGTTCGAGTTCGACAACGGCGAAGGCTGAGTCCGAGTTTGAGCGGCTTTACAAATATCATCAACATTTGCTTGCAATGGAGCAGGAATCGACCGAGGAATATTTGAATTGGCTGGTTGTTGCTTACAAAGAGGCATTTGACAAGGGCGAAATTGAGCTGGATGATTTCAGAAAGTATGAGGAAGAAGTCTTTAAGGGACTGAAAACCGTACTGGATGAAGTGATCGGCGACTTGGAACACGGACTGTTCTTGGGAGAAAAGAACAACAATATGTCTGTGGATCAGGTCGTGGCAACATATCGCAAGATGCAGGAAGAGGTTCATGACCTCGCAGAGCATTATCGTGAGCTTGGCATTGACGAAAACTCCGATTTGATCCAGACGCTTCAAAAGCAGTGGTGGGATTATCATGACGAGATTGTGAAAGCAATTACCGATGCTTATGAAAAGGTGCGTCAGGAGAACGAAAATGCCATTACGCTCAATGAAAATTGGCTGAACAACGCGATTTCCAAGGGCGATTATGATTCGATCCGAGAATACACGAACAATGTGATCAATCATTATCGCGCCATGCAAGAGGAAATCCACAAGCAAGCGGAATACTATCGTTCGCTTGGGTATTCCGATACATCCGACGAGGTTAGTAAACTCTCTGACCTTTGGTGGGATTATTACGACGCAATCAAGAAAGCATCCGCTGATGCTTGGGCGGCAGTGGTTAGCAACGCGAATGAGGCGCTTGATTCCATTCAGGGCGTTTACGATACGCTCAAGAACGCCGCAAAGGAGTACGCGGAGAATGGGTATTTGACGATTGACACGCTGCAAAAGATTTGTTCTTGGGGGCTTGAGTATCTTGACTTCCTGAAGGATGAAAACGGGCAGCTTGTCATCAATGAGGAATCCATTCAGCGTGTGATTGCCGCGCGA